ATCTTGAATAATTCTATTAATATTAAGAGTAATAACATTACAAGAACCAGTCATAACACCAGTAAGACCTGATGTAGGATTGAAAGTATTCTCTGCAAGTTCATTTCTCAACCTACAGCATGAAGCCAAGCTATCAGCACTGTCTGATATATAGGTAAAGAAACTATGACCTTCTGCATACATTTCAGCAGTAAAGTCCTTATAGTCCTTATCTATAATATCATTGGTCTTTGGGTCATACACCATAGCCATTGTCTCTACTGGGAAAGTAAGAATCTGTTTGGTTCTCAGTTTATTGAAGAACTTCATGAACAGCTTCTGAAGACAATCTATAGCTTCCCATTGAGGTTTAGTGCCATCAGGATAGCTGAACTCTCCAAACAGTGAATTGAAATATGTGTGGTCATAATAAGACACATTAGTAAATGGACTCTGATATGACCTATTACCAGCAGGCTGGTTTACACCATAAATAAACTGCTTGAATGCCTTATATATGGCATCTCTAATAGTTCTTTGCTCATTACAAGCAGGAGAAGTAGTTACCTCATCTAATCTATTATACCAATCTTCTCCAAATTCTTTCACAATATAATAATTCAGTGCAATAAAGTATTCACCTACTGCAACTGCTCCCTTACATTGAGAAGAGAGAAGAAATATAAGATTGGTAATTTGCCCACTGAATGACTGTAAATCATTAGGTGCTGAAGGTGTGATACCATCAATATTACCTACTCCCTCCATTATAAGAGGATATAGACTTACTGCCATACAGTATTGCTTCAATACAGGAGTGGTAGCCTCATCATGGGCATAAATGATATGATGATTCAAATCCTCCTCATACTTCTTAGCTACCTCAGGAAACATCTCATTCAGTTTATCCTTCATCCTCTGTCTTTGGATGACTCTGTTAGTGGTTTTATACACCTCTCCTTCAAGATTAGCCACATTCTTCATAGTTACATTTGCATTAGCATCTGTCTCTGATGAAGTAGCTGCATTATCATTGGACTGACTATACTTATTCATATAATCAATCCTCTCTCTAATGAATCTTGCTTCTTTATGCTTCTCTCTATATAGAATGAAAGATTTTGCTGCCTGAAAATATTTGTTGTCCATAAGGTATCTTTCAACCCTATTCTGTATCTCCTCCACTCCTACAGGATTAGGAAGATTGACTTCAATTGCCTTGATAAAAGACCTCATAAGTCTTGGTGGCAGAGTCTGTCCTACTGATTCAAATGCAGCAGCAACTGCATTGATAATCTTTTCTTCATCAAACTCTGCAAGGGTGCCATCTCTCTTGACTACTTTATGCTCATTCATTCTCCAGCCACTTGCTTATATTGTTGATTAAATACATGTTAATCTCTACTGGAACTTCATAGTTCCTGGTAAGGTAAGTATTAAGTTCTTCTGCTATACCTCTCCAGTTCCTGAGTTTATGCTCCCCAAGTTTAAGGTCAGTAATAGCCTGAGTCTGTGGAAATTCCCACACAAGAGGTTTTCTTGTCCTGTTACTTATGACAATAAACCTGTAATCTGCCAGTTTGAAGTCCTTGAAGTATTCATCTTTATCCATAGTCTGCCTGATAAGATACCAATACAGTTGGGCTTGAATCCAATATCCCCATTCCATGAAGGACTTGTAGAATCTCCATTCAGGTTTGAAAGAAGTCTTAAGGTCACAAGGATATACTATCTTCTTTTCATGGTCTACTATAATAAGGTCAGCCATACATCTGAGGTCTATGCCCTCATAACTTCCTCTAAACTTCAATTGATACAGTCTTTCAATAGTCTTGTTGAAAGGATTGTCTGCTTCAAAATACCACTTGGTGCTCTCAGACTTTCTCAATGTCTCTACACAGTCCAGAGCATCCTGATACAATTTCTGTGATACCACTGTCTTTCCATTAGCAAGTGTAAGTAAGTCATAATATTCCCCACCTACTTCCCTAATGACCTTCACTCTGGTATCATCTCTCCAGTTAGGTTGATAATTAACTGCTTCTATAGCAGTAATAAGTGGTCCATCTGGCAAGTCCTTCCAAGAGACTCTACCTCCCACAGCATTAAACAGTACAGTGACTACTTCCTTCTGTTTATCAGGCAGTTCAGGAAAATCTGCTATGAAAAACCTCTCATCAAATTCCTCCTTGGTTCCTGTAAGTAGAGTATCAACTACACTACCAAAAAGAAGTGAAGGACTTTCTGTCTTATCAAACAGATGGACAAGATTGTCAAACCCCTCTCTATTGAATCTTGAAAGAGTAGAATAAGACAATGCTGAATCAGCCCTATACTGGTCTTCTGTTACATTCCATGATATGTCTTTCAGTGATTTCATTATTATCCTTCCCAAAAATCTGTTTCAATTTCATCATCATCTTCAAGACCTAACAAAAGCAGATAGGAGTCTATCTCAGTCTTAAGAAGTCTCAGATTGTCTATCTGCTCCTCAAGGGACTCATCCTTCTTTTTAAGAAGTATCTGTATATCAGACTTGACTAAATCTCTAAGGGCTTCAAAATCCCTCTCCTTAATGAACTTATTTGCATAAGGAATGTCTTTCTCTGGTACACAGGAAAGCAACTGTTTGATTCTTTGGACTGGTGTACTCATCTTGAAAACTTCTTTATTTCTGCTATTATAAACTCCATATCTCTTTTGGTATGAACCTCTGCAAACACATAGTTATTCTCTGAATTATCTATATGATTGATAAGCATCTTCCTTTTGAGAGGGTATCTGTCAGTAATAAAACCTTTTACTTCCACTATAAAGAACCAGTTTTTATCTGGAACCTTTACAATAAAGTCAGGTGTATAGGTAATGGCTCTAATCTTGTCTTCCCTGTACTTTGTACCTTCATACCATCCCATAGGATAGAAACCTTCTTGAAGGACTATAGGGTCTGGTTCATATTCAAACCAGAGCCCTGAATCCTTCAACAGTTCATACATCTTTGCTTCAGCCTTACTTCTGAACTTTATATTGTCCCTAAGTACAGCTGTGGCATTGACTACTTTCTTATTCATTAGGCCACAGTTCCTTAATGAGAGGTCTCAGAATCTTAGTGGCAATCTTGATGTCATCAATGTTTCTGAATGCAGCAAAGTTTCTAAAGTTCTTGATTTTACCTTTAGGAACTTCACATACTCTTCCATTAGTCATGTCAATAGTGAAATACTTATCAACATCAGCATTGTTGATGTGGTCAGGATATTTCCTGTCTATCAGAACTGCAAGAGCTCTGAGCATAACTGAGAACCTTGCATAGTCAGGCATTGCAGTAAGGAACTCTTTTGCTGTATCCTTTTCATGAGGAGTACTCATGAGCCATGTACTTACAAGAGCAAATATTTCATCAATGGTAGGAACCATAGGTATTGCCTCCCTGTCAGGAAATTTATCTTCCCTGAGCATTCCCTTCATTACAAGTATTCTTGCCTGTGAGGAAGTAAGCTTGTTGCTCCTAAATATAAAGTTTTCCTTCACCCCCTCCTTCTTGAGAGTAACAGTGATACTGAGAGGTTCTCCAAGAGAAACCTTCTTTCCTTCTTTAGTTATAAATTTATTTCCCATAATTAAATAGAATGTTAAATCCAATGTATCTTCTTCTTACCTTTCTTTGCAAGAATTTCATTTATTGCATTGAAGATAAGAGGAAACTTTTCTCCAGTTCTTGCACTATATGCAGGGTGAGGTACCTCAAGAACAGTACTCTCCTTGTTGATATAAGGTCTGAATGTGCCTGCTTGTGAACCAAATAGAACAAACAGTATATCTGGATTGTACAGAGACAGATTCCTCAGAAGTTTTGATATGAAAGGTCTCCATATCATAACATGAGAACCTATCTTGTTCATCTCTACAGTAAGTGCAGAGTTAATCATAAGTATCCCCTGTTCTGCCCAGGATATTAATGAAGGGTCAAAGTTAAAATCTTTTTCTGAAATATGCAAATCTTCAAACAAAGAATTTTTGATAACCTTCAATGAAGGAGATAGTTGTTCAGGCAAAGTTTCTGACTTATTTGCAAACAGTATGCCAGTTGCAACACCCTTCTGAGGATATGGGTCTTGTCCAAGAAATACTACCTTGCAGTCATCAGGACTACAGTATGAGAATGCCTTGAAAATGTCATTCTTATCAGGACAAAAAGGTCTTCCAGATTTCATGACCTTAGACCAAGGAACAGCCATACTATCTGTTGATACTATGCCACTCCAAGTCATAGGCATTCTACTATATCCTGAATAATATCCTCTCTTGACAAGAACTTCTGCATATCTTCCTTGAAGGTCTGAGGACTACCTACTTTTGCAGGTCTTTTAATCCACTCTGAAAGGTCCTCAATGATAATCTTAGGAGTTGTAGGCTTACTAAACACTACACCTCTTATACTTGTAAAACTCCTTGATACAAGTGAAGGTATAACCTTGGAGATTATATTCTTCTTGAGCATATCATCCTTAAGAAGCACCTGAGGAGACACTCTCACATTAAGGGCAGAAATGGTTGTCTTCATTCTTACTGGTCTGTGAGGAACAGTTACAGGAGTCATACCTGTAACAGTAGCAGTATACAGGACAAGAGGTTTCATATGTTGGTCAAATATCATCCCATTTCCCCCATAATAAACCTCTCCTTTCCTTGTCACAATCTTAGAGAGTCTTTCATCACCCACTTGAACATCTCTGAAGAAATGTCTTATAATAGCATCAGAAGTGTTCTTTACGGCAGTATTCCCATAATATAGAGGCATAGCAATCTGCTTCCACTTTATCTCTGGCTGTACCAAGATGGTCTCAAGATAAGGAAGCATAGCCATAGGTACTTCAAATGAACCAGTATGATTCACATCTGTACATATGTATCCATTCAGTATATTATGCTCTTCAAGATAGGAGGAATATGCAATAAACACACCTGTATTTACATACATGGTATTGAAGGGATAAGTAGTGAGGTCATTGTAAATTGTTGTAACCATAATCAAGCCTCCGTAGTAAACATCATCAAAGAAGCATCATATGAGGTAAGGAATGGAAGACTCCTATCTATCATAGGCTTCTCATCACCTTCAAGGTCATTGGCACAGAAGTTCACAAAGAGATTAGTCATGATAGAGCCAATCATATTAGCCATGAAGGTTGTCTGCTTATAACTACAGAGTGTGGCATCAGCCTCATCATCTGAGAACAGCCAGTCTTTCTCATACCTCTTCATATTATAACTGTCATCACCCTGTATACACAGAACCTGAAACTCCTCTGCTGCAAGCCTTCCATCTATGAACAGGCAATGCTTTCTTAGTTCTTCAGGTATGCTCATCACATGGTGTTTCCATACACTATAGAATATCCTTCTGGCAGTCATATTGTCAAATCCACAAATCATGATGTCAGTAGCAGGGGAATCTGTTGTGAACCTTTCATTGATAGAGGTTATGGAACAATAATTACTGTAATTGTGCATCATGTCAGTCATGGCTTGAGCCTTAGTCTTGTTGATGTCAAGAACACTGTAGAACTGCCCTGACATATTTGCCAATTCTACAGTATCATCATCATAGAGTCTTATGTGATTAGGCTTCATTCTTGAGAGAAGGAAAGCCACATAAGAACCTATACCACCCAAACCTGCAAGAGTGATTGTCTTCTCCTGCACTTTATTATACCACACTGCCCCACTGAACCTTGAAGTGCTCATGTCAATGGTAATAGTCTCGGAGTTGGTAGAAATCCTATCATGAGCCTGCTCAGGAACAGTAGTTTCACTGCTTATACTTGGATACTCCGGATATGCAGCCTGCTCTTCTATCTCTTCAGAAGTATTCTCTGAAACAGCAGCCTCAGTATGCTCAACACTGACCTGGTCTACAAGACTATTAATTGCTTCAGCCAGTCTAAGTGATATGTCCTGTTGTACAGCCTGTTGTGTATTCTGTGTCATGCCATTATCTCCCCAAGTTTAGATTTGATAACATCAAGTATCTTGTTATCAGGTAATTGCTCACACATACTAAGTAATTTAGCTGCCACAGCCTGGGCTATCATATCACAATCCTCATCTTCAACTTCCTTCCAGCAAGTGTACCATGTAAGGAACTCTGTATAGAGGTCAAGCCAGTTCTCAAGGTCCTGAGGGTTAGGGAACCTTCTGAGGAAAGCCTTCTCCATCATAGATGAACACCACTTCTCTATATCAAACTTGTCACTATAACCAGTTGTGATAGAGCCAGTTACTAACTGTACAAGTAGTTTCTGAGCCAACTCTTGAGGGACTTCAATATTGACCCAACTCCCATCTGTTTCTGAAGGGAATATTCTGTCAGCAGGGAACAATGTTGGCTGTACTGGTGTTCTCTGTGAGGGGAACTCCTTAGTAAATGATACTTCCTCTTCTCTTTTAAAGGGTGCATCTTCCTTCTTGGTATAAGAAAGAAAGTTAGTTCTTCTTACAGTGGTCTTCTCTGCTTCTATCTCTTTGATTCTCTGAGCAACCTCATCCCTGATAGATGTATCTTCCTGTACATCTATCTCAAGAGGAAATGCCTCAAGATATTCATTGATAGTAGATTCCACTTCCTCAGATTTACTTTCTCCACCAAAGGTAGGATAGGTTATCTTAGAGGTCTGAAGACTCACCCTTCTGGTAATCTTGGCAGTATATACACCTGCATTATTCACTATAAGAGAGAGGAAATGAGGCATATCCATACCTTCCTCTATAAGAGTGTTTCTGTCTGTTCCACTGAAGAATGTTGCCATTTGGTTATGTGAGTGGATAAGTCCCGTATAGCAGTCAAGCAGGTCATTCATTGCCTGATAAGTAACAATATCAGCACTATGGTCAAACTCTGTATAGGTAGCAGAACCTATGTCAGATACATAAATATCCTTACAGGTAATAACCAAAGAATCATCCTCAAAAGAACCCTCCACTGTATAGAACAGTGTTCCAGACCACTCTTTGGTAGGGAAATGATAACACCACTCCCTTATCTTTCTCTGAACTGAATCAGGTATTATAAGTTTATACATAGAATGTCTGTCTATCAAGCTCAGACTCTTCTTCTCCTTCTTTTCTTCCATATCTTAAATTTACAACTTTACAGATAGCTGATACTATATCCTTTAAAACATTTTCTTCCAATAGGGTAGCTGGATGCTGTTCAGAGGAAAGACCATTATCTATGTGTAATCTAATTTCTCTTCCTTTGAATTTACATACAAGTTTACCCTCATAGTCCCTATAACTATTAATACTTTCAGCAGCCTCAATAGTATAGATTTTACCATCAACTACTATACACTCTCCAAGGATGCCCATGTTCTTCAAATACTGAAAATTACACAATCTCCTATATGGATTGTCTTCAAGATTGAACCATTCTATGAACTTATTACTAATCAAGATGGTAGCATCATAATAAGACATTCCAAGACAGTATGTTCCATTTGAGTATTCCATAGGAAGAGAGACATTCTTAAGTAGGTATCTTGTGAAATCTGGTATGATTCCAAGGTCTACATTCCTTGATTCATATGAAGGTCTTGCTACCTTTCCATAAAATCCTCTGACTACATAAGAGAACTTCTGTGTCACACCACAAGACTGGCTGGCACCTATATTCTCAAGTCTCCTATAAGGAACCCCTACAACTGACTCTACTTGAGTAAAGTCTTCAAGTTCACTACAGAATAACTGCCACATATCTTCATCAAACTCCCTGTTAAGACCTCCAATAGTAGCATTGATAGGTCCACTTCCAGTACAAGGTGTAAGAAAGTTTGAGAAGTCATGGGTATTTATTCCAGGAATATGGGAATGCATATATCCAGCCCTCATATGACTTAATGGATAAGTAGCTCTATTGAGATGGAACTTTCCTATAAGTTGTCCCTCTGTATCAATCTTCACTTTAGCATAAAGGTCCTGTATATCTACAGACCTGTTATACTCATTAGTGACTCTCACTTGAGGAAACCATACAAGTATAAATATACCACTTGAGAGTAATATAGCGTCTGTATTACCTTTCCCTAATGATTTACTTCTACAGAACTCCTCCTTAGTGCGGAATCCTTGCATATCCACTTTATCTTCTCCAAAATAATCACTGAATATTTCAAGGATTCTTCTTGGTTTCTCCATCAGGCTGTCATACAGATTTTCCCATTCTCTTTTCTGTTCATCTGTCATATTCATCCCTATAAAAAAGGGATAAGGGAGAGGAAATTCATCCTAACCCTTATCCCTCATTATTAGAAGTTAAACTGTTCAGCAAGTTCATCATAGGACTGCTCCCTTTCTACAGGAAGAGCAGGCTGACCATTGGCAACACCCCAGATGTTATCAGCATCATGCTGCATGAGAACTCCCTTAGATACCATCTCATCAAGAAGGTTTCTAAGATTAGACATCATTTCTTTTCCTGATGCTGGCATAGTGTAGGCATCTGCTTTAACTACTTTCTCCTTTGCTATAGGAGCAGGAGTATGTTTAGGAGTCTTCTTGACTGCCTTTTTCCCCTCATTCTCTATATAGGAGATAAGGATAGCAGTTGAACACTGAGTGAAGTTCTTTCCCTCATGTTCCTGAATCTTTCCCTGAAGACCAAGCTCCTTAACTCTTGTATAGGCTTCCTTCCTGCCCATAGCACCAGACCTGATTTTCTTCTGAGGTGCAGTGACCATGAACACAAGGTCATTAGTTACCTGACCCTTCCAAGGAATGTTAGAAGGAAGGATGGACTCATCAGATGTAAGGATGGTCTTTGAAGCAGCCTCCTTGAATACACAATCTGAATCATACCTTACCTGTCTCTCCCTCAGTTCATTCTTAAGCTCACCAAGGGTGGTAGCATTTGACTCAAACACAACTTTGCTTTGTGTGCTCTCTACAAGCACAGTAACTTTTCTACTCATTGTTTCTTTTTTTTTAGTTTACTAACTCATTTATGACCTCTCTCAGAACTTCTCTTCCATGATTTTTTACTAAGTCTGAAGGGTCCTTGCTCCCCCACTTCTCAGGTATTTCAATCTGAGTAACATTGAATCTCTCAGCAATCATCTTACCATACATCCTTCCATGATTCTCTTCACTTTGAAAGTCATTATCATAAAGTACATAAACCTTATTATATCTGTCTTTCAACTGTTGGACTACATGCTCCTTTGGTATATAACCTTCCCCCTGCAAGCTAAGAGCAGGAATACCTGTATTGGACCATATAGCAAGGGCATCTTTTCTTGATGAAGTGATAATCAGTTTATCACCTTTCTCTGGAATCTTAGTCCATAAATCCCATACAGAAGAGTCATGTTTAGACATCCACTTATACTCTTTTGAGTAAGGCTGGTAAATCTTGAATGAGACTATACCATCTTTCCTTTCTACATATACATAAGCATACTTCTCTGCTGGAATAGGATAAGAATGTCCATTCTTGGTAAAGATAATATGAGATATGGGATATATTTCTCCAAATTTAAGCCAAGGAAGTGATATTCCATAGGAATCCCAATAGGCAATATCATAGTCCTTCCATTCTCTGACTCTGACTTCAACTTTGCCTGCTGACTTCCTGTACACCTTTACCCCATGCTTTCTTATGAGGGCTGGAGCAGGCATATCTTCAAGGATTCTTTTATACACCCTGTCTTTGGAGACATTCCACATTTTGGCAAGAAGGTCATACAGACTTCCTCCTTCTCCACTTCCAAAATCTTTGAACCACAGACCATTAGTCTTGCTGTTTATGAACAATCCCAATGAAGGGTTATTGTCCTGTCTGAGTGGAGAATTGATTACTTCAGGAACACAAGTAATACCTAAATACTTGTGTGCAATATCAAAGTCTGAATATAGGTCATTGACCTTCTCAATAGAAGTGCTGTCTGAACCTCTTGCTACCATATGGATATATTATTTGTAGTTTGTTCTTTATTTGCTTCCCCAAGGATTGGCTGGAGCACCTGTGAAATCAGGCATGTCACCAGTGTCTGCTGTATTGCTCAGGTCAGTTGCACCTACCTGATAGACCTTGAGGTCACATACCTCAAACTCAGTTGTAGGATATGCTCCTGCATTCTTCCTCTCCTGAACATCCTTGTCAAGTCTTGAATAGTCAGTCACACTATTCTTGAGGAACATCTCAGTATATACAGCCTGGAACTGCTTGTTGTCATCAGTTGTCCTTATTCCAAAGAGGAGTTTAACCTTATTCTGAGGCTGATAAGTAAGGATTTCATTCAATTCTGAATAGTTACCCTTGAAATAGTTGGAAATCTCATCCAACCTTACTTCTGCCTCCTCTGGCTTGTCAATGAGAACCCACTGCTTATTGACATACTTCATTACATTAGGAATGTTGAGATATGCCCTTATGAAGTTAGTGAGCTGCTCCTCTCCCCAGAAGCATGGTCTATAGTCCTTGTCAAGGTTTGCAGGACCATTGGAATATACAGGAATCTCCTTCTTCTCAAACTGCTCCTTGGTTACCCATGCAGTCCTTCCATACTTGTCAATCACCTGAATTTTATCTCCAGCATTGTTGGTTCTATACTGGTTTCTGAGGAAGAATGACACTCTGGTAAGAGCATCAATAGGATTTCCCTGAGAGTCTTTGCACTTGGTACCATCTATCTTGAGGATAAAGTCAAGCCTTACCTGTGCTACTTTCTTCTTGTCCTCTCCAACCTCAGCCTCACCTACATATACTGGGTCATTCTCAAGAGTATTACCATAGAGTTCCTCCAGCTTCTTCTTGTCTGGATTCACTGCAAGTACAAATACTGGTGCTACACCAATATATCTCTTGACTTCTCCTCCCTCAGAGGATACTTTACCTTTTGCTACTGCAAAAAACAGTTTATTAGTTCTACTCATTTGTTTTGTTTGTTTTTAGTTGATTTACTGTTAAAGTTCTGGGTCTTTGAATGGGTCCTCATCTACAGATACTGATGTATGTGCAATCTCTGTATCAGCAGTTTCTTCCCCTTCTACCCTTGAGAAACCAGTTCTCAAAGGAGCCTCCTCTGTATCATCAACAGTTTCTACAGAAACCCCTGACATATTCTCAGTCTGTGAGGTTATCTCATCAGCCTCTCCTGAAAGAATCTGTTCAGAAGAATAACCATGTTTGGTTATGATAGGAGCCTCCCAAAGGTCAATCTCATTCTGAAGAGCATTGATTTCATTGTCAAGGGCATCCCTCTTGGCAATAAGTTTAGCCATTTTAGCTCTCTTAGGCTTAATAATCTGTGCTGTCCTCTTGACAGCAGCAAGTTCATACCTACTTAATTCCATTTGTATTTATTTTTAGTTGTTACTTCCAAAGTAATACTCCTTCATGGCATCCACAACATACCCAAGGTCATTAGGTATATACAATGGAAACATTCCCACAGGAGATTTTGCTGGATACTGTCCATCATCATTGGTTACAAACTCTCTGATGGACTTCTTTTCTTTCTCATCATATGAGGCTTTTCCATAAAGGACTACCTCAAACTTACCCTCAGGAGTGATATACTGGTCAACCATGTTTCCAGTACTCTTATATCTGTAAGACAGACTGTCTCCATTCTTATCCTTGTACTCCTCATAATGAGCAAGACAAATCATGTTCTTATCTTCAGGAATCTTGTTGATTGCATCAAAGATAAGTCCCATGCCATAGCCAATTTGCTTTGGGGTATCCCATCCTCCCTTGAGAGCATTCTTCATATAGAAGTCCTGAGATATGTAGTTCATATCATCAAGAACTATGTTCTCATAAGGGGAATCAGCAAGCAGTTCAATTACTGCTGCAATGGTCTTTGCATCATTAGAGATAAGTCTGTTCCCAGATGCTATCTCAGCAGGGAAAGTCTTGTCTGTTGGCTGACTCTTAACCTTGGCAATCTTATACTGAGAAGCAGCACCTCTAAAAGGAAGAGGCTTATTTACACAGCTAATCAGATAAGTCTTGGCTGGGTCAAGCCCTTTAAGTCCCAATTCAGGAATAGCACCAATTGAGGTACTCTTCCCAAATCCACTTTTTGCAAGCACTAATGCTTTCATCTACACTTATTTCTTAAAAATTTTCCTCAAATACATAAAGAAAGACTTAGCCTTTCTTCTCATCTTCTGTTTGTTAAGATTATCTATGTAGCCATAGACACTCTCAAGTCCAGCACTGTCTGTTGGTAGAGGAAGTTCATTGAATGTACTTACTGCACCATTGAAGAACAATGGACATATGTTTCCTGCTGAACCATAATCCCTATCTTCAATAACTTCCATAAACCTTATATAGTTCCTAAACTTCCTGATGTCATATCCTTCAAAATCAGGTATTCCATACTTGAATGGTGAGTACAGACCAATCACAAGATTTGCATCTCTGGTGGTAGTCTTACAGTCAGCCAATCCATCTGATGATGGCTTAAGCCTGTTCAGTTTTTGGTTCTCAATGCCTTCTTGGGCTTGAGCCTGATGCTGAATAAGCACAAATATGAACTGCATCTGATTTCTTAAAGTAATACCATACTTTGAAAGTTTGTCAATGGATTCCCTCTTGTCCAGACCCTTTTCCAAAGATATGTTAGAAGCATTGTCTACTATGACAATCTTGTACTCTTCTGGGTCATCGGGAGTATAAGGTTCAGTAGGGTCAAGTATCCTTACTTCCTCTTCCTCACCAGTCAGTTTGTTCTTGTTCTTGACTGTCTTATAATTGTAATGACCGTGCTCTTCTGCATAAGCTCTGCACTTTTTGTTTATTCCAGTAGGATTTCTGTCAGTATCTATATATTCCACCATTTCTTCAAACTTCTTTATATAGGCTTGATACCTTTCACTTTTAAGAAGTTCAAAGATATGTGGGTCAACTGGCTTGTCCTTATCAGTGCTCTTGAGTTCTGTAGGAGATATGACTATACCATCAAGTCTGAACAGAAGATGACATAAGAACTCATTATACTTCTCTTTAGGACTCATCTCAAGAGTAAAGTAGAGAATCTTTGCCTTGAACTCTGGATGTTCCATAGCAAAGAATATGATAGAATAGACCAATAGGTAATCACATAGTTTTGACTTACCAACCTTCTGATTGGCAGTAACCACTATGTACTTCCCCTGTTCAAATCCAGGAAGTAACTGTTTGAATCTTGGAAATGGCAGTGGAATACAGTTCCACAGTCCATTCATCACTCTATCTCTTCTCCTTTGAAGGTCCTGCAACACTTCTGAAAACTTCATATCAATTTAAGTTAGATGTCCAATCATTTCTGACAGGGTCAAGGTCTTCTGCATTCTCAATGAATGTTGCTAAGTCAGAGACTTGCTGCACTATCAGTTTACCTTCCTCATCAGATTTTCTTTCATCCTTCAGAATGAAGTACTTAAGTACCCTCATATAGGAATAATTTCCATTAAAGGAGCTCACATAGTCTTGTGTTGCCTTCAGGATTTGTTTATCAGTGTATTTGTTTCCATAGAGTTTGAAGAACTTCTGCAACCTCTCTCTTATCTCCTTCCTGTTACCCCTCCAATATGAAGTGGTTCCTTCCTTCTTTCCTTTTGGAAATACCTCCATAAGTTGAGAAGCAAGAGTGTCCAGCTTATCCTCTTCAGGGACATCTGGGTCTTTAGAAAGAAGAGCTGCCTGAACTTTACTGAGAAAGGTCTCATTTATTTCAAAGCCTTGCTCAAAGATTCCTTCAGCCCTTCTTATGTATCCCTTCTTGATAAGTCTTTCAAACAGTTCAGAGATGTTGTCACAAGCAGTTATAAGAAGTACAGCAAGAGCCTCTTCTTCCTTGATTCCTCTATCCCTTAGTGCTTTTGTACTAATTACATATTTCATTCCTCCACTATATATTCTTCATCTATGCCTTCAAGTGCTTTCTGGAGATACTCTTCATCTCTTGTCCCTCTATAATAAAGGATATACTGAACTGGGTCAGTAGCTCTAAGGCTACGCCCAAACTTCTGTATAAATCCTCTCTCCTCTCCATCAAGCTGCACAATGATACCTGCCTGTATATTGGTCAAGTTCTGACCTTCCTGAAGCATTCCTACTGCAAAGATTGAGTTGGTCTTTCCTGAGTTGAATGTAGAGATAATCTCCCTTACACCCTTCTTCTTTGAGTGAATACAGTTTTCTCCTCCAAGGAACTCAGCCTGTGTAATAGAAGAACAGAAACAGATAAACCTCTTACCTTCCTCATTGAGTTTGACACAAAGTTCTTCTGCTTCTTTTGTCTTGAGTTCACCAAGGAATCTCTTTCTCTTGGTTCCCCATTGAAGCCACATATTCTTAAGCCTTATGTTGCCCTGATTCCTGAAGTATTGCCTTTTCCAGTAATCGAACTGCTCATTTATATACTCATACTTTTCTTTCTGAGTACATGAAAACCTAAGAACATATCCCAAGTATGCCTTTCTGTTCCTCAGATACTTCCACCTGTTGCTCCAAAGGTCTTTTATAACTCCCTTATCTCCAGACTTGGCAGTTCTTAAGTCCATTTCAATAGTCTCAGTTCTGTCAAATCTTTTGAGTTCAAGAGGAATACAGACTATCTTTGGCTCAGGAAGAAAGCCTTTATCAATGGCATCCTGCAAAGTTATCTTGCTCACTTTGAATCTTCCAAAACATCTGGTGAGAGCCTCAAGAACATCTTCCTTGAGAGTTGCAGATAGGGCAAGCACTCTTGGTGAGTTAAGACTTTGCAGAATGTCCTTCCTTATATCAGACTGAAGGTGATGAGCCTCATCAAACACAATGAGGTCCCATTTTGTACCTCTCCAGTTCTTGAGAGAAGCATAACAGATAATCTGAACATGAGGCATTATCCAGTCATATACCAGAGGGTTAAGTCCTTTTCTGAACTCTTCTCTCCAGTTATTCTTATGAGCATCTTCTGCTACTACAATGAGGGCCCTGAACTCTTCTCCATACTGGTCAAACAAATCCATTACAGCATTTACTGCTACTCTGGACTTGCCTACTCCAGTAGCCCATTGTAAAGCCAGATTACCCCTTTCATTGAGGTAATCTGACATTTCATTTTGCAATCTGCATTTCTGTTCAACTAATTCTTGTGTCATACAGTTCAAAGTTTGAGTCAGGATTATCTGAGGTATAGATGTTCTGTAGAACAAGAAACTCTTTAAGAACTCCTGATATACTATTTATAAAGAAAGAGCAGTCTCCTTTGGGGAAACATACACCAGCTTCAGAATAGTCTACATCAGTATGAGTAACTACAAGATTCATCTTGAGGTTATACCTCTTCTGCATGTTGTCAAGACAGTGCCTTTGTACAGCATATTTGTAAGGTTCTGGGTAATACCTTGCAGTAAGGAACTCTCCCTGATGTTCATTGAAGACATTAGTCTCCAACTTGTCAGCAGGTACTTCCTTCTCTCTTCCCTCAAACCACTGTCTCTCAAGTGGTCCCATCTCTCCATGCCTTGTGAGATAAGTCCTTGTTACAAGGTATATTTCAGCATCTTTAAGATATTCTTTAGGGATACCATTGAGCCCTACCTTAGTTGAAGTTACATAAGGATAGAATCCATATTCAGAATCTAACAGAAGTCCTTGAGTTCCCTCTAAGATAAGAACATCAAAATCCTCCATAATGTACTTGAAGAAGTCCTCATATAGATTCAGCCCTGCCTTTGTCCAGTCTTTGACAACCTTTTGGTCAGCAGTTATTCCTTCTTCAGCATAGAATTTTCTTATATACTCTAACTTATATTCAATAAAAGACTTTGAAGAAAAGTCTGCTGCCTCTGCACATCTATCTCTTAGACGGGTTTTCTGTCTCAAGATAGCAGACATTACTCCCTTTCCACAAGTTCTGTTAGGGTGGTACTTAGCCCACTCAAGTTGGTCTGCTACATCATAAGGGGTTATCAGGGGAATCTTTCCACCTATATAGATGGGAGGTACTTCCACTCCCTTCTCCTCTAATGATTTCTTCTCATTCCATATACATAGAGGGTCAATAAGACCTCCTATATACATTGTAGGAACTCCAAGAAGAACACCAGAGCCATAGGAAGAACATACATGTGTAATACCATTATGTCTTACAGTATGTCCTGCCTGAGGACCTCCTGAAAAACGCACTACACAAGGTCTTTTACCTTCTTCCAAGGCTTTCTTGCAGAGCCACTGAACTGTGTTACCCTTACCTTCATCTCCAAAGAGAAGTCCCAATACAATCTTTATTTCCATAGTTTTAATTCATTATGAAATTCATTAAAAGAGCACCCTCTAAAGAAGGTGCTCATTATGTTCTGTTACAGCTGCTTCTCCAGAAGACTTCTGTCTGTTGTAGGATTCAAGAATCATTCCTGAGATTATCTTAGGTATGTCATTACCCTCTCTACTCTCAGTAACAGTGTGATGGTCTCCAAGAAGGCCATTCCACCGCTTCTGAATGTTCTTGTCACTCCCATTATAGTCATTGAGAGTAATATGATATACATCCCAACACAACTGGACATTACTGAGAAGACCAGAGGTGGTTACAGATTGTAACTTTTTTCCAAAGAGTCTTTCAATCTCTTCAGAAGAGATACTCTTATGTACTGCATCATCTCCTATTGAGATAAGAACTCCTTTCTTCCCTCTTATGTTTATCCAGTCACAGTCAGTATGATAGTCTGCAAACTGCCATGCTAACTGATAGGACTCACCACCATTTCCTCCTCCACGACCTTCAAGCCATACAGTTTTGAGCCATTTGTCAAGAAGTTCATCAGAAGATTCAAACTGACCTACCTGAATAGGAGCATTATCAGTGTACTGGTCTCCTATTGCAACAAAGCATACCTGAGGGTCTTTTACTCCAGACTCAAGTATCTTCTTCATTATGTCTGGGAGTCCAGTTCTGATAAGTTTATCTGGGACATGTCCCATACTTCCAGTAACATCAAGGGCTATTATAATAGGGAAAGCATCAGGATGCTCCTCAGAGAACCTGCACTCTCTTACTTTTCCTTTGATGTTCATATCTTCATGCATCTTGTTCTGCCTGAAGACTTCCTCTCTGCTTACAGAAGGTTTGTACTGCTGAGAGTTGATATACATCCTCTCAGCATATCCATATGAACCACCACCCATGACTTACTCCTCTGCTGGTCCTGTAGGCAAATCCTCACCCCCTTTCTTAGGGTCATAACCATAACCTGTGTATCCCATAACCTATTCCTCCTTATTGTTTACAGTTGATTTATAGTCTGGCAGATACTTGAGCACTGCTGACATATTGTCATATTCTCCAAAGAGATATTCATACCTCTGTACTGCTATCTCAAGTTTGATGAGGGTATCCCTCTTGTTGAGACCTATCTTGAGGTCTTGCTCAAGGAAGTCATCTGCCTTGAAGTCTGAAGGTACTACACTGAGTGAAGTAATGTTTGATGGGGCAAGATTAATGAGAATATCTTCCCTGTCCCTGTCACACTGCCTTGCACTTCTACAAAGGTCTTCAATCTTCCTCCTGTATGAAAGTTCTACATCTTCTGTTATGGCAGCAGCCTTTGTTTCCTTGATGCCCTTGAAACTTTGAGTAAGAGCACTCTTAAATGTTCCTTTGTTATCCATGTTTTTTTTTAGATTTCTTTCTGTAAAAACCTTACTACACTATAAACCCAATTCTTCTTCCCCTTCAGGAGTTGCCATCCATCATAAGCATCTTTAGTTCCTATAGATATTGCTGCAAAAGTCCCGAGCATACATACAAGAAATATTAGGATGTTAAGACCAGGAATGAGCAGAAAAAAGATTACCAACAGCATCTTCCAAACAGGAAATCTGACTGGTATGTAGTCTTTGCTCTTATAACTGTACTCCGTAAGGTTTCTTGTGCTTACATACAGTATAAGAGCAAAAACTATAGATATAAATACCCACCACATACTACTTGGTTATATCTTTGAATAGAGTAGGAACTGTACCATATACAGGCAGAACACCATTCCACTTTTCTATCCACATCTGTTCAAGCACCTGAGGTGTAAGAGCCTGTGTCTTAAGCAAGTTAGCCTCTTTCTCTGCTCTTGCAGCAACAAGCATCTTCTCTGCCTCTGCCTTTACAAGTTCAAGTTCATTCTGTGCCTTCTGGCTCTTCTGTACAGCCTCATTCTTTGCTGTAATAGAGGCTTCAAGTGAAGCAGGATACTTAAGACCTGAAGTCATTTCTCCAAGTTCAAAGTTCTCCTTAAACAGTACTTCCCTGAGATAATCTTCTGTAGTCTTTTCAAACTCTTCCCTCTTGGATACCAGCTCATCTGTAGTATAATTGCTGAGTTTAATCCTATATGCATTCTTCACATGTGTAAATAGTACTTCCTTAATAACCTCGTCCATAGGTCTCCTATATTTTACAAATACCTTAGAAGAAGTACTTGGAATCATGTTAAGGTTGATAGTAGGGTCAATAGTGAACTGAGAACCATCCTTTGCATTGATAGTAAATGCTGGGTAATCAACTGTCTGAATGAAAGTAGGATACTCATAGACTGCTGTAGTGATAGGGTTATACCATACCATACCAGTCACAAGAGTAACATCATCTACTCCCTTTCTATCTCCATAGAGATTGACCTTGATACCTTCATATCCTGCATTGATTCTTGTACAGGACATTGCCATCATGGTTATTGCTGCAATAACCATAATAAATTTGAAAAATTTACTCATTTGTTTTAGTTTTTATAAAGTTTGTGAAACATTTTGTGTTTATACTAATCAAAACTAATCCAACTATTGCCAGTATTGAGGCAAGATTAATGATAGTAGATGAAGCACTTAAGCCTGAAAGAAGCACTTCAAAAACAGGAAATACTATTATAGACCATAGTGCAAATAAAATTACTTTCTTTGTTCTTATTTTCATTAATCTTCAAGGATTGAATAAGTATAACTTGTGCCTCTTCTATCATCACATATCCTCTGAAGATGAACCTCAAGTCTCTGTTTCTTGGTCATGAGTTTCCAAGGACCTTTGAACCAGTAAGGCTGTTCAGAGGATGTCATATAGTCATAGGCATCCTGTGTGAGTTTAATACTCTGCTGACAAGATACTTTCTCAAACTCAGGAATGTCCATATGACCTTTCCTAATTGGCTTGAATGCATCTTTACCATGATATTTTGGGTCCAAATCCTTTTTGGTTATGGACCAATTGACCCTCTTTTTCCCAATGAGTCTTAGGGTTCCTCCCTCTATACCTTGTATAGAGAGAAGAATTTTTGGCTGATTACTCATTAACTATCTAAAGTTTTAACTCTTATGTGCTTGCTTGTCTTAATTACTCTTGCAGACTTTCCTTTCTGAAGGTCATCATACATAAGTTTGGCTATATTGTCAAGATTCATATGAATCTGTTCATATACATCCATCTTATGCTCATGTCCATTCTCTCTTGGAGGCCATGAAGAAAGTATCACTTCATACTGGCATCTTGACCAGAACTGATACTTTGATTCAGAATCAATGAACTCCTTCAGCCTTTCCAAAGTGAGGTCTTTCAATGCTATCTGCTTCCTCTTTCTCTTCTCTTCAAGTTTTCTGTACAGATAGGGCATTATATCATAATGCTCTACTCTGTCAGTACTGAAGTTCCAAGTTATAACTTTATACTCTATCATAATATAAGATTTTAATGATTTACAAATAAAAAGGACACCTCATTCTGAAGTGTCCTTTAAGTAGATTAGCATTACCCAGAACATACCACGTGGAGGTTCTACTTTTATGTTCCTGGGGAAGGTTTGATTTGAACAAACAATCTTTAGCTTATGAAACTAATGCATTAACCTGAAGTAACTCTCAATAACACTATCTCTTCAGAAGTAAAAGCTCAAGAGTTTTTTATTATGCTACTTCCCCATTTATTAGTGGAGGTGCAGGGCTCTGCCCCCTGGTCTTTCCTACCTTCAATAATACCTTTATTTATATGCTTAGGATGACAGATTATTACTATAGATGGAAATCTGTCCCATTAAACCGCCCCTTGACTCCTTCTTCCTCTGCTAATTACAAGGCCATGCAGTCATATTTGGGTATCCACCCATCTTCCACCAAGTACTTGATTAAGGCTCAAATACTAAAGCCTTTTGTTAGGCAGCAACAGCATAAGCTGAAATTGCTGGTGCCTGCATAGCAGATTTAATATAATCTACAAGGCTTCTAACTGATTTTCTAACTTTGTTAGCATTTAATTGTTTTGGGCTCTTTTATAGTAGACTGCCCATCTACTGCATAAGGTACTACCAAATAGTCTGAAATCAAGTCTAATTCACCCCCATTTTAATTAAAACACAAGAACTGGACAGGTTGATTCAGAACCATTTGAAGGGTCCTGTATCTTCATTCCTCCAATATACTTGAGTCTATGATATCCATTTGTATGTTTCAACTCAGTCATAAGGACATCTGCATCTTCAGGAAACTTCTTAAGCTCCTCAATAAGTTCTTTTACTAACATATTTAAATCTTACTTTGAGTTAAAATAGCTAATTTTACAGCATATTGTAGTGCTTCTTTAAAACTTTTACATGCTCCACCAACAAGCATATGGTTTGTTTTGTGATATATTGTAAATGGAAACTCAACTTCATCAACAGGACAATCTTCTTGGGGTTCTATGGAGATTATAACGTCTCTATCCAAAAGCATATCCAAAGCTTCTGCATATGTAGGAATTTGAAATCTATCACAAGATTCCCACATAGGATTATCCTCATCTACTGTAAAGAAGGAAGATTTTCCATCATAGCCTCCTATACCATATTTATATAGAGGAAACCCAGCATCCAGCATTTTTCTGGCTAAATCTTCTGGGATATAGCTATTATAAATTGATTCCATACTTACTCCTCTGAATTAAGTGGCCTACTACTTATATCAATCAATTCATTAGTAAATAATTTAGACAATACTAACTCATATACTTTTCTACATTCTTCTTTAGGTATATACTGTGAAGAATAGGTTATACCTTTAATATCTGAAAATACTATACTAGAACCTTCCTGTATATTAAGCATCTCTATAGAAGATATGTTATCCAGATTGAGAGTAGTACCTTCATTAATTCTTATCTAAGCCATAATCTTATTCCTCTACTGATTCAACTTTAATTCTTCAATTAAATCTTTATACCTATTGTATGTTTCAGTAATGACCTTTTCTCCAATAGGATTTTCTCTTTTAGAATCTCTTTCAATACACTCTTCTAATGAAACATCGAAGAAGTCCTTAAATTCAAGAGTATACTGTTTTTCGGAAAAAGCAATAGAACAATCATGATTAAAATCGTGAATCCGGGATTGAATATACTTCCAATGCTTTGGATTAAGATTCATATTGTCTATGACAATATCATATCCAAAAAGCATTGCATTATCAATAGCGTCTTTCATTATTCTATGAATAAGTTCTTCCCGTTCAGGCACCCAATAAGGTCCCATCATCCTACGGAAATCATCATTATCCCAACGGACTCTGTGTGTTGGGTCTTCTTCAACCCATTTCTTGGCCCAAGTACTCTTTCCTGAGCCTTGGATTCCGCGTGTTAAAATTATTTTTGGCATAATTTATTCCTCCATCATTAGTTATTTTATTTATATTATTATTTAAGCAGTAACAACTTTACCACCTACTTGCAAAAGAAGTTTCTCCCGCTCTATCCATTTCTTCTTGATACCTTCCACTATAAAATTCCTCTCTTTCCTTTTCAGCTGCCCTTTCTTCTTCAAGAGTGTTTTGATGTTCTATAACAAGTTCACCCCTGAAATTCCGAACAATGTGATTAGAATATACCTTCATGTTTTTCGGGTACTTTGCTAATGCAGAAATTAGCTCTTCTACTGTTGTTATCATATTATTATAGTATTAAAGTTTCTATTAAAAACTTCCCTGCTTGGACTCGAACCAAGGACCCTGAGATTACAAATCTGAAGTAACTGTAAATATCACCACAATTAGGGAACATTCTTCACAGTTCTATACATGCTCTACCAATTGAGCTACAGGGAAGTTTATATTGAAGACACTATGTAACAATCTTTAGAGTTTTGTTAAAAGTTATTTGCAATAATTTGGTTCACAAATGAAGTAACTCTAAATATCAACAATAGTGTCTATATTTCAAAAAAGCATTACAAGAATAATTGATAGAGTGTTTATAGCCAGATGCTGGACTCGAACCAACAAATTTAAGAACCACAATCTTATGATATAACCATTTATCTAATCTGAAGTAACTCTACCCCGCACTATGTAATGCTTTATGTTGTCTTATAAAATGGTCTTGTCTCCTTCCATATATGCAGTATACTGAAGTATCTGCAAATCTGTGAGGTTTTCAAACCACTCTTCAAAGTATTTGAGGAATTTAGGAGCATTATTATATCTCCACTCATTCCAAAGATATTCCTTTAACTTTTCCATCTGTTCTTTCTTTAGTACTCACAAAGGGACTTGAACCCCCAACCTTGACTGTATAAGAGTCCTGCTCTGACCAATTGAGCTATGTGAGTGTAATGAACAAGTTTACTTTACAGTAGACTTGTTCTGAAATTGTACCCCCAGAAGGAATTTATTTAGTACAGGGAGTGAGACTCGAACTCACATTGTTCCGTTCAGAACCCAGTTTAGAAGACTGGTGCATAATCCATTCTGCCATCCCTGCATATAGAGGCAGACTTGCTGCCTCTTTCACTATATCTCTATAGTGGTATCAAACTCACCCCAGTCTTCTCCTTCACTAACCTCTTCAATCTCATCATCAATCTTGCTCCAGAAATCTCCACCTTCAGGAGTACCACTCCAGGTGAAGGCACTCCAAATAGTGCTGTGTGACTCCCCACCAAGAAGATAGGCAAGTATCATATCTGGGGGGGTATCAATTGCTATACAGTTATCTATAAACTGAGATAGCCAAGGCTGCTTCAATATCCACTCAGATGCTTTTGGATTGACATCTATTTCCATAGTATACCCTCCTATTTGCCTCTAAGAACCTGCTTGATTCCTTCAGCCATTATAGTTTGCATACTCTGGTAGAACTCCTTCTCAGGAGTCATGCTCATATCCTTCTTTCTTGAGAGATTTACCTGCCTGTCATAAGCCTTGACAGCACCCTTGAGAATATCATCAGTTACAAGGTTGGTCTCTGCAAAGATAAGTTTGCTCTTGATAGATTCAACTATCTCTGCCATGAATGCAGGTGCTATCTCCATCTCCTCTATGAGGTCAAGGGACTCTTTAAGTTCACCAATCTCATATCCATCTTTGAAGGACTCTTTGATGAACCTCAATGCTGTCTCCTTATCAAGACAGTCCATAGTAACTACTGAACCAATTCTCTTTCCTCTGAGGAATGTAGGTTCAATAAGTTCTATGTGATTGGTAGTGAACAAAGTAATGACATTCATATCTTTGGTATCACCACCATCAAGAGTGTTCAGAATATCCTGAAGAGATGCATCCCTCTCCCCTCTTGTAACCTGGTCAATGTCTTCTACAAAGACTATCACTCCATTGCATGACCTGTCTATGATTTTCACCATCCTCAAGGTCTCTGCAAGAAGAGAAGGATTCTTAAGATAGATGAAAGTCCAGTTGTTCTTGGTAGCCTCTCTTGCAAGTTTGAATGCAAGAAGGGTCTTTCCAGTACCATATTTCCCTTCAAACAGACATCCATACTTAAGGGGGATGCCTGCCTTGAGGCATTTCTCAGGATACAGGATTCTTGACCTCAAAGGCTGAAGGTCAGACTCTGTCTGTTTTGACAAGACCATCAACTGACCATCTATATGGCTAAGGCTGAGCCTCTTAGGCTCTTTGCCTTTCTCTATTATCTCAAGAGCCTGATTCTTGTAGATAGAGTTTGTAGCAATAAGCTCCCTTGTCCTGTCCACAATATCATCAATCATGGACTGATACTTGGATTTGCATACTCCTGTTATAACCAGCTCTGACGCACTATTAGAGTAGTTCAACTCTATATAGGAATCTTCACCAAGTTCAGGCAATGAAATCTTACCAAAAGGTACTTTTGTTCTTGAGCCATCAGCAAGGATAACATCAAGAGTATTGATATTACCAGAGCCTGAAGGACCTGAATCTCTTTCAGCCTTTACTGAGCCAAATATCTCTTCAACAGCCTTGTTAAACTGGAATGCACCATCAGTCTTCCAACATTTGATGTTGTAATTGAGAGACACATCCTGTTCAGACATTTCTATCTCATTTTTGATGAATGCAAGAACTTCTGCGTACTTCATGTCTGACTTACAGGCTGTGATGATACGCTCTTTCTGTTGCTGTTCAAAGAAGTTTACTTTCTTCTTAAGCACATCCTTTGTGCTCTGGATAATTGTTTGTTCCATTGTTTTTTTTCTTAATAAACACTTGCCAATATGCTCTTGGCCTTTTCTATAGTTGTTGTCAAGCATCCAAACTCTATAATTTCACCACTTTTCCTTATGACCAGATTCTTTTGAGGTATGTCATATCTGTCCATGTCACCATAGACAGCCTCCTTAAGAAGGTCATAAGGAACAGCAGTGTTCTTACAGAATAGGATTCTTTTCTCAGGAACATAGATTACATCATATCCCTGAATGTTTCCTACTGTCTGTCTCATTCATTAAAAGTATTCTCAATACCTTCATATGCTGCTATGAAGGTCAAGAAATGCTCTGAGAAGCCACTTATTTCAGCATCCCAAGCACCTCTATAGTTCACACCATGCAGTTCAGATGATACATCACAGATGTAGTTGTGTTTTCCAAAAGGCTTTGGAACTCTCTTCTCAGGATAGTCACAGTCCTGTGAGTCTGAGAATATGATTATTCTGTCAAACTCTCCAGTAAACTGTTCTCTTGACCACTCAAGGCATTGTCTTGTGAAGATTCCTCCACCTCCAACCCTCTTCTTTGCTTCATCTATCTGCTTTAGAAGGTTGAATCCCTTTGAAGGATATTTGATTACTTCTGATTTATGCTTTCTGGCATAGTCATCACCAGCAGTTACCACCAACTCAAAGTCTTCACACTGGTTTGCAGCAAGCATAGCCATAGCCTTTGCAGCATCAAACCTTGTGAGTTTAGACTTTTTTGAGATTTCAGCCCACTCCATAGAACCAGAAGCATCAAGTATGAACAGAGTCCTACCAGGGATTTTAGGAAGATTAGACCATGAAGCTATCATAGCATCTTCTATATCCCTCTCAAACTTAGGATTCATTTTGGCTGCCTGCAAGAAGTTCATAGGCAATAGCATTGAAGCCTTAAGGTTTTCAAAGCCATATTTTATTACTTTCTTGTCTACATCTGCATTCCTCATGTTTCTTAGGTTTCTAAGGAATGCAAGACCTCCAATCTTCTTCTCATTGATGAGTTTGGTCCATGTTTCCTTCTTGTCTTTTCCTGCTGAAAGCATGGTCTCCCAGGTTTCAGGTACAGGAAGAGTCCTTGAAGCAATCATCTTGAAGAGTTCTGCTTCCTTTTCATCACAAGGTTTTGGGTGAACAAGAAACATTACATCTCTGAGTTTTATTGCAGCATCTCTGTCATACTTTGCAAACTTATAGGCATTGAAGTTATGAAATGCTGCTGCAAGTCCTTTCTTTGCCTGATTAGCCAGTGGCTTCTTTTCCCCTTTCCAGTATATAGAGAGGAAGTCAGTCAGCATATCTGCCCTTGTTATAATCTTGGGCAGTAAGTCTCTTACAAATAGCCTGTGTTCAGGGTACTTGCACATCTCAGATGCCAGGAACAAAGGTGTGTGCCTGAGTTTCTGTAGAGTTCTTGCTGCCAAAGCAACAGTATATACATCTTCTGCACTACACAGAGGTATGAGCCTTTCAATCTCTTCAGCAATCTTCTTGCCATCACAATAGGCAGCATCTTCCCAAAGAAGATTAGCCAAGGTGAGTCTTCTAAGAAGAGCAATGTTTGACTGCTTAGCAGCAAGAGCACCATTACCTCCAGCAAGCCTTTCATCTGTAAATTTAGATGTTGGCTTAATGTTTGGATTCAACTTAGACATAGTAAACTAATGTTTTAATTGTTTAACAAAGGTAAGTAAAATAATTGATGTTACCAAATAATTTTACATACCAAACCTTAAATTTTCATTGTCCCCACTAATAGGTCTTTTCTTACCACAATTCAGACACTCACATACCCTGTATCCATCTATTTCAGAGAGTCCAACCGTGAATAAGGCAGTAAGGAATCTTGTAATTCCTGCTCTTTCTCCCAAGTTGTTGGTGGTATAAATCTCATGGTAAGTGGTTCTATCACATGTGGGACAGTATCTTTGTACAACTTTGGACATTTCTTGATAGTTCTAACAGTGTCTACACTGATTTTAAGTTCTACTTTGTACTTGCCTCTGTCATAATCTATAATAGCCTTGTTTATGTTTGTCTCTATACTTGCGTAAGAAACAAGCACACATAGACCAAGTGAGGCTATAGTGAGGACCCAACTCATGATTTTCAGTAGTTTGTCTGCTCCTTTCTCAAAAGGTGGGAGGCATGCCCTACAGACTATACCAAATCCCACCCACAGCAGTACACTGAGTATGAATGACCAATAGCTCATGATAATCTCTACTTTAAGTTCAACATGCTTTTGACAGCATTCCAGAGCTTTACATACCAAGGCTTATGAGCCTCTGTATAGTTCTTGTATGCCCTCTCTTCAAGAATATCCCTTGCTAATAGGTCTAGGTCAGGAAATTTTCTGTAATACCTGCCTTCAACAGCCTTTCTGGAAATACCCAGTGTATCTGCTACAGCCTGAAAAGCCACAGTTTTATTATTACTTCTGCCCAATGCTTCGGCAATAAGTCTGTCTTCTTTTATTGTCCACTTCATGGTTCCTCTTGTTTATTCTTTCTTTGTTTTTGTGCCTTGAGTCTTGCTCTTAAACCTTCATTCTCTGCTATTGGCTTATAAGCAAGGTTCATAAAATAATGAAGTAGTGAGAGTACACATACTATGCAGAACCAAGTAAACAGGAAATCATATACTATATTCCCTGATACTGGCATAAGATGGTATCTCAGACCTTTTGTGGTGAACATAATCACCAGCACTACATAGTGACCCAGACAATAAGGACAGTGAATGAGCTCTTCTATCTTTCCACCTATGTGGTCTTCTATAAGATTTCTGAGCCACTCAAATATACTTGTAACACTTATTGTATAGGATATACTGGCTGCACACAATGCTACAGCCAGTATATAAGTCCAATCACCAGACATAGTAATCATCAGGATTATGGTCTTTCACAGAACCTCTATACTCATCACCGTATATTTCCCCTGCTACTTTTTCCAGTGCTTCCATCTTGTCAAAGTTATCTATGATGTCACCATCTTCTACATCATGATAGTCTTCAGGGACTATTGCATGATATTTAGCTTCATCAGTGGAACCACACCCGCATCTTACTACATAGGTGATGTTTATGACTTTATTGTTCATTTCAGCACCTCCTTGTTAAATGTTGATACTACTGTGAAGGGCTTTTCTCCTTGAGAAATCCCTTCTTTTTTTTTTGTTACATGACATTGTTTTTTTTTTGGTTAAATAGTGACTCCATTGGGACTTGAACCCAGATAACCCACCTTAAAAGGGTGGTGCATTAACCAATTATGCTATGGAGTCTGCCAGACTACTTGTCTCCGTCAGTGTCACTCTTTAATTTGTTGGTGAACATATCAAGCATCAGTACAGTACTCAGAATATTTCTAAGATTCGGGGTGCTCTGTACGGCTGATGCAAGTGCTATGATGAGACCTTCGCTCTCTCCAATCACTGCACATGTTGATGATTTCTCATCTGTTGCAATGACTATACATCCTCTGTGTTTCTGGTTTTCACAAGCCCATTCAACTACCTTTGTGCAGGCATCTACTCTCTTCTGTTCACCTTTGGTTAATGTCCTCTTTTCCATGACTATTCCTCCTCTTTTTCTGAGTTGTTAAGCACAGCAGACAGCAGCCCTCCAAGAGGTCCCATTAGGGAGTAAGTCACAATCTTCTTGAAGTCCTCATCATGGTTTAATGTAGTTCCAAGGGATGCTACTATGAGTTTTCCTGGACCTAACATGCCGCTTGAAGATTTTCCTGCATCTTCCTCATCTTTCCTGTCACCCAGGATGACTACTGCACATCTGTTGTTTGAATCCTGCCTATACCAAGAGGTAATAAGCTCATTGATTTTCTCCTTCTGTTCATCAACAGAGAGGGACTTGAAATCTTTCTCTTTCATTTGTTTTCTTTTTTTTGAGATTAGTACTAATATGCTAAAAAAAAAACATACTTTCAAAGTAAAAAACTCACAGTGCTTCACAGCAGTGTGAGTTCTGTGAACAATGTCACACCAAATTAAACTTTATGAACGTATTATAAAAAGGGCTATGCAACAGTTTGTGGAGTGCAAAGTACCCAAAACTTATTTCATTATCAGTGAAGTAACTCCACTATTCAGCAATAGCCCTTTGTCTTTAGCTCAGTTTATCCCTCAGCCTTCAGCATTTCATATGCCTTTTTGACATCTTCCTGCTTCTGGAAATATACTATTCCCGGATACATCACTCTTTCATGCGTATCTATGCAATAGTTATTATCCAGCTTGATGCTGTTAGGAAGGTCATAGGAATAGTGAGTCTTTGCCAAGAAATACTTGGTCTTGGTTACGTCTGGCTCCCATGTACCATTGAAATACTTGGCTATGAGAGCCAGTTTCATATGAAAAGTGAGTTCACTACCTATTTCCACTCCTATTTCCTTGGAGAGTTTCACAGTGCTTGAAGCATCCTTTCCACCCAGTTTCATGTTCAGGTTAAGGCTCTGTATTCCAAGAGCTTCAAGAACTTCCTTGAGGCTCTGCGGCTCATTTAACTCTTTCTCAGTATATGCTTGAAGAGCCAGCCTACGCAGAGTCTGGTCTTGGCTATTATACCAATTTCTTGCCTCCTCAAGGGAGACTGTGATGTTTCTTTTCATGTTATTGTTTGTTTGATTGTTGTTGAATCTTGTTGATGGCATCTCTACCTGAGTGTCAGAAAGTGACAATTCCTTGAGTTTAAATCCCTTGTAGATATCTACAGGATAATAAAAGACTCTGACCACTTTCATGGGAGCATTCTGATAGTTTGGATTTCTCAGTATATCCCCCTCTTTCACATTGAGTGTCATTGGTATTTTGAATGTGTATTCCTTTGATGAATTGCCTTCAGGAAATATTATTGTACACAGTTTCATGTTACATTCCTCCATTATAAGTATTGTATCCACAGTTTGGACAGTAATAACCGTCATACATGTTGTCACAGTTGGGGCACCTATACTCAGGTTCCCAGTCACAGTCTTCAGGTGAGTCACCTCTGAGGTACTCATCTATCATCATATCTAAGTTAGGCATGTTTTACCTTTTTTACAGTACATACAAGCAGGAATGTCTTACCTGATTTAGGTGAGTAATGCACCTGTGGTGTCTCAGGAAACACAACAGAGTACTTTACTTCCTCTGTTGGCAATGAGCGTGATTCAAATTGTTTCATCTTGTAGTTCTTTAGAGTCATTTCCTGTAAGTATTGCCACATCTTCAAGTGTGAGTGTGTACTTGCAAATGAATATCATTGCAAATCCCACTCCGAACACTATCAATGTTTGAGTTACATCAAAATTGTCAACCAGTGCTATTATGAGTATCCAGTATATCAGAGTTGAATACATCAGTATGCCTTTGATTATGTATACTATTGTTTTCATTTTAGTGAAAATATTGTAAGTTGTGAGTAATTTAGTTACTAAAAATAGGACAATCTTTGCAAGAATATGCAGTGACTTGCTCTAAGTTCATCACAGTAGACAATAAAAACAAAAGGACAGAACAGTCATAGAATAGACCATTCTGTCCTAATGTTAAGGGGCATGATTACTCTGCTGTACCATCTGCTCTGTAGATGTCCTCATCCCCATCCCTCTCCAGAGTGACAATCTCCACGGATTTGACATCCACGGAGTCACCTTCCTCAAGTTGAGAATCCCTACTAAGAGGCATGAATTTCTTGCCTCCAGTCTTCATCACGAAGCACATTGAAAGCCCGTATTGGCCCTCAACTACTGTAGCAGATTCAACTTGAGCCACCTCAGCCTTGCTGAGTTTTTCCCTGCCAGCCTCACTCCAAGAGCCAGCATAAGTACGGAGTTTGTCCAAAAATCCCATAGTGTTTGAATGTTTAAATGTTTGTAGATAAACTTAGTTGGTCCGCATATCTTGTGTTCCAAAGTATGGAGAATATGCTGTGTTGTTTTCTCTAAGAAATTAAACTCCCAAGCCTATACTTAGAGTACAAGCCTGAGAGTTCCCCACACATAACACATTAAGGGTTATTCATCTTTTGGTCCTTTACATTCTTCATTATAGAACCATACAATGATATATCCTATCAGTACAGCAGCCATAAGTATTCCATAAATATCACCTAATATTCTTTCCATATTCCTAACTTAAAATGTTTAGTAAGTATTAATCTAATTATTGTTTATTGGACTGTTTCATCCCAAGGAATGGATAGAGTGTTGTGTTGTTTTTGTAGAGAAAGAGATGACCAGCTACTGCTGGTCTCTCTCTGCTACATGACTCTTCCTGTGCATCTGGTGATGGTCTTCTCACCATTGGTGAGTTGGAACACCATGAAGGTGCTTGGGTCAATGGTGTCACCTTCTTCACCCTTGAACTTGCGGTCCAACTGCCATGACACATAGCCTGTGTCCAGCATGACCACTGCATACAAGTGGTCATACTCCTCTGAGTATTTCACTTCAATGGACTTGACCTTCTTGAGCTCTGCTTTCTTAATCTGCTGTGCTGAACCTGGCACAAGCTTCCAGGAGGACTCTGAGTATGTCCTTACCTCTTTACCTAAGAATGTTCTCATGGTATGTGTTATGTGTTAGGGTTCCACTGATGTGTGGGGGGAGGGAACCCATTCTCCCAATGACCAGGGGGAGTGTTGTGTTGTTATATCCCACTCATACAAATAGAAAAAAAAAATAAAAAAAAAATAAAATTTAGTAGTCCTATAAAAATAATTCCTTAATTATTTGGATTTATCATTTATTTTACTTACCTTTGCACCTACAGTAGAAATAGCAAGTATACTGAGAATACTGATACCTTTTTAGGTAGGAGGGCATATATAGGACTGAACTGCTTCTCACCAAGTCAAGAAAGTAGTGGATATTGACCAAGGGTTGGTAATGAGGAGGCTGCTTTAGGGCAGTGATAAAAGGGGATGGACTAATATTATATAACCAGGGGATGGACTATATATGTTGAGAGCCTTAATCTCAAGCCAGGGTGATGAAAAAGAGCCACCCAGGTCCCTTCTTTATTAAGATAGGTCTATTAGTTAAACTCTCAGTAGAATAAGGAGAAGTATGGAGTTTAAGAACAGAAAGTTTAAGATATTTGACTCTATTTGGAGTATTAAGTTTGAAGATAAACACCTCAAGGCTGAAGATAATGGAGGTACCCTATTGGGGAAGACAGACCCAGATACAAGGACTATAAGAATCTCACTGAGAGATATAAACGGCAATCCTTATCAGGAGAATAATATCAGGGTTACTGTATTGCATGAACTGTTCCATGCCATATTCTTGGAAGGACAGTACCTCAATGAATATAATGATGAGCCTATAGTAGAATGGAGTGCCAAATGCATAAACTCTCTCCTTAATCAACATGTCATCTAAGCTGCCCGCAGGGCATAGATTAACATACTATGAAGATAATTTACAATAGATTTATTCCTTTCAAGGGGTTCTTTGCAATTAATTTGTTTGGAACTCTCTTTGTAAGACAGGAGAAGGGAAAACCTGAACCTTATGTATCTCCAAGAACCATTAATCATGAGTCTATTCATACAGAACAGATGAAGGAACTTGGATATATCTTCTTCTATATATGGTATTTTATAGAGTGGCTTTTAGAGGTGCTGTTGCCACCTTATGATAAGGCTTACAGTGATATATCTTTTGAAGAGGAAGCATTCAACAATGAGAATAATCTTAACTACTTAAAGAGTAGGAAAAGATACAGTTGGATTAAATTTGTATTTAATAAGAAATTAAGAAGAAAGTTAAAATGAAACCTAATTGGATTACACTTGGCAGGACCTCTGGCACGGAGGGGGTAGAAACAGTTAATATTTCAGCCATGGGAAACATGGGAGAGGAGAGAACATCTCAGATAGTTGCAAAGACTGCTAATGGAGTACAAGCCACATTGAATATAGCACAGGCAGGTCCCCCTATAGTAGGGGCAGTAAGGATATATGGAGATTTAGCTCCAACTATATTGGGTGTCTACTTTGCGGATAGTTATGGAATATCTTACCCACAGATGACCTATGGTGTAAGTGGGAAGTCCAAGGTTACTGTATTCTCAGCAGAATTTAATATAGATGCAAAGTACATACATGATGTAGTAAACTACCTTGCAGATACTTACCCTGATGATGATTGGGATAAGAATAACCCAAGGCTGGTCATAAGATGGACTACTCCTGTAGGGCAGTGTATGGAGGTATATGCTCCTACTATTCCAGAAACAGGAAGAATATCCTTTGTACCAAGTAACTTTCCTGCTACCGACTTAGCGGAGGCTGAGGGCTCTGAGATTGCACTTTCAGTTTGTAATGGAGGAGAGACTATTCCTGTAGATTTATATAGGATATACTTTTCTGATATGTAATATGAAATGGAATGACCTTACAATGAAGGAAAGGTCAGACTTGATGAGCCTATTCCTGAAAGCAGGAGTAGGCTCTTTGTCTGATATGAGACATATATATGATGGAGAGTCAGATACTGGATACAACGGAGGAACTTTGAAAGAATCAAAGGTGTCTGATAAGTTATCAAGGAATCAATGGAATGATTTATACAGAAAGGGTAAGGTATCTATATCTGAAGTACCAAGAGAATATCAGTCTTGGATTGAAGGTGAAAATTCAGAATTTAAGAAGGGAATTACCAAGGCAATCAGTGACTTTGGAGAAAATTATGTTGCCCCAGCAATGATGGCTGCCTTATCTTTAAATCCTGTATTAGGAGCTTCACAGGATATAGCAGAGATAGCTTTCAATCTTGGTACAGGCAACTTAGCTGGAGCAGGAATAACTGCTGCTACTGCATTTCTACCTGAGGCAATAGGAGAGACTGCTAAAACAGCTATCAAGTCAAGAAAGGTAGCCAGAATGTTGAGTAAAGCTGAATTAGATGAAAGGCTCTTGGATGCCTCTAAATCTACACAACTATATTCAAGGGAGAGCCAGAAAGTTAAAGGGGAAATAAAACAAGGAGTTAAGACTTTAGGAGTTCATAGAAGATATGGCACTGGAAGGATAACAGGTTCTCAGGATATAACTGACCCAAGTAATAAAGGTCCTATAAATTATGGACCCTCAAGATTTAATGAATCAGTTGAAGAGGTTCCTCAGAAGACATTACATATAAAGAATGCCAAAGAGTATTTTGAATATCCCAGAGGTGAATACGCGGAGAATGGTCTATCTTTTGATGATGACATAGAGATGTCAATGGGAATGAGACCTCAACCTATGAAGAGATTTAAGGATGAAAAGGGCATTACTATTATCCCATATGTAAAACAACAGTGGCCTATAAATAATGCTAATGGACAGTGGCTACCTAATAAGGATATAAACTACTTATGGACAGATATAGAGGGCCTTCCTATAGAATTATACCATAAAAATGGAGGATATTTAACTTTTTATTAAAAATATTTGCATAATTCAAATATTTTACTTATCTTTGTAGAACAATTCAAATAAAGAGAAGATGAATACAAAAAGATGGATTGCACTTGCTATTGTAGCAGTGGTAGTAGTTGGGTCACTTGGACTTATTAAGCTGTTCCCATTCTGGGCTACACTTGCCTGCCTTGTTTCAGTGATTGCTGGATTTGCAGCAGGTTATCTCTTTAAGAGAGATATTATCAAAGAGGTAGAAAAGGTGGTTGAGGTAGTGAAGGAAGTGCCTGTAAGGGCAACAAAGAAAACTGTTAAGAAGGCTTAGTCCTTCTTTTACTGAAGGGTGGTGTAATGGTGAACATTCCTGTCTTTGAAACAGGTAGATGAAAGTTCAAATCTTTCCCCTTCAACAAACTATTAAGAAGAAGCCTACATATTCCAGACATATATAATTAAAGTGTACATTATAGTTGTTTATGAATAGTAGGTACCCTGGGATGTGGTGTAATGGTAGCACTACAGATTCTGGCTCTGCAAGTTAGGGTTCAAATCCTTACATCCCAACAAGGTGTTTATACACCTTCTTTTTTAATGTCCCAAATAGTTGCTGTTGTGAAATACCAGCTATTATATGCTCTCATCATCTAAAGGTTAGGATGCTGCCCTTTCAAGGCAGAAATGTTAGGTTCAAGTCCTACTGAGAGTACCATAGGCTATGGGTCTGCTTGGTGAAGATGCCACTCTGTCACAGTGGAGAAGATGGGTTCAAATCCCATATAGCCTGCATATTGGAAGGGTAACTGAGTGAGACTCAGCCTTGTCTTGAAAACAAAGGGTACTCTGAGGGGTATGGGGGGCAGGACCTCACTCTTCCGCATGATAGAGATATATAGAAAGAAAGGTTGGAAATTAAATCCTAATGACAAGGTTGTAAATGCTATTCTTAGGAGATGTGAGATGAATAATGGAGAATGTCCATGTCACAATAATTCAGTAGACAAACATTGTCCTTGTTCAGATTATAGAGAGAATGATATTTGTCATTGTGGATTGTATGTAAAAGGAGAGTAAACCAGTAAGGTTGCTGGCTCTGTCTGCTAAACATGAGGTTCTCTTAGGGGGATATGTTTCAAGTACATTGCTCTCCGCATAACTCTGGGTGTAGTTCAGTTGGTAGAACACTGGCTTTGGGAGCCAGGGGTCATAGGTTCAAGTCCTGTTACCCAGACTATTTGGGCTCTTAGTGATAATGGTTAGCACTTCTGCTTTGCAAGCAGAGAGTTGGGGTTCAATTCCCCAAGAGTCCACATTTCTCATTTGTTTTTTTTTTAGTTGAAACTGGGGTATAGCTGGAAGGTCAAGCAACAGACTGTTAATCTGTGGATGAAGGTTCAATTCCTTCTACCCCAGCCACTTGGGTTCTTGGTGCAATTGGTTAGCATAGGGGTCTCCAAAACCCTTGATTAGGGTTCGAGTCCTTAAGAATCTGCATAATGGGCATGTCTTCTAATTGGTTAGGAAACCTGGCTGATACCCAGGAAATGAAGGTTCAAATCCTTACTTGCCCACTGGTGTCTTTAGCTTAATGGTAGAGCACTTGATTGTGGCTCAAGATGATGTTGGTTCAACTCCAATAAGACACCCTGAATATACACTGGGAGTACTGCACAGATGGTGATGTGTGCCAGACTGTAAATCTGGTGTCTTTAGACTGAATAGGTTCAAATCCTTTTGCTCCCACTTTGGAGACTTAACATTAGTGGTAAATGTGCTGGACTGAAAATCCAGAAAAGTGTGGTTCAACTCCCACAGTCTCCACTTAAAAAAAAAACTTACAATTTTATTTGGAAGTTTAAAATAAAATACTTATATTTGCAAAAGAAATGATAGGAGATTTACTTTTAGACCCTATACCAGCCCCTGGTCAAGCACCAAAAGATGAGACTCCAGATACCTTCTCATTCTTTATAAGTTTTATAAACAGACTTGAAGGATGGAAGACTAAATGCAAGAATCTTCACTGGGCAGCTCCAAAGAAGAATATTCATATATATCTGGATGACTTTCTTGAGATTTTAAGTGATTATCAGGACTCTCTTGCAGAAGAGATGCAAGGAATACTTGGTCATATGGCTCCAAACAAGATAGTTGGAACTGAGAGTGACATTCTTAATGCAATGGAGTTCATACTTGAGGTGAAGAACCTGACCCTTAAATTTTACTCATCAATTCCAGACTCAGTGGAATATGCAGGAGTGAGGTCAGAGTGTGAGACTTTCATTCACAACATATGGAAGTACAAGTACTTGTTTGAACTTTGTGATTCAACAAGAAGCTATTAAAAGGATTGGGGATATGATGAAACTGGTAAACATGTGGGTCTTAAACACCCATGAGTATATCTCTTGAGGGTTCAAGTCCCTCTATCCCCACAATAAACTCTTAAGGCTTATAAGCATACTATAAGAGTGTTGTTGCCTTCTTAGCATAACTGGTAGTGCAGCTGATTTGTAATCAGCAGGTTGTAGGTTCAAATCCTATAGAAGGCTCAAGGTGTCAGTAAATCGGACTGCAATCTGAGACAGGCTGAAACTCCTTGGTAATAATTGCAGCTACATAGTAGATTACATGAAGGAGGGTGCTGGAGGAAAAGGTAGACCAGTTCAAGAGAAGTACCAATAGATAAGTGCACCTGTGGTGATGCAGGGATTCCTCTCTAAGAGGATGTAGCCATACAAAGCTTCTCAAATGCAGTATTGGTGTTAATGGTAGCACAAGACTCTTCCAAAGTCAAGGTGGCTGTTCAAATCAGTTATACTGCTCAATAAATATTGCGGGATGTCAGAAGTTGGTATCTGGGGAGTCTCATAAGCTCCTGCTCTTTAGCCTCGGGGGTTCAAGTCCCCCTCCCGCAACTGATTAATATTCAATACTATGGGAGAAGATAAGAATGTTAAAATAATGTATGCCATCTATGGTGATACTATCAGGGAGATAGTAAAACAGTCTAATGAACTGGGCATACAGAGAGATGCTATTGTATCTCTCCTTAAGGAAGGAGGTCAGTTTATCTTGACCTATTATGCTTAAATTTCAAGGCAATGGAAGAGAAGAATGTAAAGGAGGTTGCTCCTATTTCAGAGGAAGAGTTTCAGGACTTGCTTAGAAACACACTTAATCTTCAATACTTTGAGTGTGTCAAAAGATTTAAGTCAGTAAAGAGAGCCTTTAAGAAGGGATACATAACCAGCTTTGGTTATATTCTCCCGAAGAGACCTTTTAACAACAAGAAGCATACTAAGGGTAGAAAGGCTAATATTGAGAAGAAGAGAATTTGGGAAAGAATCACAGGTAAGGAGTAATATGGCAGAGCAAGATTTCAATAGTGAACCAGTATTTTACTGCAAGCATTGCCTATCACTTAACATTAAGTCAGTAGATGATTCTATAGATGCTGATTATCTTGATTTCTGTGATGAATGTGGTAGTACTGAAGTTGGTAAGACTGACATACATACTTGGGAGAAGATGTATGAACAGAAGTATGGTAGGGATTTTTTAACAGGAGAAGAAATATAATGGAAGAGAAAGCAAAAACACAGACACCTGAGCAGCCAAAGCAGCTCAGTTATGAGGAACTTAGGAACATAGCTGGACAGCTTCAACAGCAGAATATGCAGTTGAGAAGAGCTCTTAATGACCTCAACTATAAGAATATGTTTGAGAGACTCAACTATCTGTTCAAGGTTATGGAGTTCTCACATATGTTCAGTGATGAATTTGTAGGTAAGTGTGTAACAGAGATTGAGTCACTTATGACTATTTCTGAAGATACACCAGAGGATACTACTGAGCCTAAAGCAAAGGAATAATTATGAAGAAGCCTGACAGTGTAGTAATGGTTCCAGGCAATATTGATTCCTTCTTTAGAAAATGGTTTGAATTTCTTGAGCCATTCCATAGACTTACAGCAAGAGAAATGGATGTGGCTACTGCATTTGTCAAGCAGAGATATAAACTAAGTAAGGTAGTTAAAGACCCAGATATACTTGATAAGGTATTGATGAGTGAAGATACCAAAAGAATAGTGAGGGAGGAATGCAATATAACCCTTCCTCACTTTCAAGTGATAATGGGTAAACTTAGAAAGAATCAGATAATTGTGGATGGAAAGATAAATCCAAGATTCATACCTAATATAGATGAAGAATCTGGTTCATTTAAGTTGCTGTTATACTTTACATTGAAGTAATGAACTATAAGCCAATATTTGAGAGAGTCTCTCAGGAAACAGGAATACCTGAAGAGGTTGTATCTTTAGCCTATAGGACATTCTGGAAGTTCATTAGAGAGACAATCACAGAACTACCTTTGAAGGAAAACCTTACTGAAGAGGAATTTAATGAGCTCAAGACATGTTTCAATGTTCCATCATTGGGCAAACTTGTATGTACCTATGACAGGTATTTGGGAATGAAGAGGAGATTTAAGTATCTCAACGGTTTAAAGAGTAGAAGTAATGCTTAATATAAAGAAAATTAGACCACTATTTACTAAAATAGTGACAACACTTGATAGATATGAGGAAGACCAGACCACTAAAAGTGGTCTTGTAGTAGCACAGAAGCAGGCAGGTTCTGTCAAGGAATATCAAAGGATTGTGGCAGTAGGTTCTAATCCTGCTGGACTTAAGGTAGGAGATATAGTTATGATTAATCCTGCAAGATATGCAGTGATGAAACATAAACCAGGCTCTCTAAAGGATGGAGTTATTGAGGACAATCCAGTGCTTGGCTATAATCTTCCAATCATAGAACTTGATAGAGTCCCTCATTTGCTCCTTGAAACACAGGATGTAGATTTTGTTATAGAGGAATATGAGGATGATACTCCTGAGGAAACAGTAGAATCAAGAGCAGCCAAGGCTGGAATCTATGCCCCAGGAACAAGCAAGATAGTATCTTAGTTATATAGCCAGTCATAGACTGGCTTTTATTGGTTATAGATATGAAGTTAATAGAATATGATAATTACCAGTTAAAGTTGTCAGATGAAGCCTATCTTGTGAGACCTATAAGGAAACTTTTCAATCAGGACAGGTCTTCTACTAAGGAGAAATTCTGGCAGCAGATAAGTTATCTTTACTTTATGACTGACCCAATCAGTTCATATATGTATATAACTGACCCAGAGGAAAGGGCAAAGGAGATAAAAATACAGGAAGGTCTTCCAGAAGACTTCAAACCTTCAAGGGAACTTGAAGAGGCCATGGACATCTATGCAAAGTTATGCAATACCTCTTCTACTCTGCTTCTTCAGGATACAAGAGTTGCCATAGACAAGTTAAGGGAGTTTCTTAGGAACATAGACCTTAATGAAAGGGATGATAAGGGTAAGCCTGTATATCCTGTGAACACCATAACCTCTGCTATAAAACAGATTCCAGAACTTGCTAAGTCTCTTTCTGAAGCTGAAAGGGCGGTTCAGAAGGAACTTGAAGAGGCCGGAAGAGCAAGAGGTGGTAATAACAAAACAATTTTCGAGGATGGGGTTTTTATCTAACTGTATGACAATATGTTAGTTAAAGATAAAAAATTCATTCTATATAAACACACCAACAAAATAAATGGCAAAGTTTATATTGGTATTACTTGCCAGTCTCCCTTTAAAAGATGGGGATTGAATGGGTCGGGCTATAAAACTCAAATGGTTTTCAGAAGAGCCATAGAAAAATATGGTTGGGATAATTTCTCTCATGAGATTCTATATTCAGGACTTGATAATGAAGATGCTGTTATATTGGAAGCAGAATTAATAGCATATTATAAAAGTCTTAGATTATCCTATAACATGTCAGATGGATATGATGATACTCCAGATACATCTATTCCAATAGATGTATATGATTTGAAGCATAAATTTCTTGGAAGTTTCAAATCTATACAAGAAGCCTCTGATACTTTAGGAGTTAGTCCGTCTGGATTGAATGGTTCATTGCATACCTATAATGGAATGTTTCATTACAAGGGATATGTAGTAGTAAATAAAGGGACTTCTCCAGATTGGAGAAAATGGGAAGATAGAAAAAGAAAAACTACAAAGGTTAAACAATTTGATAAAGAAGGAAATCTCATAGCATGTTTTGATAGTATCAATGAAGCAGCAAGATTAACTAAAACCCATAAAGGTTCATTGTCAAACTGTTTAAATGGAAAACAACCAACAGCAGGAGGATATATATGGAAGAGATAATAAGGGCACTTACAAGGTTGGCAATAGAAAGAACAAAGAATCCATTTATAAGGTTCATTGTAAGAAAGACCAGCAAACAGCTGAAGATAAAGGCATATAAGGAACTTACATTAGAACTGTTTCTTCATTTTGCAGGAAAGAGTACTTCAGTATTGAAGATACAACAGTCTATAAATACATCAGGAACTGATGACTCCAAGGTATGGGACCTTATGGAACCTTTCTTTACATATGAGGTGCTCAAATGGGTAATGTCAGAGGAAGGAAAGGAGGTGATAGATGGATATAAGATGGAATAGATACCAGACTCCTTATGAACTCCTCAACCTGGAAAATGAACCCCAGGAGATACAGGACCAATTTTGGGACTTTGTAAATAACACCCCATACATAAGGAGTCTGATTTCAGAAAACAGACCAAGGGCTTGTGACCTTCCAAGGGATGAAGAAGGCAAGATTATAATTGATATAACAAAGCCCCATATAATAGAGGATAGTGATTACTTCAGACCAACAGCAATACATTATAAGGAGACTGGAAGATTTACAGACCTAAGGCCTAATCCAAACCCAAATTCTGAGTTTGGCAAGTGGATTAGAGAGGAAATAAGAAGATGCTATGAAGGTTATGTCAGACCTTCTGATGGTGAATGGATAACTGGTGACCTATATTTCTTCCTCAATTATTGTCCTATTCTTCAGGATAGAAAGGATGAAAAAGGAGGAAGAAGAGCTAATAGGGTTGTAGACTTTCCTAAATTCTGGGAGGGTCATTATTATTTATCACATTATCTTAATATAGCCAGAAAAAATGGGCATCATGCTGCTGAACTGGCTTCGAGAGGCAAAGGAAAAAGTTATTTTGGTGCATCACTTCTTGCAAAAAGGTTCATACTTGGAGAATCTATTAAAGTAAACAAGAAAGTACAGTGTGTTGTAACTGCCTCTGAAAAGAAATATCTGTCAGGTGCTAACCAGATACTTGACATGTTCTCTGGATATATAGACTTCTGTGCTCAGAATACCCAGTTCCCTTCAAAGAGACTGGTCAATACCATGCAGAATCTTCAGTGGACTATGGGCTACCAGGACCTTGACAGTGGTACAAAGAAGGGAACTCTTAACTCAGTGATAGGTATCACATCTAAGGATGATGAGTCTAAGTTGAGAGGTTCAAGAGGTGTACTCTATCTTATAGAGGAGTTTGGTACATTTCCAAGACTTCTTGGTCTTTACAACACTCTTAGACCATCAGTGGAGGATGGAGAGAATATATATGGTCTTATCTTCATGTATGGTACTGCTGGAGATAATGAGTCTGACTTTGCTTCAGCTCAGGAGATTATGTATAACCCTCTTGGATATAATATGCAGGACCTTCCAAATGTCTATGATAAGGAGGGTCAGGGTAGAAAGTTATTTACTTTCTTCTTCCCTGGTTATATGAATAGGGCAGAATGTTATGATAAGGATGGAAATTCAGATGTAACAAAGGCTCTTCTTGAGATACTTAGGGATAGGTATCTTGTAAAGTATAACTCTACTGATATCAACTCAATAACCAAGAGAATTGCTGAAATCCCTATAACTCCACAGGAAGCTATCCTTAAGACAAAGGGTAATCTGTTCCCAGTTACAGACCTGAATGAAAGACTTAATCAGTTGGATAATAATCCAAGAGAGTTTGATGATGTCTACACAGGTACTCTGATACAGAATGCCAAGGGAGAAGTAGAGTTCTGTCCTACTACTGATTTGCCAATCAGAGATTTCCCTCTAAAAGATAATAAGGTAGAAGGTGCACTTGAGATATTCAATCTTCCAGAGAAGAACAGAGAGGATAGGGTATTTCCTGACAGGTATATTATAGGTCATGACCCTGTTGATGATGATGAGTCAGCTACACTTTCTCTCACTTCAACCTTTGTTCTTGACCTATGGACAGACCAGATAGTAGCAGAGTATACTGGGAGGAAAACACATGCTGATGAGAACTTTGAGATGGTTAGGAAACTTTGTCTGTTCTATAATGCAAAGTGCCTCTATGAGAACAATAAGAAAGGTATATTTGCATACTTCTCAAGAATGAACTGCACATACCTTCTTGCAGATACTCCTGAATATCTTAAGGATAAGGACCTTATAAAAGTCATAGGAGTGGGTAATAAATCAAAAGGAGTGAATGCAACAGCTCCTATTAACAACTATGCTAACACTCTTATAAGGGATTGGTTGCTTAAGCCAATAACAGTTGTACAGGAAGTAGATGGTGAGCAGGTTGAGACTACCATATTCAATCTCTATAGAATAAGAAATAGGGCTCTCCTTAAGGAGCTTATTCTGTTTAATCCAGATGTAAATGTGGATAGGGTAAGAGCATTAGGTATGGTAATGCTGTATAGAGAGGAGAAAGTAATTCTGTATCAGGGGGATATAAAGAGGGATGATGATAAGGTGTCAGCTGATTATTTAGGTAATGACCCTTTCTTCAGGATTAATTATGATGATAGATTGATGAAATTTAGCAAAAAGTAATACTACCCTTAATAATTTACTTATCCTATTGTTTAATAGGATAAGTTTTATTACTTTTGCACAATGGAAGAAAATGGATATATAGTATATAAACATACTAATAAGATAAATGGGAAAATCTACATTGGTATAACAAGAACTAATGTAGAACTTAGATGGAGAAGTGATGGTTCTGGATATAGAAGATGCGTGAAGTTTTATAATGCCATAAAGAAATATGGTTGGGATAATTTCTCTCATGAAATTTTATTTACAGGACTGACTAAAGAAGAAGCATGTACTTTAGAGATAGCCCTTATCTCTAAATATAAAAGAGAGAATATATCCTATAATATTTCTGGTGGAGGAGAAGGATGTGGTATAATGTCAGAGGAAACAAAGATGAAACTTAGCCAATACAGAGGTGAAAAATCTTCTATGTTTGGTAAGCATCCTTCAAAGGAGACTATAGAGAAGAGAGTTAAGACCAGAAAAGAAAGAAACAATTACAGTAGAGATACTTCCCACTTGGCTATTTATAGACTAAGAAAAGGTAAAGATAGTCCAATGTATGGAAGGAAACCCAGTATCAACACTTTAGAAGCTCACAGAAAGAAAATTATTCAGTTAAGTCTTGATGGAGATTATCTTAATGAATTTAATTCTATTAAGGATGCTTCTGAATATGTGGGAGTTTCAAAACCTGCAATAGTACACTGCTTAAAGGGTAAAACTAAGAAAGCAGGAGGATTTAAATGGAGATACAAAGATGAGTGATTTTATAAATTTTCCAAGGCAGCAGCTTCCATTTAAGCAGAAGACTAAAGCTTGGAGAAAACAATGCTTGGATTGGGGGGACAGTAAGACTTTTTTTAACTATAGTCCAGTAAGAAAGTCTGTAATCCATAAAAAAATAGCATATGACCTCTTGAATGGCAAATTACATATGGAAGATATGATGGCTATAATCAATCCTGAATCAATTCAGGCTGGGTATATTCCAGACAGGATTTCCCACTATCCAATCATAAATTCCAAACTGAATGTTCTTAGGGGTGAGGAGTCAAAGAGGGTATTTGACTTTAAGGTGGTAGTGACTAATCCTAATGCTGTGACAGAGGTTGAAGACCATAAGAAAGAGCAGCTTCTTGCTTCACTTCAACAGTTGATTGCTGACAACTCACTCTCTGAGGAAGATTTCAATCAGGAGTTAGAGAAGCTCAATGACTACTATACATACCAGTGGCAGGATATGAGAGAGATAAGAGCAAATGCTCTTCTCAATCATTATATAAAGGAATATAATATGCCACTTCTCTTCAACAATGGTTTCATGGATGCCATGACTGTAGGTGAAGAGATTTATCAGTGTGATATAGTAGGAGGGGAGCCAGTCATTGAAAGGGTAAATCCTCTTAAGATAAGAGTGTTCAAGTCTGGCTATTCCAACAGGATAGAAGATGCAGACATTATAATCATAGAAGATTACTGGAGCCCAGGAAGGGTTATAGATACTTTCTATGATGTTCTCTCTAAAAAGGACATGGAGTATATTGAAAAGTTGCCTGACCATATAGGTCAAGCCTATTCAGACTCTATGGACAATATAGATGAGAGGTATGGATTTGTAAATAATAATATGGTAGGGGATGAAGTAGTTACAGATGGTTTCTACTTTGACCCACTTAACCTGTTCTCAGATGCAGTAGTGAACTCTCTTCTTCCTTATGACCTTGCAGGCAATCTTAGAGTTTTAAGAATGTACTGGAAATCAAGAAGGAAGATAAAGAAGGTAAAGTCATATGACCCTGAAACAGGTGAAGAGACTTTTAACTTCTACCCAGAGACTTATATCTGTAATCCTGACTTAGGAGAAGAAGAACAGACATTCTGGATTAATGAAGCTTGGGAAGGAACAAAGATTGGTCAGGATATATATGTCAATATGAGACCAAGAGTTGTACAGTACAACAGGCTTTCAAATCCATCAAGATGCCATTTTGGTATAGTAGGCTCTATATATAACCTTAATGAATCAAGACCTTTCTCTCTTGTTGATATGATGAAGCAGTACAACTACATGTATGATGCTGTTCATGATAGACTAAACAAGATGATTGCAAAGAACTGGGGTAAGATTATACAGCTTGACCTTGCCAAGGTTCCAAAAGGATGGGAAGTGGAGAAATGGTTGTACTATGCCAAGATTAATGGAATTGCTGTAGTAGACTCCTTCAAAGAGGGAAGTATAGGTGCTGCAACAGGAAAGCTTGCAGGAGCACTTAATAATGCCTCTACAGGTGTGATTGATGCTGACTGGGGTAATAACATACAGCAATATATAAACCTTCTTGAGTTTATCAAGCTTGAGATGTCTGAAGTTGCAGGTATCACAAGACAGAGAGAAGGTCAGATAAGCAATAGAGAGACTGTAGGTGGTGTTGAGAGGGCAACTCTCCAGTCATCACATATAACAGAATGGCTCTTTACTATACATGATGATGTGAAGAGGAGAGCACTTGAGTGCTTCCTTGAAACTGCAAAAGTAGCCCTTAAAGGAAGAAGCAAGAAGTTCCAGTATATACTGTCTGACAATTCAATGCAGATAGTAAACATAGAGGGAGATGAATTTGCAGAAGCTGACTATGGTCTTGTAGTAGACAACTCTGAAGGACTTCAAAAGTTACAGTCTCAACTTGAGACACTTGCTCAGGCAGCCCTACAGAATCAGACCCTTTCATTCTCAACTATAATGAAGATATATGGTGCTTCGTCCCTTGCTGAAAAGCAAAGAATGATTGAGAATGATGAAAGGAAGATAAGGGAAATGGCTCAACAGCAGCAGCAGCAGCAGCTTCAGGCTCAACAGCAGCAGGCTCAGATGCAACAGCAGACTGAAATGCAGAAGATGCAGCAGGAAGATATGCTTAATCAGAGAGATAATGAGACCAAGGTTCTTGTTGCTCAGATTAATGCTCAATCTAAACTTCAGGATTCAGAGGTAGACATTAATGATGGCATTCAGGAGCCTATGTCTGAAGAAGCAGCTGCAAAACTTAGGGAGCAGATAAGAGAGTTTGATACTAAAATGGCCTTTGAAAGGGAGAAACTCAAGGTACAGAGAGATAAGCAGGAAGAGGATGCCAGATTAAAGGAGAAACAAATAAACAAGAAACCAGTAAGTAGTAAATAATTTTAGCTATGATAATCAGAGATATTGTATTTTCTACTACTCCTCCTGCATTACATAATGTCCTTTGGATAAAGGCAGGTGATAACAATATCAACACTCTTTATGTGTATGATGGAGGATGGAGAAAAATAGGTACCAGTTCTGGAGAAGGAACTTCAAACTACAATGACTTAGAGAATAAACCTAAGATTAATAATGTAGTCCTTGAAGGGAACCTCTCTCTTGAAGAATTGGGGATTATAATTCCAGACCTTAAAAACTATGTTACAGAAGATGCCTTAAATACAGCACTTCTTGAATATGCTCAAAAGTCTGATATACCTTCAATAGAAGGACTGTTGTCTGAAGTAAAAGCACAGGAACTTTATCAGCCAAAAGGAAACTATGCTCTTAAAAGTGATATCCCTGACACTTCTGGTTTAGCTTCTAAGGATGAGTTAAATGAAGCTATTTCTAACCAGAAGTTTAAAACTATCAATGGTCAGGAAATAACTGGTGAGGGGAATATAGAAATTCAAGGGGGAAGCCCAGTAACTGTAGATGAGGCTCTTAGTGAGACTTCTGTAAATCCAGTTCAGAATAAGGTAATTACATTGCAAATCAATGCAATGAATGAATTGCTTGCCCAACTTGATGAAAAAGTATTTCCTACTACCCTTTCTGTATCTGGAGGAGGAACATATGATGAAGGTACTACTCAAGTAGTAACTGTAACATGGAAACTTCAGAAGAATGGTCAGACTTTAACTCCAGATTCAGTTAATGTCAATGGAGAATCTGTAGACCCAGCAACAGGTTATAAAGTATTCACTGATGTAACTACAACTACAACTTACAGAGTGTCTGTAGTTTATAAAGGTAAGACTTATACAGGAAGTACTACAGCTACTTTTAAGAAGACTTATTATAGATACTATGGGGGACTTCCAGAGAATACTGAAGTAGGTAGTGTTACTGCTGATATTGTAAAAGGACTTAAGAAAGAAGTATGTACAAGTGCATCCGCAGTTCTTTTATTTACGACTAACAATCAAAGAATGGCTTATGCCTACCCAAGCAGTTTTGGAAAGTTAACTACTATAAAGGACACCAACTTAAATGCTCCTTTTGATGACTTTTTGCTGGAGTCAACATTAGATGTTGATGGTACTGAATACTATGTGTACGCATTGACTACTCCAAACTTTGTTACAGATTATAGTGTTACTTTTGTAAAATAACTGCTATGGCATTGCAATTAGGTTCAAATATAAAATATGAAGGAAAACTCCCTAACTTTGTTAGGGATTCCTTCAAAACATTAGCAGAAATGAAAGGGTTTCCTGACCTTAAGATAGACTCAGGACACATTTCTTTCTGTGAAGAAGATAGAAATACTTATAAGTATGATACTAACAACTCAGTAGATGTTGTTACTGGAAAGTGGAGGCTGTTTGGAGGAGGGATTAATTATCATGAAGTACCTAAATTGACTGAGGATTACATGGTGACCTCAAACCCTTCTCTTACTAATGAAGAGGTTTATTATATCAAGATAGGAGCCACTGTACATAAGGTGATAGGGGATTCAACTATAAAGTGGCAGGATGGCAAAAGTCCAGTTTCAGAAGCAAATTCTGTAATAGTTGTAAGTGTTTTGAATAATTTAGCTGTTTGGGGGATTTTTAAATGAGCATGTTTAGAAACCTATTAAAGAATAATTCCACTTCTTATATTAGGCTTCTTCCAGAATCTTTAAATTACACACAAGAAGAAGAATCTAAAACTCTCCTTGTTGAATCTAATGACAGTTGGACATTGCAGGTAACTTATAAATAAAGATAGAAATGTTTACATTACAACAAATACAAGAAATATCAAAAAAGCTTTCTGCAATGTGTAAAAAAGATTCAGATTTTAAACCTCTGGATGATTGGACATCTATTAGTAAGAAAGATTTTATAGCCTTTGTAAAGGATGGGAAAAACAGGTCAATGACCTTAGACCAACTTTATACATTTGTAAGGCAAAATATAAATGGGGATATTGGGGATGCTCTTCAAAGAATAGAAGTTCTTGAAGGAGAAGTACTTGAAATCAGTACTCTATTGAATGCATTTATAAAGAGAACTAATATACACTTTGACAGTATTGATAAAAGTTTAGAGGATATCAATAAAGTACTAAATATATTAACTACTAAATATACACTCACTGTAATACCAGTTACTCCTAATGCAACTGTATTTATAAATGGCATAGAGCAAAATTCTCTACAGGTTGTTAATGGTTCTACAGTCAATGTTAAAGTACAAGCTGAAGGATATGTAACTTATGAAGAGTTTATTTTGGTAGATAAAGATATAACTCTTAAACCTGAACTTAATAAAGAACAAGTAACATTCACTGTAAGCCCAATTCCAGATGATTGTACAGTTAGACTTAATGGAGTTACTGGAAAATCCATTACAGTAGATAAAGGCTCAACAGTAACTTGGGAAGTATCTAAAAGTGGATATATAACAAAGAGTGGTAGTGAAGTTGTTCAAAATTCAATCACTTTCAAAGTTGCTCTTGATGCTATAGGAAGTGATGAGTCTAACTTTACCATAAATGTCCTGGCACCTTTAGATGCAGTAGTGACTATAAATGGTAAAGTAACAAATTCAGTAATTGTTAAAAAAGGTACTGAAGTTACTTGGTCTGTAACAGCTCCTCATTATGAGCCACAGAGTGGTACTCAAACAATTACAGAAGATACTGTTAAAGATATAACTTTAGTTGCTGAACAGGTTACTCTTACTATAGCTGTAGCTCCAATGCCTATGGCTACCAGCCTTAAACCAACTGTAGAATTAAATGGTGTTGTCAGGGATTCAATCACAGTAGATTATAATACAAAGGTTCACATTAAGATATCAAGTGCAGTAAGCAAAACTTATGAAGAAGATTATGTAGTCACTGAAACTGAAACTAAGAATATTGAAGTAGTCTCTGAGATTATTTGGGGTAATCTTACAATCACCCAAGCAGATTCTTCCCCTAATCCAATAAACAGTGCCTCTTTTAAAGGAGGAGACATAGCTTTAAAGGCAATGGTTTCTGTTAGATACAGTGATAACTCTACAGAAATAAGAGATGTAACTTCTGATAGTACTGGTACAATGTGGATGGTAGTAGTAGGAGAGGGCATTACTTCCAAAGGTAATGGAATATTTACCTGGTCCGAGAATACAAGTATATATGAAAGAACTGCTACTATTAAATGTGCTGCAAGTAATCCAGCTGCTTATTCAACTCTTAAAGTAGACTTAGATATTCAACCTACTCAAGAAGGAAAACAACCTGAACAATTAGAAATTGTTCCAGCTTCATTAGAATTTAGTGCAGAGGGAGGAAAGGAAACAGTGCAAATTACTTCTAATACTTCTTGGAGTATTCAATAATAATTGTTAATAATTTATGGGGAGTGTTACTCCCCTTTTTAAAAAACATTAAATTAAATTTATGGCTAAACCAAAATGGATTACCATTGGAACCGCAAAAGGTTCCATGAATGGCTCAAGTGAAATCACTGCTGCTGCCTACACTGGTAGAGTTGCCAGAGAGGGTACTATTACTGGTACAACAGCAGGTGGAGCTACTGATACCACAGCTGTGTCTCAGGTAGGTGCTGCTGAGGTTATTATTGTTGAGAAAAAAACTTACACAGCTGCTGCTGTAGGTCAAAAGGTTACAATTCAAGGTAAGTCTAATTCTGATAAACTCTATCTTATTATAGATAACCCAGGGATGATACAGTCACCAGAATTAGCAATCGCAGGAGTAAAGGATACTACTTGGGATGGTGTGGAAAATATACAGGTAACTGGAGACCCAGGTGCAGATGCAATATATGACTTCACACTTACTGTAACTGTTCCAGAGAACCAATCAGGGTCTGCATTAGTTACTAAGTTTTCAATTAATAATGCAAATGATAATGTAACTTCAGGTGAGATTACTATCAATCAGGCAGCAGGTGTTAAGAATTATGCAATTCCTACAATTTCTGCATTTGCTTATCCTGGAGGTAATATTCCTGCTCAGGGTGGAACCAAGATTCCTACCCTTAGCTATTCACAGACTTGGGGTTGGAATGAGTCTAATACAAACGGTGGCACAATTAGTGGAACTCTTGCAGCTCCTGCGGATGGTACAACATTTGCATTTAAGGGTACTGTAGTTAATGCAACTACTGGTGCAGTTACTGCTGCTTCTAAGGGTGCTGTTGTTTCAGATGTTACTGAGGTAGATGCAGTTACTGTAACTGTAACTCTCAATGGTAAGACTTCTACTCCTTCTGCATCAGTTTCTGTTAAGCAGGCAGCTAACTCTGTAAATTATCATAACGTTGAGTTCTTAGACAGAGTTCCTTCAGCTACTGACATCCCAGCTTCTGGTGGTTCTATTGGTTCATCTAATATCACATGGTCTGGCGAAGGAGCTATTGCTGTTCAGAGAATTGACTACACATCAGGTGAGACATTTGGCATTTCTAATGATGATGGTCATGAAACCCCTGCATTTGATGCTATTAAACTCACTTATAGTGACCCTATTACAGCAGTTTCTAAGGGTGCAGCAGTTTCTGCAAGGACTGAAGCAGGTGTTATCACAATTACTGCAACAGGTGCAGGTGGTGAGACAGCTACTAAGACACTCACTGTATACCAGGCAGCCAACACTGCAACTTATGGTGAGGTAACTATTGGTCAGGCTACTCCTGTATCTCTTGAGCCTCAGGGTGATGTTTACCAGATTGTTCCTGCTATGAAGCAGACAGTTACCTACACTTCAGGTGCTACAAGGACTGAACTTACTCCGGCAGACAATAAGGTACAGCTCTCTGCTGATTATGTGGTTAAGACTCCTAAAGAAGGATTTTCTCTTGATGCAAATGTAGGTATGGTTAAGGTTAGCTTAAACCCTACAACTGCTCCAAGAGAGGGCTTTGTTGTTACAATCTCAGCTGAGGGTGAAGGTGGTAAGACTGCTACTAAGGATATTACATTCAACCAGCAGGGTTCAAGCTCAACTCTTGACCTCTCTCCTGATACAATGTCATTCATTGCAGCTGGTGAGACTAAGACATTGACTATCACATCTAATGATTCTTGGACATTGTCCTAATCATAGATTAGAATAAAATTAACAAGAGGTTAAGTATTCTACTTAACCTCTTGTTTTTTTTTTATTTTTACTTAACTTTGCCCTCCTAATAAAAGGTATAGATATGGAATCTTGGATAAAAGTAAATAAGACTTCTGGTACAGGTAATGATACAGTTTTGATTACCTTGGAACCTAATGAATCAAGTGAGGATAGAACAGGAACTGTAGAGGTCTCAACATCTACTCTAAATAAATCTTTAAGTATAATTCAAAAAGGAGTAAAAATTATGGATAATTTCTATGTAGGTTCAAAAACACATCCTTGTTTTCCCTATGAACTTCAGAATGGACAGGTCAGATATTGTATATATCAAGAGGAGCCTGCTGAGTATAACATGGTAGGTATAGTTCTTTTTGTATCAAAAAAGCTAATAATAAACCCAGAGGAACCAAATAAAGTTATAATAGCTTTTGGTGGGGGTGATGACTCTATGTCCTATAAAGGAGAAGTAGGTGATTACTACAAATATGAAGAGGTTCTTGATGTAACACATAATGCGGATGTTGACGTTTATCTCAATAGGGTAGCAGGTGGCCCTTATTACACATTCTATTTTGGAAATGTAGTATCATAATTATAAGTATGAATAGTCATATCACATAAGCAATCCATTTATTGGATTGCTTTTTTTATTTGTATTTCTTACCTTTGCCTACTGGAGGAAAAAGATATGAAACTTAAGAGTTGGATATACATAGGAGTGGCTGTTCTTATACTTGGTATGATTAGTGTTATATCACTACAGTCTTCGAGAATAGATGGTTTGAAGAAAGATTTGTCAATAAGTATAGCCAATGAGAAGGCATTGTTTGCTGACAATGATTCCCTTAGTAATAGGGGAAGAGTATTGCAGCTTACAGTAGAACAGTTAAACTATATTAATGACTCCATCATTATAAAGATGAATGAAGTCAGAAAGGAACTTAAAATTAAGAACAAGAATATAAAGGAACTTGAATATCAGTTATCTGAAGCCAGAAAGACTGATACCTTAATATTCAGAGACACTCTTTTCAGAAATCCAGAAGTTAAGATAGATACTACTTTAAGAGATAAATGGTATTCTCTGAATCTAAAACTTGAATATCCTTCTACTGTAATTGCCTCTCCTAAGTTCATATCAGAGAGGTATGTAGTACAGAGTTTAAGGAAAGAGACTATTAAACCTCCTAAGAAGTGTTGGTTGGGGAGACTGTTTCAAAAGAAACATAAGATAATTGAGACAGTAGTAATTGAGAAGAGTCCTTATATAATAAACAAACAGGAAAAATATATAAAGATTATTGAGTGATGGATTTAGGGGTATTGATTACAGCAGGCATAGGTATTGTGACTACATTCTGCTCTGCACTTTTTACTTTTCTATTCACAAGGAGGAAGTATAATGCAGAAGTAGATAGTGCACAGATAGCTAATATGAAGACATCTTTAGATATATATCAGGACATGGTTAAAGACCTTGGCAGAAAACTTGATTTGTACTCAAAGATTGTAGACAAGAATAAGTCTGAAGTTATAAGACTTAAGAGTGTAGTCATCAAGATGATTGGTAAAATCTGTACAATTGAATCCTGTAAGAACAGATGCCCCTATAGTGACTCAGAGCTTGATGATTTGTTCAGACTATTAGATTTTGATATTGATGAAACTGACTATAAAGAGAACTACAACAAGGAATAGCTACACTTTAGGTAAACTGTATGTAGATGGGTAGTTCTTCTGTCATACTCTTGAAGATTTTGTAGAATGAGGGGGGTAATTTATAAATATACAAATCTTGTAAATGGAAAGGTTTATATAGGTCAAACAATAAATGAATATAAAAGAAGGGAAAAATGGAGAAATCTTAATGCTCCATATGCAGGTATCTATATAAACAGAGCCAGACTAAAGTATGGAATTAGTAACTTTGAATATTCAGTTATTGTTGAAATTCAAGAAGATGATGAGACTATTCTAAGAGAACTTTTAGATGTAGCAGAAAAGAAATATATAGCCTTATATAGAAGTAATGAACCCTCTTTTGGATATAACATGTGTGAGGGGGGTAATGGCATTGGACTTGTTGTTACAGATGAAAGCAGAAGAAACAGAAGTAAAGCTCTTAAAGGGATAAAGAAGAAGCCTTTTTCTGAACAAGCCAGAATCAACATAAGTAATGCTCATAAAAAACCAAGACCTTGGGCTTGTAAAAAAGTAGTACAATATGATAAAGATGGTAACTTTATAAAGGTATGGAATAGTCTTACTGAAGTTACTTCTCATTTTGGAGACAAAGGAGTGGGAAATTTAGTTAGTGCTATTAAAAGAAAAGGAAGACACAAATATTATAAAGGCTTTATTTGGAAATACTATGAAAATAGTTATAAAGAGAGAGGTTTATAGGGAAACCTATACTATTGGAAAATTATACATAGATAATGAATTTTTCTGTTGGACTCTTGAGGACAAAGACAGAGGACTTACTCAGAATATGTCAATAGAACAAATAAAGTCTATGAAAGTACCTGGAGAAACAGCTATTCCAAAAGGAACCTACAGAGTTACTTTAGATGTGGTTAGTCCTAAATTCTCTAAATATCCTTTCTATATGCAAACTTGTGGAGGTAAATTACCAAGACTTATTGATGTAAAAGGATATGAAGGTGTTCTTATTCATGTTGCAGATGGTCTAAAGAGAGATTCCTTGGTACAGGGATGCATAGGAGTAGGCAACCTTTCAGCAGAAGAATATCTTATGAATGGTAAGAAAGTATTTGCTGAGCTCTACAATAAGCTGAAAGGCAATAATATAGAACTTGAAATAGTGTAGTTATGGAGATAATTTCAAACAGAAAGAGATTTGTAGAATCTGAGTATGCTCCAGATAATACTAATGTATACTGGGTTACTAAGACAGATGATAACAAGATTGAGGATATAAAGGAGTTCATTAATGGTGAGTGGACTTCTGTACTTACTAAATAATGGAGGATTAAATCATGGCTTGCAAGAAAAGTAAAGGTAAGGGAAAGAAGGGTAAGTAGTATTACTCTAAGTAGAAAAGTTTATAGGCAATAAGGAAAACATTTTCCTTATTGTCTTTTACATTTTTTGTATATATCTTTGCATGAAGTTTAAGGAGAAGATAATATGGAAGAACTTGATTTAAGTAACATCCTCAGCCCAGAAGAGATGGATAATCTCTTTAATGAGGAAGGAAGTGAGACACAGGAAACTCCACCTGACCCAAAGGAGGATGATAAGAAAAATAAAGAAACTACTGAGGTTCAAGTAGATGCAGAAGATTTATTTGAATCAGAGAGCGTAGGTAGTGGAAAAGAAGATAAGCAAGGAAAGGAAGATACCTCCCCAGATGGGACTGGTACTTCTCCCAAAACCAACTTCTACTCTTCCATTGCCAGTGCCTTGAAAGAAGAAGGTATCTTCCAGAACCTTGATGATTCTAAAGCCAGTGAAATAAAAGATGCAGAATCTTTTGCACAGGCTTTTAGAGATGAAGTTACTGCTCAGTTGGATGAAAGACAGAAGAGGATTGATGAAGCATTGAATGCTGGAATTGAACCTTCTGAAATCCAGAAGTATGAGAGAACACTCAATTATCTTGATTCAATCAAGGATGAGAATATTTCAGATGAGTCAGAGCAGGGTGAACAGTTAAGAAGACAGCTCATCTATAATGACTTCATCAATAGAGGTTACTCTAAAGAAAGAGCTCAAAGGGAAGTAAAGAAGTCTTTTGATGCAGGCACTGATATAGAAGATGCCAAAGAGTCTCTAAAGAGCAATAAGGAGTTCTTCAAGAACTCTTATGACTCTATAGTAGAAGAGGCTAAGAAAGCAGAGGAAGAGGAGATTAAGGAGAGAAAGAAGGATGCTGAAACTCTCAAGAAGAACATACTTGAGGAGGAGAAGGTATTTGGAGAGCTCCAGATTGACAAGGCTACAAGACAGAAGGTCTTTGATAATATAAGTAAGCCTGTCTATAAGGACCCTGAAACAGGGGAACTCTTCACAGCATTACAGAAGTATGAGATGGATAATAGACTTGATTTTCTTAAGAATGTGGGTCTCATATACACTCTTACTGATGGCTTCAAGAACCTTGATGGGCTTATTAAAGGAAAAGTAAAGAAGGAAGTGAGGAAGGGATTGAGAGAGCTTGAAACCACTATCAACAATACTGCAAGAACCACAGATGGTGATTTGAAATTTGCAACTGGAGTTGATGAAGACCCTGAGTCTTATGTGGGCAAGGGCTGGCATCTTGATGTCTGACCTCCTATTCTGAATAAACAACTATAACATAAAATTTATGGCAGGAAAGCTTGGTAAATTTCAGATGTTAGGCTTCCAGCACTGGAAGGGTACAACCAAGGAAAACCACCTTGGACAAATCTTCCAGTTGGCACCTCAGAAGGCTACAAACCTTATGGTGCAGCTGCTTGCCTACTACAGAGGTAAGACCCTTGACACATTCCTCAATCAGTTCCCAACAAGGGAGTTTGATGATGACAATGAATATTACTGGGATGTGATTGGTTCTTCAAGGAGAAACATTCCACTTGTTGAAGCAAGGAATGAGAATGGAAAGGTTGTAACTGATGAAGATGACCCTGTAGGTGCTGGTTACGCTCCATTCTATCTTGTATTCCCAGAAGATTGGTTTGCTGATGGAGAAATCCTTTGGGGTAACTACAATGAGGCATATCCACTTAGGGTGCTTGGTGAAGCAAGGTTTGAGGGAACTAATGCAGTTTATAAGGTAGAGGTCTTTGGTACTAACTCTAAGGGTGTACCAGCAGAAAGACTCCTTGCAGGAGAGAGGTTCTCTATTGGTTATGCTCCAGTAGAAAGAAGTTTCTCAAGGAAGGTTGGTGACATCAGATTCAGCTCACCAGTTTCTATGAGAAATGAGTGGTCTACTATCAGGATTCATCACAAGGTTGGTGGTTCAATGCTTAATAAGAAGCTTGCAGTAGGTATTCCTATTACTAAGGAAACTGAAGGTGGAAAGCTTGTTAAGGATACCACTAATATGTGGTTGCACTATGTAGACTATGAACTTGAACTTCAGTTCTCAGAAGCAAAGAATAATGTACTTGCTTGGGGTGTTTCCAACAGGAACAGTAATGGTGAGTACCTTAACTTTGGTAAGTCAGGTGAGGCTATCAAGACTGGTGCAGGTCTGTTTGAGCAGATGGAAGTAGCCAATACAATGTACTACAACCACTTCTCACTTAAACTTATTGAGGATGCTCTTTATGAACTTTCAGCATCTAAGCTTGATTTCAATGACAGATACTTTGTTATCAAGACTGGTGAAAGAGGAGCAATTCAGTTCCACAAGGAAGTCCTCAAGACAGTTTCAGGTTGGACACAGTTTGTACTTGACAATAACTCTATTGGAGTGGTTCAGAAGACTCAGAGCAAGCTTCATGAGAATGCTCTCTCAGCTGGTTTCCAGTTTGTAGAGTATAAGGCTCCTAATGGAGTAAGGGTTAAGATTGATGTAGACCCATTCTATGATGACCCAGTAAGAAACAAGATTCTTCACCCAGAAGGTGGTGTAGCATACTCATATAGGTATGACATTATGTACATTGGTACAATGGACCAGCCTAATATCTTCAAGTGTGCTATCAAGGGTCAGACAGAGTTCAGGGGCTATGAGTGGGGTCTTAGAAATCCATTCACTGGTCAGATGGGTAATCCATACATGAGCCATGATGAGGATTCAGCAACATTCCACAGAATGGCAACTCTTGGAATCTGTGTTCTTGACCCTACAAGAACAATGTCAATTATACCTGCAATACTTCAGGCATAAATCATAAGGGGTAGGGTAGTACCCTATCCCTTTATTTTTAAAGGGAGATAAATAATGGCAAAGAAAATGGAAGAGTCTATTGATTTTGGAGCTATAGATGATAGCCCAATTTCAGTACATGAAGTTAGTTCTATGGAAGGTAATAAACCATCTGCAAGAATAGAGGGTGAGAAGAAGCCAAAATCAAGTAGAGTGGTTGAATCTTGTCTAAGAAATGAGAGAATAATTATCAGGCATGTCCCTAAGGAGGGAGGGCTTGTTACTAACCCTAAGCACATCCTCTATGGAGGTATGGCTGAAAGTGCAGTGAGATACTTTACAGTTCCTATCCTTGGGTCTTCTGGTGCATATAAGAATGTGCTTACAGATGATGAGAAGACATTTCTTGAGGAGATTATGGGGCTTGAATATAATGCTCTCTCTATCTATAAGAAAGAGAACAATTACTGGGATAACTATCAGGTCAGACTGACAAAGCAAGACAATTATCTTGACCTTTCAGTACCAGATGATTACATCAAGTACAAGGTCCTTAAGGCTAACTCTGACTTTATTGCAGACTCTCTTGAGACATTACAGGACAAGCCAAAGGTAACATACCAGTTTGTAATGATTAGAGAGGGTGAGCAGGAAAGTCAGGAGAGTGAAAGGATGTCAGCTACCATGAAGTGCTACATGGAATATGGTAGAATTAAGGATGACAGAGACACTCTTAAGTGCATTATTGAACTTATAGATGGTAGACCTGTAGCCTCTAATTCAAAACTTGAGTTCCTTCAGGGCAAGATTAATAACCTTATTCAGGCTGATTCTAAGTTGTTCCTCAAGATAATCACTGACCCACTACTTAGTACTAAGGTGCTTATCAGTAAGGCTATTGAAGCAGGAGTAATATCAAAGAGAGGTGACCAGTTATACCTCAGAAGTGACAACTCACCACTGTGTGACCACAATGAGGACCCTACTCTGAATGTAGCTGCGAGATATCTTAACCTTCCTAAGAATCAGGAGCTTAAACTTTCAATTGAAGCAAAGGTAAAATAATATGGCTTCCAGAAAGTGGACAGTATATAAGCATACTTCTCCTTCTGGTAAAGTATATATAGGTATTACTTCTACTAAACCCGAATATAGGTGGAGAGAAGGATTAGGATATTCAAAACAGAAATACTTTTTCAATGCAATCATTAAATATGGGTGGAGAAACATAGTACATGAAATTTTATATTCTAATCTAACAAAAGAAGAGGCAGTACTTCAAGAGAAAACTTTAATATCCTACTACAAAAATCTTGGAATATCTTATAATATCACTGATGGAGGAGAAGGAACTTTAGGAACAACAAGGGTGTTTACAGATGAGTGGAGAGATAAATTATCAAAGGCTCATATTGGGTTACATCCTTCAGAAAGTACTAAAGAGAAAATGTCTAAATCAAGAAAAGGTAAAAGACAGACTTCAGACTGGATAGAAAAGAGAGCATGTTCAAGAAGAGTTAAAATAGTAGCTGAAAAGGATGGGTTTACTAAAGAATACAATTCAATAGAGGAAGCTGCTAAAGAGCTTCAAATAAACCAATCAAATATATCAGCTGTATGTAGGAAACAAAGAGCTAAAGCTGGTGGTTACAAATTCAAATATAAAAGATTATGACTACACAAGAATTTAGTTTAGAGTTTGATTTGATGTACAATAATATTGCCTCAAACCAAGCCCCAGGACTATCAGAATATGAGAAGAGTCTATTCCTGACTCAAGCTCAAGAGGCTCTGGTTCTTGATATTTATTCAGGAAAACTTGGAAGTCCTTTTGAAAGTACTGAGGAGGTTACTGATTATCTGAGTCCTTTGGTTAAGCAAGTTACTTATACAACTAAAGTAGAAGGTAAGGGATTGGATTCAAGGTCAGTATTCTTTGATATAGATGCAGACATTTGGTTTAAGACAGGAGAAAAGGCAATAATAAAGGATGATTCCCTTAAATGTGGAAATTCTACAGAAAGAGAGGTGGATGTAGTTCCAGTAACACAAGACACTTTATATAGAACTAAGAATAGCCCATTTAGAGGACCTAATGAAAGAAGGATATTAAGATTGGACTGTGAAGCCAATAAAGTTGAATTAATAAGTAAATATCCTATTATATCTTATACAATAAGATATCTTTCAAAACCAGAACCTATAATACTTGAAAATTTATCAGAAGGTCTGACTATTAATGATATAAGTACAGCTCAAACTTGTAAATTAAGTTCAGCAATTCATAGAGCAATCCTCAGCAGGGCAGTAAGTATTGCAAAGTCTGTCTGGGGCTCACAACAATAGTTTACAAATATTTTTAACAAACAATAATTTATGGCAGCTTTTTCAGTGCATCAGGTAAGGCAGCTTTATGTTGCTAATGCCTACAAGGAAAACCTTGCAGCTCTTAAGGATGCTGGGGACATCACTGTAGTAAAGACAAATGAAGGTGATGCTATATATTTCCAGTATATGGGAGCACTTCTTGATAAGATGAGAAGTGACCTTATCAAGATTGAGAATATCACCAATCTTAGAGCAACCAGAGCTGAAGATATGGCTACTAAGCTCCAGGGATATTCTCTTACTCTTGACCCTAATGTAAATGGTGGTCAGCCAGTAGCTGGGCAGGATTATCTGCTTAGAGTTGCATTTAGAGAGTATATTGGTATGTCAGAAGCAGACCAGTACTTCAAGTATGGTATGGTTCATGTATTCCCTGGGCTTTCTGCATCAGACTTCTATAAGAAGATGGCATACTCTTTAGTAATTAATCTTTCAAAGGATGTAACAGCTCTTGTAGATGTTTATCTCTATGACGGCTCTGCTGAAACTAAAGCAGAGGCAATGAGTTGGGAAGCTTTTGATAAAGCCTATACTGGAACTTATACAGCACTCAGGATTGCTGAAGCAGTTCAGCCTTGGCATCTTGGTACAATGCCTCAGGGAGTTATTCCTTTCTCAGTTCAGCCAACTACTGTTCTTGTAGATGGAGACCAGAGAATCTGGGGAGAGGTTAAATCCTATGACACTAAGGCAGTTCTTCCTGAAGGACAGCTCATTGCAGACCTTGAGTACTTCTGCATGGGTGAGAGAGGAGACCAGTACAGAAATATGGGATGGCCTAATGTTATTCCAACCAAGTATCTGGTTGACCCATCTAAGGAGTATGATGTTATCAACATCCATTACTTCTATCAGGGTGATGGAATTTCAGTACAGAAGTCTGAGAAGGACATCCAGATTGTAGTTCCAAGACCAGGAGAGAAGGACTACTCAAACATTAATGCTGTTATTGCAGCTATTAAGGCTGTTGTCCCTGCTGAGACAAGTGCATTCCTTGAGGAACTTAAATAAACTAAAGGGACCTTAAAAAGGTCCCTTTTATTGTTTAATTTTCAACTGAATTAGTATGGTAATTTTTAATGATTTAAGAATAACTCCTGATGGTCAAAATCTTTTTATAGATGTTAAGGTAGCTCCATACAAATACTTTGAAAATATGTTTATATCTTCAATAAGTATTGATACAGAAGAAACATTTTCTCCTACAGGAAAACCAAGTTCTAATGCAGTTGTAGTATATGAAAATCAAGATACAACTGTAAAAGAATACAGTATAAATCTCTCACCAGATAAATTTAAGTTATCAGCATTTAATAATCATATATTCTATGTATATATATCTGTAGCTGGTACTCCTTCTATTGATACTCCTTGTGCAATGGATACTGAGTATACTTTAGGAGTAGTATTAAATTGGCAATCTATATACCAAAAAGGTATAAATCACATGAAGCAAGTGGTTAATGGCTGTTGTGAATTGCCTAAAGACTTCATAGATTATATACTTAGATTCAAAGCATTTGAACTTGCTATTAGAACTGCTCAATATACTTTGGCAAATGATAAGTTCAAAGAGTGGTTTGCAGAAGAGAATGTGAAGTTTAACCCTCCATGTGGATGTAAATAATATGTATGCAGGAAAAACAACTCAACAAGCTCTTGATGCCCTCAATGAATACTTTACTAATCTTAGTCAAACAGGCTATTTAAGATATGATATAGTTGTAAAAATATTAGGATTATTATTAGTAGATTCTTTTCTTAATACTGACCTAAACACCTATGTAACTGAGGAAGACTACAACATAATGGCAAAATTTTTATATTGTTTGTATGGAAGTAATTGCCTTATGCCTTATCCTCAATTCTATAAAGAAATACCTCAGTTAGGTACTATTCTTCCAAAGCCTGGAGGAATGCAACCTTATAGAGGCACAGAGGAAGATATATTAAGATTTACTGAGCAAGATTTTAGGGTGAGAGCTGCTGAATATAAGACAAACTATTGGGATAATTAAGTTTACAGGACATAAACAAATTTGATTAGACTATTGTATAAATGACTATTTTTCCTTACATTTGTGCAATAGTCTAATTTAGTTAATATAAGTAGAATTATGGCAACATATAGAGAAGTAGTATATATGGCTTTAGATGAGTTAAAACTTATCTCAAATGATGCCACTTATACACCAGAACATCTCATCTTTCTTGCAAATAACTATAGGGCACTCCTTCTTGACAGGAGGTATAGGGATGCAAGAAAAGGGGAAGTTACCAGAAGTAATTATCAGGAGATATGTTTTGACCTTATAGAGGTACCTGCCATACCAGGGACATCATGTGCTGGTGTGTATCTTAGGAGTACCAAAAAGATGCCATCAGTAATGAATATAGGAATAAGGCATATATATCCAGTAGATTACTTCACTTCAGAACATATATCCTATATACCTCTTGAAAGAATGCCTTATGTGGGAAACAACAAATGGCTGTCAAACATTATATATGCTACTAAAGGACCAGATGACTATCTTTATCTAAAGTCATCTAACCCTCAGTTCCTTTACCTGAAGAAACTTAGGATAGATGCAGTCTTTCAGAATGCACAGGAGGTGGCAGCATTTGCATGTTCTGCTCAGTCTGAAGGTAATTGTGATATACTTGATTCTGAGTTTCCTCTTGAGGATACTCTCATATCACCTCTTATACAGATGATGGTACAGGAGTTAAGTGGAGCAAGATATGCTCCCACTGACCAAACTAATGACAGTAAGGATAATATGTCTGGAATGGGAACTACTAAAGAATCTAAGTAATGGATATAAGGGAGTTTATGTCTTCTGCTAAGAAGGCTAAAGGAAAGAGAGTTCATAAAGTAAGAAATTCCTGGGGAGTGAAAGATGCCTTCCACTACTATAGAAAGACAAGACCAAAGGAGTCTGAATATGTACTTACTGAATGTGAGTTCCTAAGTATCATAAGAAAGACCAATGATATTCTAAGGCAGCTTATTATACAAGGAGAAGAGATTGTATTGCCTGAGAAGATGGGAAAGTTGGAGCTTAGGAAGAGACAGACTATAGTAGAGTTTAAGGAAGGTAAACTTAGGACCAATCTTCCAGTAGATTGGGACTCTACTCTAAAACTGTGGTATGAGGATGAACAGTCTTATAAGGATAAGAGGCTTGTAAGACAGGAAACTAAAGAAGTATTCAAAGTCTTCTATAATAAATATAGAGCAGACTATCCAAATAAATCTTTCTATCAATTTCATATTAACAGGGAAATTAAGAAAGGACTTAAACATAAAATAAAAAATGGGGAAATAGATTCCCTTATGTTATATAGAATTAGGCATGGAAAAGACAACATCAATTAAAAATTTAGCCTCAAGGGTCATGAGGCATCCCTTATTAAGGGATGTTCCTTTTGAGACTATACTTGAATACACCCTGGACTTCATTCAAATAGTGGGTTGTCCTTCTCTGTTTGAGGAAAAAACCACTGTTATTAAAATAGAGGACTGGAGGGGAGTACTTCCATGTGATTATGTGTCTATGATACAGGTAAGGACAGCCAAGAAAGTTGATGGCATAGAACCTAACCATAGGTCTCATATATCCTACAGGTATTCTACTGACTCATTTCATATGAGCAATGAGAAACCTGATGTAGGAAGATATGGGACTGACCTTACATACAAGGTTCAAGGATATGTTATATATACCTCAACCAAGGATACAGATATAGAGATAGCCTATAATGCTATAGCAACTGATGATGAAGGTTATCCTTTATTACCTGACAATCCTTCCTTCCTTAGAGCCCTTGAAGCCTATGTCAAGAAACAGCAGTTCACTATACTGTTTGATTTAGGAAAACTACAGCCTGCCATTCTACAGAATGCCCAGCAGGAATATGCGTGGGCAGTCGGAGACTGTGAAACTGAATTTAACAGGCTTACTCTTGATAAGGCTGAGTCTCTGTTCAACTCTTGGAGAACTCTTCTTATAAGAGATAGTGAGCATAGGCATGGCTTTGTTAATAATGGAGCAAAGGAGTATCTAACTATACAGCCATAATATGGAACAGAAGATTGCATCATTTCAAAATAAAGGAATGACAAGAGACCTCTCAATAAGCAAAGTAAATAATGAGTTTGCTTATGAGAACTTTAATGTCAGAATAATAGCCAGAGACCATGATACCCTCCTCTCTGTTACAAATGAAAGAGGTAATAAAGAAATAGAGCTTAAGGGGCAGCCTTTTATTAAAAGTACTGCTTACACAATAAATTATTATGATGATGGAGATTTAGAGGTAGATTCTAAAATTGAAAATTATACTCATTCTTTAACTTTTCTTTGGAAACTTAAGTCAGGTGAAACTGGAAGTATGATTTATACTTACAGTTTAGGAAAATGGAGATTTAAAGATGGAAATTCTTTAATTAATCCTATTTCAGAAGTAGAGTATTTAAGAGCAGACTTAGGATATATATTGGAAAATTATACCTATCACCCTATAAATATTATTTATCATGATAATAATGATGATGACCTTTTATATGAGAGCAAAGATTTTCCAACTGAAACTCCAATAACTTTAAAGGGAACTTTAATAGGGCATAGTGTATTAAATAATTACATGGTTCTATTTACTCATGAAGAGGATACAAAAATAGACCATATTTATAGAATAGAGCATATTGATGAAGAGAATTGGAGAAGTTTATCATTGTTTGATGGAAACTTGGGATTTGATTCTAAACATCCAATAGAAACTCTTGCCAATTATGAAACAGAAGCTATTCAAAAAGTATATTGGGTAGATGGAATTAACCAGCCAAGATTTATCAATATAAAGAAACTTGACTATAGCAGTGATAACCCAAGTCAGTTTGATTTTGTTACAGAGTTTAGTTCAGACCTTGAAATACAGGTAGATAAAGTTTTCCTTGGTACTGCTTTATTTGGGAGTGGCACCATACAGTATTACTTTACCTACTCAAATGATTTTGGGCAAGAGACTAACATTATAGGGAAAAGTTTCATCTACAATCTTAGTAGTCAGGATAGTGCTACACCTGCTGATTCAACTTCTCCATGTGCTTTCAAAATTAGCCTGAAGAACCTGGACAGTAGATTCAATAACATAAATATCTATTCACTTGTTACTTCAAGTACCATAACTTGTAACAAGGTGGCTACATTGCCCATATCTACTGAAGTTACATATACAGACACTGGAGCATATAATGTTCAGATAGACCCAACAACCCTTCTGTATATTGGAGGTACTGAGATTCATGCTGGAACCATTGCCCAAAAGGACAATACACTGTTCATAGGGAACATAGAACTTCAGATAGACTCTCTCAATGAGGATTTGAAGAACCTCATAGATGCTACTATAAAGAAAGATTCAGAAGGGGAATCAACAGGTGAGAGTTCTATGATAGAATTTGTTTATCCAGAACTTGATGATTATACATTTCAGAATAACAGTCTTGGGTCAATCTATTATAAGGACCAACAGTTAGATTTAAGCTCAGATAAGTTCCTGTTCTTCAAGGGAGGGGAAAAGTACAGATTTGGCCTGGTGTTCCTTACCAATACAGGAAGGAGAAGTTCAGTATATTGGATTGGGGACAAGGTAAATACCTTGTATCCTAAAACAGGTTCTGTGAGGACTTATAAGGCTATTGCCAGATGTACTTTACCTCCTGAAATATCTTCCTTTATAATTGAACACACTCCTTATAAGAGAGCTATCCTTGTAAGGGCTATAATGTCAGAATCTGACAGGTCAATTATAGCACAGGGATTTGTAAGCCCAACTGTGTTCAATGTAACACAGAGGGTTCTCAACTCCCCTTATGCAATGTCATCATGGTTCTTTAGACCTAAGAATGGTGATAATATTACAAATACCAACTTCTCACAGATACCTGGAAACAAGAGCACTTCGGCAGAGTTACAGAATGTCAAGGGGAGTGATACTGAAGATATAAAACCTCCATATTTCTCCAAGAAGGATATAGATACCAGTACTATACCAACATGGGTCAGATGGTCCATATTCACATTTTACAAGGACAACTGTGCTGGTCTATTTGGTGTTACTGGAGCTGAGGCTAAAGTCAGATTTGAATTTTTTAACTCTGAGGGAAGTCCAGATGTCAATGATGATGAGCATATGATACCAGAGGCTACACTTGAAGTTGGTTCATCTTGGAGAGAAGCTTATGCAACCTCAGGGTTTCCTAAAGTATGGCAAGAATTTAGTAGGTCTTATACTAAAGACCTTATTCCAACACTCTGGGCAGGTTATTCTAAGTATGCACAGTATGTTCCTCAATCACCAACTGAAGAAATGAAGAGGGCCCTCAAAGCAGATTGGGAAGCATCTCATAGCTTTTGGGGAAATGCATGTGATAAAAGAACCACTGGACCACTTCAGAGAGAAAAGGTACAGATTGATGGTATACTGTCAAACAATGGTCTTATTTATGGACAAAGTCTTGGAAATAGATTCTACATTGATGAGTCATTGATTACATTCCACTCACCTGATATAGAATTTGGAAGTTATAATTCTCTTTCTAAGGATTTCAAGTTCAGGATTATAGGTTACTCTCCTCTTACTGCTGGAACAACTAACTTCTATATGAACCCTGACAAGGATGATTCTAAAAGTAGTTTCATTCCATATAATTTCAGTAAGGAGAACACTACTCCTTATCCAGAACAGCCACCCACCCTTCCTTTCTTCAGTGGAGATGCTAAACATCCAACTCTACCTGATACAGCTACAACAAGTCCATATATAATATATCCTTGGCATAAGTCAGGAGCACTGTATAAGTCAGGAGATACTGAGAAGTATATATTAAAGAACAAAATACTTGCAAATCTAAGATATAGTCTGTATACTAACTTCTGCTGGGTAAACAAATTTAGAAAAGAGTTGGACTTGAACAAGACAGATGAGTATAATTATTATATGAAGATGTCTTGGGAACCTAAAAATGGTATAGAAAGTATAGGCATTGCTGATGAGCTGACCAATAATGTGTCTATAAATATAGGAGAAGAAAAACTATATTACAATAACTATGATTTTGTCTTGTCCTCATCAAGTAAGGAGAAATACCCTGTATATACCACAGGTCTTAATGGATATACCCATAGTCTTGACTTCATATCTGACCCAGTCAATTGGATAGATGTTGCAGATGTTGAAAAAGGCAGTAAAGAAAAAGGCTCAACTTCACCTATAAACCTTTCTGCAAAGAGTAAGAAGAACTGTGTCATATCCTTCAAGAACATTGGAGATGAAATAATAGTTCTCCCATCAGTAAATGGAGAAACAAATAGTCTGGAACTCACAAATTACTATCTTCCTTGGAAGGAGTATATTGAAGATTTTCAAATGGATGATGTTCTTATTATGAACACTTATCCATACTACACTCCAGATAATCTCACAAAATCTGGTACTATCTATATAATAGATTTGAACAGTAAGTCTGGTAGTAATGCCTATGAGTCTTTCAAGAATGATTATGACAAATCTAACAAATACCCAAATACAAAGGCTATCTGCTTTGTAGAAGAAGCATCAGGAAGTTCAGTATATCATTTAGGAGAGAAAGTAGAGTACAAAAAGAATGTAGCTCCAGGATTTAACATAACAGTTGCTCCAGTCATAGAGGAAGGGGCTACAACTGGATATACTGTATCTGTTACTCCAGGAAGTGAAACTGGAACTTATAACCTTTCCTATGTAGATTCTGGAGGAACTGAAGTAAAGAGTGTCAAGGTGACAGGGTCTATAACTGTAACCAAGGAAGATGCAGATGCATATTCATTCAGAGTTAAGTCTATCTACTCCCCTCTGTTTGCTGGATATTCTCCTTCAAGGGAAAATCAGTCAAGTTTGTTCAAGTTGAGTAATACCACTACCTTAACTGTCTCTGACATAAACAAGGGAGTAAGTATTAAGGCTGATACCAAGCTTAGAACAGGACTTGGAGAGGTAGTATATATGAGGAACTATCTTGGAGCTTCATACACTTACTCAAGGCCCTCTATGGTTCTTAATGAAGTGCTTCTCAACAAGATAGTAGTATCTCCAGATAACTTGTCTATACCTCTTGATACCTATGGGAATGATGGCAAGATAGATATCTCTTCTTTTGATACTTCAATAATCTTTGTTGGAGAACTGTATAGAGATATACAGGACTACTCAACTTCTGACTTCAGATATGGAGGTATAGAGGAAGATGCTCTCAAGAAGAATACCTTTGTAGACTGTGGAGTTGTTACAGACATTACACAGACTAACCTTCTCTATGGAGTTGAAGGAGATTCATACTACCAAAGGTATGATGTCTTGAAGACTATGCCTTATGCAGAAAATAAGGAGAACAGTATTATTGAAATATTCTCTGGAATGGTTGAAAGTAGAGTAAATCTGAATGGTAAAACAGACAAGAATATGTTTACTTCTGACTATACTCTTATAAATACTAAAACCTTTAACAGTATAAATGAGTTATACACCAGACAAGATTCATTCAATACTTCTGCTGTAATTGATAGTAGTAGCACTGATTCTCTGTATCCTACTCAGTTCACTTGGACCAAAACCAAGACTTTAGGGGAGCAGATTGATACTTGGACTAATCTGACTTTAGCATCAATAGAGTCTCTTGATGGTGATAAGGGACCACTTAGAGCCATAAGAAGGTTCCAGAACTCACTTATAGCATTTCAGGATAAAGGTATTGCTGAGATACTCTTTAATTCAAGAACTCAGATTGGAACTCAGCAAGGAGTACCTATTGAGATTGCCAACTCAGGTAAGGTTGATGGAAAGAGGTATATTACTGACAAGGCTGGATGTATCAACAAGTGGTCTATAGTTGAAACCAAGAATGGTATCTACTTCATAGATAATGTCAACAGTTCACTTAGTCTGTTCACAGGAACTGTGAAATCTCTCTCTGATGAGAAAGGGTTCAAGGATTGGATAGGAAGAAACAATTCTACTGATTTATGGAATCCTGTAGACTTCAATAACTTTGTTGCTTACTGGGATAGGGTGAATGATGATGTCTACTTCCTTAGAGGGAATGAAGAGGAGCAGCAGGATGTGCTGTGCTATAATGAAATGCTTGGGCAATTTACATCATTCTTCAGTTATGGAGAAGTCCCAATGATGGTTAATATTCAAGATAAATTTGTAGCATTCAAAGAGGATAACAATGGAGTAAATAAATTGTGGATACAGGGTAAAGGAGAGTTTAATAATCTGTTTGGAAACCTGCAAGGCTATCATATGTTATACAGAATTACTCCTGACCCTTATGGAGACAAAACATTCAGTTGTCTTGAATATAGGGCTGACATGTTTGATATGAGTGACCCAGATTATAATCCTTATATGCCTGGTGAGGGAAAACTTACAGGAGATACCTTTGACACTCTTGAAGTATGGAATGAATATCAGGGAAACAAGATTTCTGTAGGTGACTCTACTTCTCCAAGGGATAAATATCCTGATGTAAGAAGGAAGTTCAGAATATGGAGAATGGATATTCCAAGGGATAAGAGAGGTCCTGACAATCCTTATGGATTGAATAGAATAAGAAATCCTTGGATATATCTTAAACTGTCCAAGACTCCAACTCTTTCTAATGAAAGAATGGAGTTCCATGATTTGGCAGTAAGATATTTTGAATAGTTAAGAGAGTAGTAAGTAATTTACTTACTACTCTTTTATCATTTTATATACCTTATTGTTTAAGTCAATTATTTTTCTTACATTTGCAGCAAATGATTATATAATGGCTAAGTATAATATTAAAAGAAGGCATAGTAAAACACTTGACCTTTCTACAGGAATAAGGTATAGACCATTATCAAGAAGATTAGATTTTGGTGGTATATTAGACTATAATGGCAAGGAGAAGGGATTAGGCTGGAATAAGGCATCTAAAGATGCTTTGAAAAGTTCCTTCTCTGATATGGGAAGTGCTATTAGTAGTGTTGGGTCTGTAGTTGGAGGAGTTACTTCCATAGTAGACTCTGCCATGAAAAATGCTCAGACTGCTGATACCACTGGAATAGAAAGTAATATACAGGAACTTAAGGATGAGACTTTCTCTGAAGCCACAGACAGTGAGTCACTTCTTGATGCTTACAATAGTATAAACTTCCAGAAGGATAACTACTCTATGAAGGATATTAGAGGAGTATCTGGAGGGGAAATGGCTATGAACACTCTATCAGCAATTGGCTCAGGTGCTTCTGCTGGTGCTTCTGTTGGAGGTCCTTGGGGTGCTGTAGCAGGTGCTGCTGTAGGTCTTGGCGGTGCTCTTGCTGGGATATTCACGGGTAACAGTAAGGCAAGAAAGAAAGCAAAAATGCTCAATTTAGCAGCAAAAGATGCTAATAATAGAGCTATTGATGCCTTTGATTATCAAGCAGATAGTGTTATGAAAGATAATGCAAGAAATGCAATGATGGCTGCCTATGCAAAAGATGGGGGAGCCATTCATATAAAGAAGAATAATAGAGGGAAGTTTACTGCCTCAGCAAAGAGAGCTGGAATGGGAGTACAGGAGTTTGCAAGACATGTGTTAGCCAATAAGGATGACTACAGTTCTACCTTAGTAAAGAGAGCAAACTTTGCAAGGAATGCAAGTAAATGGAAGCACTCATTAGGGGGATATATGTTTGAAGATGGAGGTAATCTATATTCAGACATTCCTGCCTATCAAACTCATGGAGGAGACTTTCTCAATGGAGTAACTGTGGTAGGAGCTGGTGGAACACATGAAGATAATCCATATGAGGGAGTTCCTGTGGGGATTGCTCCAGATGGACAACCAAACCTTGTAGAAGAGGGAGAAGTAATTTTCAATGATTATGTATTTTCAAATAGGCTTCACCCTTCAGATAAGCAACTTAAGGAGTCAAGACTTCCTAATAAATATAAGGGATATACTTTTGCACTCATAGCAGAAGATATGAGCAAGGAGTCCTCAGAAAGACCTAATGACCCTATAAGTCAAAGGGGGCTACAGGATTCACTTGGGAAGCTTGCACTTCTACAGGAACAGCAGAGAATGAAGAAAGGAAAGAAAGGAACCCAACAGATGATGGCATTTGGTGGTAGGAAGTATGCAGGTCCTTGGGATATAGAAGGCTTAGATGACCAGCCTAAGTATAAAGGATGGAATCCAGATGTAGTAGATGAAATGCTGTATGAACAACAGTTAATAGATGATGCTAAAACTGGAATTAACCCAGATATAATAGAGGCTGAAAGAGCTGGAACTTTACAAGTTCCTACTACTAAATCTTCTACAGATAAACCTTCTACAGACCCAAAACAAAAACCATTATCTACTTTTGCAAGATATGCTCCCATAGTTGGTTCAGCAATTGGAGCACTCTCAAGTGTATTTGAGAAACCAGATTATACTAACTCTAACCTCATACTTGATGCAGCAAATAACCTTTCAAGAAATAGAGTAAGTAGTAGACCTATAAACAACTACCTCACTTATAAGCCTCTTGACAGGAATTATTACCTCAGCAAACTTCAAGGACAGGCTGGTGCAACAAGAGCAGCACTAAGAAATTCAGGAAGTAATCCTGGACAAGTTATGGCTGGACTTCTTGCAGCAGACTATAATGCTCAGAATGCTGTAGGAGACACTCTTATGAAGATGGATATGTATAATGAGCAGCAGAGACAGGCAGTAGAACAGTTCAATAGAGGAACTAACCAGTATAACTCACAGGCTGCCATGAGTGCTGATGCTCAGAATGCACAGTTAGCATCTATGAGAGACAGGATGAGACTTGCAGGTATAACTTCTGCTGCTGGAATGAGGGAGGCAACAGATACAGCTCTTGCCAATTCAAAGAGTATGAACCTTACTAATTTCTTTGACAACCTTGGTGCTGTTGGACAAGAGAACTTCATAATGAATCAGATAGCCTCTAACCCAAGTCTGCTCTACTATTATACCAATGGTAGGGGAACAGTAGGATATAAGAATAAGAGAGGTGGAATGCTTACTAAGAGGAACAGGAGGAGAAGATAATGGCAACATCATATGTAACTATAGGAAGTAAGTTCAGACCATTCTCTTATGATGAGTTGGTAAGACCCTTACAGGAAGCTACAGTAGCACATCAGGCTCTTGAGACTGAATATGCAGACCTTGATACCAAAGCAAGTGTATGGGAGAATATAGCAAATGAGCAGACTGACCCTAAAGCCTATCAGATGTACAAGAGATACTCTGAAGACCTTAAGAGTCAGGCTGATGCTCTTGCCAGTCAAGGACTTACTCAGGTAAGCAGACAGAACCTTCTGAAAATGAAGGGTAGATATTCTCAGGAGATAACTCCAATAGAGCAGGCCTATACAAGAAGGAGACAGCTTGCTGATGAGCAAAGAAAGGCACTTGCTGAGAATCCCACTCTCATGTATCAGAGGGATGCTTCTACAATGAGTCTTGATGACTTCATTGCAAATCCAGAGATTGATTATGGAGCATCTTATTCAGGAGCAGTACTTGCTAAGCAGGCTGGAGATATGGCTTCTAATCTTGCTAAATCTATGAGGTCAGACCCAAGGAAGTGGGAACATATACTTGGTGGACAATACTGGCAGACTATGGAGAAATCAGGATATACTCCTGAAGAAATAGTCCTTGCTTCTCAATTTAACCAGGATGCTCCGGAGGAACTCAGAAATATAATGAAGCAGGTTTATGAGTCTTCAGGAATTGATTCTTGGGCTGATAATAGTACAAAGAAGAGAGCAATAGACTATATAACAAGTGGTCTCTATAATGCTATTGGTACTACTAAGTATGATACCTTACAGGATAGAAACTTTCTTTCACCTTATGAAAGGTGGAAGATGAGAGAAAAAGAGACACCAGCTTCTCAGCAGCCTATCTTCTATGATTATGTAGGAACTGAGCTTAACATTGACAGGGATGCCAATGCTAAACAACTGAATGAAGACCTTAAGAATCTTAGGGCATATAAAGACTCAATAGATAGAGGAGAGACTGTATCTCCTTATACATCAAGGATGGGCTATGCCAATGGGGTATTAGATGACAAGGCAAAGAGAATTGAGAGCTATATAGCAAGAAGGCAGGAGGAAAATCCACAATGGAATCCTGATACTGATATAGGACTTAAGAATCTACAAGCTGACTTACAGAGGAGCCTTGATTCATACGCTATGGTTGGAGGGAGTACTCCAAAGATGAATAAGGAGTATAGGACTGAAAACCCTGTATATAACTCTTATACTAACCTCTCTAAACAGTATGGAACAGATGATATTGACTCTCTTATAAAAGAGCAGGAATTATCATTGAAGAAGGCTGTAGCTGTAAATAAGTATGCAAAGTTCAAGACTACTCAGTCTGACCTTGCAATGAGGGAACTGAGAGCAGCTCTTCTGTCTGGAATAGAGGATAGGTCAGATAAGAAGGAAGTCAGAAAGAGGATTCATAAGTTAGGGGACAGTAAGGCTGCTCCTGATGAAGACACCCTGTCCAAGATATTCAATGACAGTGATGCAACAATACAGTTCAATCCTGTCACTGGAAAGTCCATTATAGAAGGTTCCTATGGAAGTTATGAAATAGATAACTCAGCAGCATTCCATAACATAGGAGTTCCAACACCTGTTGGGGTAATTCCTGGAGATGAGTTCCTGGGGATGATTACAAACTTTGCACAGTCTTCTCAATATGACACCAACAGCAATGAGGCAAAGATGGCTATGGACAATATGTTGAATACCTTCTATGGGGCATTGTATAATTCATACAATGGTGCAGCACCAGAAGCATCAAAGACAAGTGCAAAGGTTTCAACATTTCCTTTATAAAGATGAAATTTTATGGGAGAGAATGAAATAAAGGACCCAAGAAAGATGGGTGTATCTGGACTTAAAGGCTTGAATACCAAGTCAGCAGATGGTACAGATTATGTATCAATGTTCCAGAACTTCAGACCAGACTGGAGAGATAATACAGCAAGGAAACTGGACCTCATTCAAAGAGGTCCAGTTGAAAATGTTGGAGTTGAGGGTTTTGGAGAAAGTAGGTATGATAAGAGGATGACCCAGCTTGGGGAGCTTGCAGACCTGAATGAATCAAGAGCCAACATACAGCCTTGGTATGACCAGATAGGTGCAGGCATACTTAAAGGCTCTGTCCTTGCTGCCACTACCTTTGCTGATGGAGTCCTTGGAACTATAGCTGGAGCATTGAACATTCTTGGGAACACAGACAAGATTTCTGAAAGTGACAGTCCTATGAGGGAGATTGGTAACTTGTTCATAAGTAACCCATTCAGTGTACTTATGCAGGACATCAATGAGAAGGTTGAGTCAGTCCTTCCAAACTACTATACAAAAGCAGAACAAGAAGACCCATGGTGGGAACATATATTCTCAGCAAACTTCATAGGAGACAAGTTCCTTAAGAACCTTGGATTTACTGTAGGTGCTGCATATTCAGGTAAACTCACAGCAGGTGCAGTGTCAAAGGCTATGGGACTGAAAGGTGTGAGGGATGCCTTCAAGGGAGCTGTTACTACAGCATCAGGAAGAACCCTGAATACAGCTTCAGAGATAGCAAAGGCCTATAAGTCTGGAGATGCCTTCATGGATGGAATAAAGCTCACTGAAGACTTAGGAAAGGCTGCCAAGCAGTTGAGGAATGCTGAATGGACTCTTAAGACTGTAGGTGCAGTAAATGCAGCTATGGGTGAGGGAAGAATTGAGGCCATTGGAAATAGTAAGGAATGGGAAACATATCATAGGCAACTCCTTGATGACCAATATCAAAAGGATATTTCAAATATTGAGAATACCTTGTTTGAGGAACACCCAGAGTGGTTCTCTTTTGTTCAGACTGGTTCACCTGAGACAGGTATAAGATATGAAAGAAGACTTGTATCTCCTGAAGGACAAGCTGAGTGGGCTAATATAAAGAACCAGATTGATACAAGATACAATAACTCAATAGCCAAGCTTGCTGAGTATAGAGCTACTATGGCTAATGCTGACTTTGGGCTTAATGCTATAATGCTTTCTGCCTCAAACATGTGGCAGTTTGGAAGGTTCCTGTCTGGAGGTTATAACACAGGAAAACTTGCCAATGGTATTATAAAAGGAAGTGCAAAGGATGGTTTCTCTATATCAAAGGGTAATGTAGCAAAGAAATGGGCAAGAGCCCTTTCAAACCCACTGGCTGAGATGAATGAGGAGATGATGCAGTCTTGGTTCTCAGAAGGAACAGGATTACAGCAATCTTCAAAACTCAACAGTTTCTATGGAGCAAAGGTTAATCCTGAAGCTGAGGAAGAGACTTCAACATTCCTCAACTCAATGGTCAAGGGGTTCTCTAATATATATGGAGATGCTGATAATTGGGAGGAAGGTTTCATAGGAGGTCTTACAGGACTTCTTGGAATACCTAAACTCTCAAGAGTAAAGGGAGAGAATGGTAAGAAGAAAGTAAAACTGTCTCTGGAAGGTGAACTGTGGGAAGGAATCTCTGATGTTAGAGAAGAGAAGAAGCAGGCACAATCCCTTGTAGATGCCCTTAATCAGAGAGTACAAAGTCCAGAGTTCCTAAACTATTATCAAGGCTTCATAAGGCATCAGAAATATCAGAATGATATGGAGGCTGCCCTTGCAAATGGAAGTAACTTTGATTATAAGAATGCAGAACATTCCCAGTTTATTTCAGATGCTATAATGTTTGAAAAGGCTGGAAGATTGCAGGACTTATATGACATTATAGAGGAGGCAGGAAATGTAACTCAGGATGATGTAGATGATATAAGAAACCTTGCAGTTGATAAGAATACAGGGAAGTCAATCTTTGAAGGTAAGTCAGACCAGGAAGTAATTGACCATGTTAATAAACAGGTTAGGGATGCAAAAACCAAACTTCAGAAGTATTCTGAAATCTCTACTAACCTCAAGACACTCTATGGAGAAGATATGGCTGATGACTATCTTGAGGAGATGACTTGGATGATGACTCAAATTGATGATTGGGAGTCAAGATTCAAGTCCCTCTTTGAAGAAGTGAAGAAGGGAGCTTCTCAGGTTATTGGGGATAGGGATAAAAGGTTCTTTGAAGTAAATGCAAACCAGAAGATAGGAGAACTGACTGATATTACAGCTGAATCCTTGTTGAATACCCTTAATAGAAAGGCAGTCAGGGATGCTCTATCTGATGAGAAAGTTCTTACTGATAAAGATAAGGACAAATCACTAAGGAACATGAAACTTTTCATGGACTTATCTGATATGCTTAAAATATATGAAGCAAGAAATAAGTTCATTGATAAGTACACTGCACTTTCAAAGAATCCAGAGCTCTTCTCACAGCAGGTACAGGATTCTATAAAGGCTGTTAAGGAGGATAATGTGAAGAGGATTCTTGATGAAGCAAAACTTAAAGCAGACTCAGCAACTTCAGTTAATGACCTTAGGGAAATATTCTCTAATTATCCTGAACAAAAGAAGGATATAATAGAATCATTGAAGAATGGTGGTAATGATACTCTCAAGAAGTTAGCAGAGACTTATGAAGACCTTGATGAGTCTTCTGCTATATTCACAGATATTCTGTCTGCTACAGAGCCTTCTCCTGAAGTAATATCAGCTAAGAACATCATACAGGATGCTCTTGAGAATGCTGAATCACTTGATGATATACTTACCACTCTTGACCAAGCACAGGACTCTTCTATACCAGAAGAAGTAAAGGCTACTCTTCAAGAGATAGTTGATAAGTTCATAGAGCAGAAGAAGTCAGGGAAAACTTCAAGAAAGGATACAAAGAAATCAAAGAACAAGCCTAAGAAAGCTGGAAAGAAAGGGTTCTTTGATATGTTGTCTGATTCTCCAGATGCTAAGGATGCTCTATCTGAGGAAGAAGCTGAAGGTGAGAAGGAAGGTAAAGAAAAACCTTCTAAGGAAGAACCAGAAAGTCTTGAGGGAAGACTTGAAGAAAAGAGTCAGGATGAGCTTGTAGATATAGCCAAGAAGGGTGATGCTTCCCTTCCAAAGGAAGATAATACTGCTCTAAGAAGACTTGCTGCAAAGATACATGACAACAGACTTCTTCCTGCTGCTGGTGAGGAGAGTAATGTGGAAGTTGAGGATAATGCATCTCCTGAAGATAGTGGTATTACACAGGGACTTAGAAGCTGGGTTGAGACTGAGTATGAATTTAATCCTCTTAAGAATAGAAGAGAGAGAAAGGCTGTATTAAGGAACAATCCAATAGTGAATGCCTTACAGGAATTAGGAGCTTTTCAGTATATGGATGAAGGCTATCTTGCAGATAGAGTTGATGCAGATGAAGATTTGCCAATACATCTTATCATATCTTCAGACAGCAGACTTAACAGTCATATACTGCTTGCTGTAGAAATAGGAGAAAAAGACAAATCCCTGAATCCAGTAGAAGGAAGTGATGGAAAGAGGTATCAGGTGGTAGGAGTCCTTGGTTTCAATAAGAATAATAAGGAGTCCATAAAGAACTACAATGATATAGTGGATGCAGTAAATGATGAGTATTCTGCTTCTGAAAGTAATGAAGGAAGTGTATTTGTTTCATCCTATTATACTAAGGTAACCCACATATACAGTGGAAGAATGGTCAAGTCTACAGAAGACTCACCAGTTGAGAGTAAAGACCTCACAAAGGAATTTCTTAGAGGAAGACCTCTTAGGATTGGTATCTATTACAACAATACAAGATTTGAAACTCCAGGTCTTGATGATGTTGAAATAGTCCCGCTCAACACTAACAATCAGAATCCAAGGGCTGGTTCTATATGGCTCATGACCAAGGAGGCTGATGGAAGGTGGTATCCTAAACATCTAAGGGCAAAGAGGTTCACAGAAGCTGAATATCCACTTGATATATGGGGGGACTCTCCAATAGTTGAAAGGATAGGAAGGGATGCTGAAGTTCTTGTAAATCCAGAAAGCACTCAATATCAGAAGTCTCTTGCCAAGTATGACCTTAAGGAAGTTCTGCATTTCCCAGAAGGGATTGATATAGCCTTCTCAAAGAAGGGAAATATTGTATCTATACCAGGAGTTATAGAGAATATAACTGGGGGAGCAACCTCTTTGGATGAAGCAACAGTACTTCTGGTTCAGGCACTCCAAAGTGATGAACTTGGATTAAGGTTCAATGTAGTGACTTCAGAACTTACTGACCCTCAGTATCAGGAGGATATACTCAAGTCTGGCATACTTACCACTGATTTATATCAGCCTGGTAATGTTAATGCAAGTTTTGATATTGCACCAGTTGATTCAGAAGGTAAGCCATCTGTTGAAGGAGGTGAGATTGCTCTTAAAGGTCATACTGGAAAGAGAGGAATACAGAATGTTCTCAATAGGACCACATTGACTCTTAACAGCAAGAGTTATAGTATAGATTCAGAAGGTAATATCTATGATGATAAGGGAGAGGAAGTTTCAAATCAGAATAGTATAGATGAACTCACCTTACTTTCTAAGATAAACCAAGGCTTGATAAATCCAGTTTCAGGTAGTAAGAAACTTTACTTAGGAGTTTATACCAATGATGGTACAGAGTTTGGTATAGTCAATGGAGTTGTTAAGACAGGAAACTCTCTGAAGGAACTTAAGAGTAAGGCAGAAAAGCTTCATAAGAAAGAACTTCAGAACAAGAAAGTGGGGGAAACTGCACTTGAAATGGGAGCTGCTGAAGATGCTAATCTTTCATATCTTGAATCTCAGTATGGAGTTTCTGACAAAGTTCCAAAGCAGGAAATAGCAAAGGAAGAACCAGCAGACTCTGAAGATGGAACCTTAATGGGGACTATATCTGATGAACTTGCTATGGCTATCCTTGGAGGAGAAGAAGTTTCAAAGCCAGTAAAGAAAGCACCAGAAACTAAAGTATCAAAACCTACATTTACTCTTACTGAATCCTTCACCCCAATATCTGATGAAACCAAACTGCAGATTTCATCTTATATAAGAGGAAATAGAGGAGTTCTCAGAGAGCTTGGATTTAAGAATGTTGAAGAGTTTATGGACTTCATAAGAAATCCAGAGAATAATCTTCCAAGTCCTGAGACTATAACCTCAGCAGAAGCATTCAACAGTCTTATTGACACTATAAAGAATTGTAGATAGAGATACTACAAAAAGAAAAAAAAAGAGGAAGTAGAATAACTACTTCCTCTTTTTTTATCTATCAGCAAATATAGTGTACATATAATCTTCCTCAGAGAGGTCTGCTATCTTTCTAAGCTGACCATAAAGAGGAATTGTCTGTGAAGCATCTCTCTCCCACTCACTCCATCCCTTGTATCTTCCAGATTCAAGTTCATTAAACATGTTCCAGAACTTAACCAAATCAAGTAGTCCATTGAAACTGTTTATGGCTGCTGCTGGACTTTGTAGTATAGTCCATGCATTCTCAATGGCTGAGAACCAAGGTATAGAAGCACCAGTCTCAAGTTGCATTCTCTTAAGCTGATATACAATCATTCTCTCACCCCATCTGCCTTTCTTATCCTTCTCAGGTCCTATCATGGCAATAAGTGCTGCAAGTGTAGCAAACATTCCAAGTTCTGTTAAAGCCCTTCTTATGTTTGCCTTCTCATGGGTGCTAAGACTGTTCCAGTTGGTTGCAAGGTCAAACTTTGCTCTGCCTATATCTTTCATAAGGTTTATAGCAAATCTTATTATAGTTCTGTAATAACCTTCTCTCCAATGGTCAAGTTTGGCATCATAACTTGCACTTGAGAACCTTCTTGAGTAATGGGCAGGCATCCACTGTCTAAACTGCATAGCAAGTCTTCCAAGAGAATACCTATGGATAGCTCCTTTGTCAGCCTCATTGAATGCACCATTAAGAGATTGATTGACCTTTCCAATCCTTAGTTTCTGGTTTGTAATGAAGTCATCATATCTCTTCTCCACTTCTTCATACAATTCAGAGTTCCTGTCAAGCCCTTCTGTAGAAAGAAGATTACCATCAAGGTCTTTTATTCCCTCCTTAAGGACTATCTTTGATGCTCCTTCAGGGTCTGTCTTCACTTCAAAAGCATCAAACAGGCTCATCTCTTTTCCACTTCTGTCCTTTACTTTGACATTGTTGAGCATAGCCAGCATATTCCTACTGTGAAGATAGTGCTCTCCCATGTTGTTAAGGAAGAATATATTTGCAGAACCTATAATTCTTGACAAAGGTCCTTTGTAATACCCTTGTGATTTAAGGTTTCCATAGAACTCCTCAAGAGCATCAAACTTGTCTATAAGGAGACCAAGCTTACTTGTTTTCTTTGTAGAGTTAAGTTCTGCCATATACTGTGGAAGAAGTGCATAGTAGTTCTTCTTACCTATGGCTGAGTCTTTCATATTGAAGTATTCTCCAGACATAGCCTCTATGAACAACTGCATCTTACCCATAGTGACATTGCTTATAGCAGAGAACAGGTTAAGACCAAGTCCAAGTGCTCCTGTATAACTCTTCAAAGCATCCATAGTCTTGGCTTTATCTATCTCCTTACCAAAAACATTCCAGGTTCCTTCATCTTCCTTATGCTGACCATACAGAACAGAAGCATAATAATCATCTATTCTCTTTCCAATGTTGGTTCTTTCTCCAGACTTGGTATAGTTCTTACTGAACTTCTTATGGACAACCTTGAAAGCATCTATCAGTTTTGAGTCTCCAGACATCTGCTGAACTTCCCTCTCCTTGATAAGGTCTCTTGTAAGTTCAAGTACATCAATCACTTTACTCATCTCATTATAGTTTATTGCCATAGATGCATATGCTATAATAGATGAAGTGAAATCTGTACTCAGCCTCTCCATATCTTCAAGAGGAGTTGTATAGTACACTGGCAGTTTCTGTATAGGATTACCTGAGAAATCCAGACCTATCTTCTTTGATTTAGTAAGAATAGGGGATTCTCCATCATCAAGAACTGTTGCATCTCCCCAGTCAGTGTCATCACTTCTTCTGAGGAAACTGTCCTTGAGGTTCTCTATAACCATCTTCCCAGACTTCTTAGGATTGGTCACATTATCCATGATAGCTTCAGTAACATCATTCCTTATCTGGACTGCATTGAAAGTATTTGCAAACCTTGCTGGTATCAGAGAGTCAAGAGTAGCCTTAAGGTTAATCATGGTGTTGTAATACTCTCTCTGTGCAGGTGCAAGTTTACTTATTCTATCAACACCATAAAGACTCTTCTTAGGAAGTTCTTCCTTTCTACCTGAGTCTGCATCTATAAGAACAGTTTCAGTATGTCTTCTTTCCCATGCATCAAGTTTTGACTTGACTGTATAGTAAGGAAGTTTTTCATCCATAAGTCTCTTCTTCTCAGCATCATACTCCTCCTTAAACTTAACAAAGTCAATATCACTTATTATTCTTCCAGTAAGCTTTCCATCCTTGTCTCTCTCATACATAAAGTCTGTAGTATATCCAGCCTGTGAAAGTTTAGTATGGGCACTTCTCACTCCTGCAAGAACCTCCTCAAGCACTGAATCCCTCTTAGACTGTGTAGATTTGACTACCTTGTCTATAAGAGACAGCATTGGGTCTGATGCATCACTCATTGAACTGATATATCTGTCAAGGAAGTTAATATCCTTATCAGCCATCTTCATTATCATTTCAAGAGTAATTCTCTTGCCCTTATCTTTTCCAGAATCAATAATCTTATCCTCCCCCCAGTACATCTTAAGGAAGCTGTAAAGAGTATTGAACCTCAGGCTCTTATACCCAGAGTTAATCTTGGTGATTATCCTAAATACAGCTGAAGCCTTGTCTGCAATAATAGCAGCATCTTCAGCAGACAGTTCAACCTCTCCTCTCTCCTTCATAGCATCTATACTCATCATCTGTTTGATGATAGGCTCATATGCATCTGAGAACTCCTTAATCTTCCTTAGAGTAGAACTAATCTTTCTGATTCTGTTCAAGTCTGACTCTTCACTAAGGTTGTTAGCATCAAGTTTACTTAAGTTGGTATTCAGTTGTTCTAACTGTTGAAGGCTATCTGAAAGAAAAGCAAGACAGCTCTTGGAGTATTTCTTCTTTTCAATAAGGTCCTGAAGATTCTTTATTGACTCAAGGTCATCTTCACTATATCTACCACTTCTACTTCTTAACCTTAAAATCTCAAGTCTCTTACTTGCAACCTCAAGAGCCTTCTGAGCCAGTTCCTCCATTCCAGATACAGACCTCTCTACATTGTACAAGGTCTTTGCATTAACTATAAGGTCTTTATCTACTAATGGAAGTATAGACTCATCAAGGATAGAACCTGCTACCTGAGAAGCATCTCTATTGGCCTGTAGTATGATATTATCAACATCATCTTCAGATATACTGCCAAACTTGGACTTAATCCAATTCCAAAGCCTCTCAAGCAAAGAAGGTCTACTTACAGGAAGACTCTCACCAGTGATATACTTCTGAAGCAGTTGTCCAGCAGCCTCCTTCTGGAGAGATTCCATATCTCCTTTATAAAGCCTTACATAGGTATCAAAGTTTTCACCAAGAATTTCCTTTAGGACTTCATAAGAACCTACAGAATTTACAAGCCTCTGAACCAAAGGCTGGTTGATAAGTCCTTCTATCATAAGATGGCTGAACTCTTCAGGAAAGGCATCTTCCCCTCTCTGACCTTTGGCTATCTGTATGACTGTCTTCAATCCTTCTGCATTTGTCCTTGCATTCTCAGGACTAAACATAGCATTGAATCTTGGGGTACTAAGTACCTCAACATCAAACCCAAGCCTTCTAAGGATACCCCTCAATTGATTGTTAAGAGAACTGTTGAATACAAGCTTTTCAGGAGAGGCTGCATTCTGAGGAGTCTTAGGCTCAACATTTATTACATACCCTCCATCCTTACTTCCAATATCAGCAACCATCTTTGGATGGTTCTTATTAAACTCAACTACTGAATTGATAATCTCATCAGTAGAAGAATGTATAACAGGTTCCCCTTTACTATTTATAGCACCAAGTTCTTTCTTAGCACCTTCTATTGATATACCTTCATCTAATAGACTATCTATATCAATAGCCTTAGTAAGAGAGGAAAGAGTAGGTTCTCCATTCTTATCCTTCTCAATACCCTTAAGAGAACTCATGAACTCTGGAACCTGAGTAAGTCCCCAAATGTACTTTGCTGATTCTCTATTACCAGTGTAGGTAACCAGCTCCTTAAAGAGCTGGCTATCCACTTCCTGGTTTCCTACTTTCACTGTAGGAACATAAACACAAGATTTAGCCATATTAGCAAATTCCCTTTACAATATCTATCATTTTCTTCATAACCTTAGAAGCAGTCTCAGAGTCTGTATGCTCTTCAATCATACTCTTATATTTGTCTACCTTCTTTGACTGCCCTTTAACAAGAGATGCCACAAGACTGTCCAGTTCACTCTCATCAAATACCTCACTGAGTATATTCTCAACATCAGTCTCTGAGAGTTCTACTGCTTCAGTCTCTCCGTCATCCTCAGGAACCTCTCTTGCTGGAGACTCCTGAACCTCCTTCTCATGTACATCTTCCTCAGAAGTTCTCTGGATAGAAGTTTTTATCTCACTTCCAGATTCATTCATATCATACTCAAGGAAGTTGTTGGTATTACCAAGAGTTGTTGTCTCAGTATAAGTAATAGAACCATCTTGGTTGATTTCAGGATTGAAATACACCCTATCATTATAGATGATAACAGGAGCAGCTATTGTCTCTTCAGTAGACACTTTTCCACTTCTCCTCTTTACCTTCTTGACAATGAACTGTGAGGAAGCACTGTCTGAGGCAAATGTGAAGGTTATCTTCCTGTTACCAGCTCCATCTTCAGTGATAGAAGATGCAATTCCCTTTCTCTGTGTTATATGAGGGACAACCCTGAAGTTGTCTGTATGATTCCTTCTATACTGAAGAAGGAAGTCATTTACATCAAAGGAGTCATTATAATTGACATCCCTGACACTTTCAACATATCCTGGAATTGCAAGTTTCACATCAGTTGAAGCAAGGTGAAGGAAAGTCTTAGGGCTGAATGAAAGTCCTGTTCTGTACATATTGTAGAAGAACAGTTTGACCCCAAGGTCTCTTGTACTTTCATCTGTTATAAGATTTGTCCAAGCATCTCTCACTCTCTCTTGAACATCCTGAGTATATCCACCAGTCTTTGTTTCCAAAGTTGGAACAGGACATTTTCCAGTAGAAGGTTTGACAGTTATAATCTTGATAAGTTCATTATCTACTATTCCAGCAGCCTTCTCCTTAAACTCCATTATGAAGTCATGTATGAACTCTTCTCTTACCTTTCCATCTGAATTAAGGACAGGGTTTGGTCCTCCAGTAAGTTTGTAAAGAACAAAGTCACTGACAAGGGAATTGATAGTCTTGCTATCTACATTTGCCTTTGTAGTTTCTCTGAACTTTCCAAGAACCTGATTGAATTTATCAGAGTACTGAGGGAAATATCCCTGGAATATCAACTGAGAAGCTCCAGTATCAGATACTGTGGTTGTATAGAAGGCATCAAGAATAGGAGAGTTCTGAATGACATCCTTTGCATTGTCTGAGAAGATTGCATTGTTATCCTCAAACTTGTCAAGGAACTTCTTATATCTCTGCTTCATTACAAGGGTATCTGCAATGGTTGGACCAACAGCATTGGTTACTGAGTTGAACTTAGTAAGGAATGTAAGTGTGCCAAGGTCCTGTGATATCTTTGACAATCTCTTGAACAGAATAAGAACTCTTGTCTGAAAGTCTCCTTTATCACTATTAAGTGATATACCCTGAGCAAGTTCTTCTTTAGAGAAGTTAGTTAGGGTAAGAGTCTTTTCATAACCCTTTGCATTCTTGTCCTGTTCAAGGAACTCATCAATCAGGTCCTCAGCTGAGATGTAACCCTCATTGTTCCTTCTGAAGTACTCATCAGTCACCCTTCTTATAATAGGCTGAGAGAGGAGCAGACCTATACTGTCAGAATCAAAACCAAGTCTTGCCAGAACCATTGCTGGTCCAGAGGTAAATGTATTAAGATTCATAAAGTTAAGTACTGGGTCCTTCACAGCATCCACAGAGGCTGCAAGAAAACCTGCAATAGTCTTGCTTATGAGACTTCCATTCTTGCCTTTAAGGTCATCAAGTTTGTTGTTTTGAATACTATCTACTGTATATCCATCAAAGGTGAACTTAAGGTCATCCCCGAGATTAAGGTGTATATTCTGCATTGATATGAAGGCATGGCTGGTGTTATTATTGGCAAATATACCAATCAACTTGCCAGCAGTCATATTCTGCTTATGGAAGTACACCTGGGAAGTTGAGTAGATGATATTTCTGTCAGTTGAAGAGTCAAGTATTTCATCAAGCTGGTCAAGATTAAGCTTGCTCAACTCCTGATAGGTATGACCCTTTGTCTCCTGAAGTATCCTTACAATCCTTGCAGTCTTCTTCTGTACATCAAATGAACCAGGATTAAACATCTTGCTCATTGTGTCAGGATTAGTGAGAACAGCCCACTGAAGGTCAAATATCCTGTTGTTCCTTCTATCAGTACCACCATTAGACAGTTCAAAAGAAGCTCTATCATATCTGTCTCTATGGTCATAATAATAGTCATGCACAGCCATTTCAAAGGTGCCTTCACTAAACTCCATTCCAGCCTTAATCTGCTCAATGACTATCCTAAGGGCTTCCTTTCTCTTCTTTCTCTCTTCTCCTATAGCCTTACTTGATTTGAGAATATCTCTCTCAAGTTTACCCCAATCAGTTCTCTTCTTGAGAGTGAAAGTCTTAAGCATCACATACAGCTTGTCAATATCAAAGTCAGAACCCGAAAGAAGGGTAATCTCTTTAGGGAGCATCACTGCTTCTCCAGCTGCTTTAGGAAGAAATCCTTTTATATAGAGAGGAGCCATAGAATACTTGTCCTCTGTAGGAATCCTATATCCAATAGCCTTTCTCATTTCTTCAGGAATTATACCTTCCTTAATTGCTTCTTCCATTGATATTATGTATGAGTGCCCATCCTTGTCATATCTTGTAAGAGCCTTTTCAAGTTCAGAAGAGGGAATAGGCATATAGCACTCAAAGTGTGCCACGGAAGCCTGCTTATCCTTAATGAACTTCTTATATTCAGCTGCTGAAGATTCATCCTTTGAAAGACCTCTCTTCTCTACAAACTCACTATAGGTCTCAATGAGATTTCCATCTTTGTCCTTAAACCTTATTGAAAGGTCATCTGACATACCAAATACTGAAGCCTGAACTACTGGACCACCAGTTACCTTCTGCTTGTTTATCCTACTCTTTATAACAGAATTAAGAAGCTGCTGTATTCTGGTAGACTGTATAGGGTCACTAAGTGGGATTATAAATTCTCCATTCTTATCAAGAGAACAAGCCCTCTGTATGTCAGCACCATACCTCTGGTCCTTTTCAATAGCTTCCTGAAGTATTTTCTCAAGTGCCTTATTCCTTTCAAGCCTTGTTCCTCTAACCTTGAAATCCTTACACAGTTTTTCAAAACTCTGCTCAATGTTCTCCTTTATAAGATTCTGATATTCACTGATAAGTTCATCACTCTTAAGATTTTCATCTCCTATCTGAAACTCAGTACCTGGGGTAATGTCACTTATACTAAGTATCCTCATCTGAGAACCCATGAGCTGCTCATGGTCTACCAAGTGGGCAGGAACTTCCTGCTGAATGCCATAGTCTTCAAAAGGAATTGTATGGATGTAATTGACATTATATCTGTCATTGTTATTATCAGAAGAAGCAGTTCTGTCAGAATTGATATATGTAGCCTCATTAAGGATATTCTTAATTTCCTCATATGATTCTACCTTATTTATATTCACAACTCCAGAATTTCCTGACTTCACAGATGATTCAAACTGGACAGTATCAATACCCTTTCCATTGTATGTACCTTCCTTTACAACCTCATAAGTGTTGGTCTTTGAATTGAATTTGGTCTCTCTGCCATCATAGGCAGATTCCTCCATGAAATCAAAGATAGCAGCAAGTTTGCTCTGCTTCTTTCCACCTCTCATAAGCGCATCTGCAAGGAGGAGAAGATATTCAGAGTTCTTGTTCTGAACAGGAACCTTAAGTTCAGAAAGAGCATCTGAACCTCCTGGTTTCCTAATCTGGGAATAGACAAAAGGTTTTAAGGGCTGCCAGACAACACCAAGGTCATTGACATTGAAGTCTCCTCTCTTGATTCTGTTATAGGCCTCTTCCATTTCATCAGACCATCTGCCCATCATACCCATCTTCTTTCTGTATGAGGTAGGTGATGAATACCCCTGAGCATCTGCTACATTAATCTTCCTGAAAGAATCAACTATGAGGTCTTTCATCATTCTCATGTTAGCCTTTTCAGAAGGGTCAGAGATTGAAGAAATCTTCTGGTCAAATATCTCCTCAACATTAGGAACTATGTCAGACTCCACCTTATAATCTGTAATGTACATGGTTCTTTCCATTCCATCAGCAGAATAGAGTCTGCCCTTTGAATCCCTTGCAGTTATATTCAATCTCATTGCAGGAGAATGGACTTGAGCATACCTCTTCTGGAAGTCCTCTACATTCTTGTAATAGGCAAGGTCTGTAGCAGTAAGTTGGATTATGTTTATAGTTGCAAACATATCATTCCATACATACTCTTCAAGATTAGCCTTAGCTTCAGACTCCATAACCTGCATTATCTCAGACTTCTGTTCCTTGGAGAGTTTTCTCTCCTTTCCAAACAGTTCCTTCTTTATAGTTGAGTATGACCTTGTAAGGTTAGGTATGTACTTATATCTTGTTTCAACATCTTCACCCTTTCTGACTTCCTCTGTATCAAATAGACCAATCTTCTCCCACTGTGAAATCTCCTTGCTCACTATAGTGTCCATGTAAGAATCAAGGTTCTGATTGACTAACTTGTCAAAAGAATCCTCATTTACACTGACACCATTTATCTTGTCTATAAGCATCATTCCAAGCTCATCACCTTCAACTATATTCTGGTTGAAAGCATCAAGAAACTTGAAGGAGGCTCCACTTGAGTAGGTGACAAGTTTTCCATTCTTCACAAGGTCATCATGAGTAAGAGGTTCTCCAGCTCTCATCTTAGCCTCAATCTGAGGATTCTTCTTCAGGACTTTAGAACTTATATCAAAGTTTGAGATAGGTTCAATGTTTGCATTCACACTTCTTTCAAGTACAGCTCTGAACCTAAGAACTTCCTGATTGAGAACCATCTTGAGTCCTCTCTTAATTCTTCTCTTATATTCAGAACCTGAGTATCTCTTGAACCTTATAAATTCAGAAGAGGGTTTATTTGAAAGCATAGGAACTCTGTACCATGCCCACTGAGGACCTTTTTCTTTACTCCCCTTATCATAGAAGTACTCACTCATAAGAGATAGAGTATATCCCAACTCACTCAAATCAGTGTAAGGGGTTCCATCAAATGACAACTGGACTTTATGTTCCAAGTTTTGTCTTGCCTTCTCACTTCCAGAAATCAGCTCAAGCCATGCATTATTCCAAGTTCCATCCTCCTCCCTGAACCATCTGTATGACCCATAGTTCTCTTCCATAAATGAATTGAACTTACTTGGATTACCAATGGCATCTTTCAGATTGAGAATAAGTTTTCCCATATAAGAAGGAGTTACAAAAGAGTGATGCATCTTGCCATTCTCATAGGATGATGACTCAATACTGTCCTGAATATACCTGCTCATAAGTCCAACTATAGATTTATAATTTCCATAGATGTTCTTCTCCTCCCCCTTAAGAAGAGGATTATATGAGGTAGAGTCCTTCTTTGATAGCAAGGCATCAAACATATAGGACATTTCACTCAGAAGTTTCATTACTGAAGAGTTATTAATGTCCTTAGGTCTTCCTTTACCAACTATGGTATTAGAAACTGTCTTGGTATCTACTCTTATTCCTAACTCATTTAGGAGTTTTGTAATCTTAGGTACAGAGTTCTTGAGAGTATCATTATATACTTCCTTTTTTATATCAGTGAATGCATCCTTAAGGTCAGATACTATTTTGTCCTTCTCAGCCTTAAGAGCCTCAACATTCTTGACATTAACCCTACCCTTACCTTCAATACCATCAGCAGTGATTATGATATTCTGCATAAGTCCTGAATTATAATAGGTAGTAATCTCATCAAGTATAGACTGTGATGCTCCCTTAGTGTTAATTATTTGAGTCTGATATGCCTTATTTCCTTTCTCATCCCTTTCCACAGTTACAATACTATACTGTGTAAAGTCCTTTCTGAAATTCTGAAAGAATTGAGACCTGAAAGGTTCTTCCTTTATCTTACTGAGGATAGAGTTAAGCCAAGGATAAGAGTCCTTCATTCCATCAAGTATCTCCTCCATCTCCTCTACAGTTGTAGCAGTTCTGGTCCATTCAAGGATACTGTTTACAGCAACACCAGAGTCTACAAAAGTATCAAAGTTGAAACCAAACTTGTCCTTTATAGGATTTCCATTGGAGTCTATGGCAAAGAGCCTTTCAAATGACCTTCTTATATCACCACTAAGACTTGACCTTGCTGATATGTTTCTTATACCAAGCTGCCAATACTCCCTTTCTTTCTCTTCAAGTTCACCTGCATCTATCTGTTCTTGAAAAGAGGTCTCAATATCCTCTCTACTTATTTCATCAGGTCTTGCAGCAACTACTGTAACACCTTCAAGAGTTATAAGTTTTGCATAGGCAGACTTCACAAGGGCTGCCCAGTTGTCATAGGCTATCTGTAACTTATCAAGAGTATCAAAATCATCAATGTCAGTCCTGTTGTCAGGATTATACCATCTTTCCTTTATGTACTCAAATATCCTTGTCACTCCAACAGTACTTATGATGTCTTCTCTTGACATCTTAGTAAAGTTAAGCCTACTGAATTGGTCTCCAAAATAGAACTGATTAGCCTCAGGATTTGTCTGTAAGTGAGTAACAATAAAGGAAGTAAGACTCATTACATTATTGGCAAGGAATGTTCTCTCTGTAGCTGAGAGCAGAGGGTTTCCATAGAGGTTATCTCTCTGGCTATCTACTTCATTCTGTGAGAACTCAGTACTTTCTGGCTCTCTGGTTTCCTCTCTCATTGACTCTACCTCATCTTCAGTCATACCTTCAAAGTGGACATTCATACTTACAGGTTCTACTGGAACAAGCACCTGATTGTCAAGACTGTTTCCAGTAAAATCCAAGTGAGGTGCATAGTAGTCTTCAGTCTCCTGAATAGGAACATTATTAAGATATAACTGACCATCAGTTGCTGAATAGATAAAGTCATCCCCAGGTTGTGGGTAACCTACCCTAAACTGAATAAGTTTGAGCTCCTTTATTTTACCTCTCAACTCTGGATATTTGGCCTCAAGAATAGCCTTATAGAGTGTCAGCTGCTTTGCATATCCAGCAACCTTGTTCTCATTGAGACCACTTCTTGAAGTCTTCATATCATAGATATAGAAGTTACCTTCATTATCATAGATAAGCATATCCATAGTTCCTGCCATTACACCTTCCTTAAGTTTTCCATCCTTGTCAGTGTATGTGTACTTTGAGGCTATTGGGAACTCTTCAGTTACTACTGTATATTTGTCCTTTCCAAACTTCTTGTCAAAGAAGTTCCTAAGACTTTTCAAATCATGCTTGAGAAAGGAAAGGTCCTTATCTGACAAGTTTGGATATTCATCTTTCAGTTCATCTTTGAAGAAGTCTCTTGTGACACTGTCTGCTGTTGTACCTATGGCAGAGGCTGCTGTCCCCCATTGACCAAGGTCTTGCTTACCATGTATGAACTGTGTCACACTGATGTCAGCCTTCTTCCCATCTACTGTATAGGAATGGTCTTCTGGGTTGAACTTAATATGCTCTTTAGAATCTGCTATCATTCTATCTACAAGTTCCTTTGTAGATTTAGAAGTCTCAATGTCTTCTGGTAAAGTAACCTCCTCAATATCTTCCTTCCTCTTGAGAACTGGTTCAGCTACCCTCACTGTATACTCTCCAGTAGGGGTTTCATATATAATAACATTCTCTTCCCCAAACCTCTCTACAAGTTTAGAGTAGATGTCCCTCATCTCCCTTTCATCAGAAGAGTTATAGGTTGGGTTCAGAGCTTCCCAGACCTTATGAGCCCTATTGTATTCACTTTTAGAAGTGAATACATTATTACTTCTAAGCTTGAAGTAAGAATCCATATGATTAATTAAGTCCTGAGATGTAGGGTCATAGGTCTCAAGACCATTTTTATCCATATAGATTTTGATAGCATTTTCTACAGTTCCTGATGTAGCATTATACTTAATGGTCAACTTCTTGAAGTTGTCATCTTTCCTGTTTACACAAGCCATATGTTGTACTAATTTAGATTTAAGGACAAAGATAAGTATTTAATTTCAATTAACCAAGTTATTAAGTATTAATCTACATACTCTCTAATTTGATTACTAATTTTATAAAGAAAAAATAAGGGAGACTTTATTAGTCTCCCCAATAAATCTAATTATTCTGTAAGTGAATTTCTATGTATATCTTCATTTCACTACATATTTAATTCCCTTATAGATTAAAGAGCTGATGGTATTGATATTAACTGGTCTTATACCACTCTCAGTATCAGTCCTTTCAATATCCATATCCACACAGTCATATCTTCCATCTCTTGACTGGAACTGAACCTTGTACCCTCTGAGAGTTCTACTCTCTCCTTCAATATAATCCTGAACAGGATTGTTCTGAATGAACTGAAGAGCTTCAGCATAGGCTACAGCCATAGACTTCTTCTGCTCTTTGGCTCTGTTAATCATAGCAATAGCCTCATTTATCTGAGAGTTCTTCTCCTCTGCTATCTGCTTTCTGGTCTTCTTTTTATCCTGCTTTTTGAATACCACTGTAAATACCTCAGAAGAATGGATGTTCTCAAAGATAGACCTTATACCTGGAGTTCCATCAGCCTTATCCTCCTTGGTTACCTCCTTGATTTCCTCATAGACATCTCCTGAAGAACAATACTTCAAGGCATAGTCATTTCCAAGACTTACTTTATCTCCACTTTCCTGAAGAATACAGTCAATATGGTCTCCAAACTTTGCCACTACCTTGTAGTGAGTTGTCTCAGAAAGTATATTACCAACTTCTAATTTATCCCTATTCATACTAAATAAACTTTTCAAGGTTAAACATAAACTCTTTTGTGCTATTCTGAAGCTCTTTGGTATTGTCAATATCCTTAGATATTTCTACCATCTGCTGAGTCTTCTTATCAATGTCCTGCTGCATTTCCTGATATAAAGAACTTGACTCATCATAAGCCTTCTTAAACATACTTTTGATAGTACCCAGTCTCTCAGAGAATGAGAGCTTCTTCAATAATGTTGTCATTGTTTTTTTTTAGTGATTACTTAATAAGCCCCTTAAACAGATTGCCATTCCCACATAAAACCACCAGCAGTTCTTCTTTTGGGTTTATGGTTGCAGCAATCTACTATATGAGAACAGTTTATTCCAGTGCACCTTGATGCTTCATTTGCTCCAAAATATGCAGTTATAAAGTTGCCTTCTAAATCTAATTGACAAACAGGCTTACTGGTTTTAGCTTTTTGTTCATCTGTTCTTACTTTGCCAGTATTTTTTGCCACTCTTTTAGCTATGGTTTCAGCACTTTGTTTCATGCCTATGTGGGCTTTACTCATTTTCTCTCTTTGGTCTTTTGAGAACTTATAGCCTGAAACACCTTCTCCCCCATCAGTAGTATTGTAAGATAAACCAAGACTTTTATATCTTGTTATATACTCCTGCTCTAATTTACAAGCTTCTTCTTTAGATAATTCTTTGTGTAATATTTCATGCTTTATGTTATTCCATCCATACTTCAATATAGCATTAGCAAAATAAGGATGCTTTAACTTTCCATTTTTTAGAATTTCTAAATACTTATAACCATTATTGCCCCATCTATACTCTGGAACCTGACAGGTTATCCCAATATAACATTTACCACTGGGAGAGGTATGTTTATAAACTACAAAATTACCCATAATTCAATCTTTTAGCAAAGATACTAAAAATAACTGAATTATGGGTACACTTTAATAATTTATTTACACTTAAAGAAGTGGTTCCATTATTCCTCTCTTGACAAATTCATCCATTAGAGGGTCTGCTAACTCTTGAGCCTGTGGATGGGGCTTGCCTGTCTTTGCTAATCTACTTCTAAGAGAGAAGAAGTTTATCCATCCAGATTCATCCACAAAACCTGTCATTACAAGTTCTGTCTTCAAAGCATTAGGTAATACTGCTCTTGCTTCTTGTGGTTTCCATCCACACTCTAACAAATTGAAGTAAGATTTCTCTGCACTTAGTAAAGTACCAAGAAATGCACCCTCTTCAACAGATTGAGTAGGCATTCTATAGAAGGTATTAGCATTCCAATGCCCAGTATCATCTATTAAAGAACTATCAAACCAACAAGGTTTAATAAAGGTAAGTTCATTGCCAAACTTATCCCTGGAATAGTTACAGTATCTTGTACTTTCCTGTGCAAAAGAGAATGTTCTATGCCTTACAAATTCATGGGATACTCCTCTATCACATACAAAGTGTACAGTAACTCTTTTAACATGATACTCAGTAGGTTCACAAAGATACTTCAGGTCATCAAGCCAACCATTCTCTACTAACACTCTTAAGTTAGTTGTAATGTAAATTTTATCACTATCCCAAACTACTGAAGAATAAGGAGATGCACCATAGGTGTCTCTTACCCAATTATCTCCAAAGAAATTATATGCTTGGTGGCCATTTGGAATAGTCAGATATATAGTACCATGCTCTAACATAGCACCATGTCCTGATTTCATAAGTCTGTCTACAAAAGACTTTGCAGTTCCTTCTGCTATCTTATCTTCTGATTTATAACAGACTCTACCTACCTTCTCTATCATCTTATAGACACCTTCAAGACCAGACTCCTGCTCCCAAATTGAATATGAAGGTTTAATTAATCTCATATTTATTCTCCTTAAATTCTATGTTGCCATCTTCAATAATGATATAATACTTAGGCATCATATCATTGAACCATACCCCATCCCTATTCACAGGAGCCCCCATATGAGTATGTCCTACTACCTGCCTGTATCCATCAATAGGGTATTGCAGAAGGGATGTAGGTCTAATCCAGATAGGACTCTGTGAAGGTGTATCTCCAAATGGATTGTATCCAGTAAGTCCATTGAAGTTGAACTTATCAAGAGGAACATTCTCCCAAGTAATATCCTGAGGATGTGCTAATTGGGCTACCTCTTTGAGCCAATATGAAGACACTCCTGCATGAGAGAAGATAATGTCATCATGAATATACACAGGTTTAAGCCAACCTTTATCCTTAGCTTCCTTAAGTACTTCTTCATAAATAAGTTGATTTTGCCATTTATAACCACTGCACTTCTCCTTGTTAAGATAGGAATGGTCATGATTTCCATAGAGAAGTTCTACCTTATCAGGGTGAGTAGCCTTCATTGCAAGTATCTCCTTGAAGTTAGTAACTTGCTCTTTTCCAGGAGTATTCTTATAATTGTCAAAATAATCTCCAAGGAAGACTACTTTATCCCAATCCTCCTTGAAGACTATTTTCTCCCAGCCATTGTGACCATGTATGTCACCTATAACCAATATTCTCATTTCTTCTTAAAAGTTTTGTTAAACAAAAAGGTAACATACATAAGGAAGTTCTTGAGTTTGACTTTCAACTGATGTTTCTTCTTCTGCTTCTCAACAATCTCCTCAAAAGTCATAGGAGTAAGATTATTGAGGTCAGCAGCCACAGAAATATAGTCTGGAGAAACAAGTTCATAAGCATGGATATGCCCATGTATGTTTCCTCTATATCTTCTGAATGGACCTTCCTTAATCATCCTTCTATCTACAGGCATATGAGTGAGCATATAGCCCTTATATTCCATACATCCAAGCACAGTAATGCCTAACTCTTTGAATTTGGTACACACTCTTCTTGTATCATGGTTTCCTCCTATGATGTATATCTTTCCATTCAATTTGTCAAGATACTTCTCAAGAAGTTCAGGAGCATCCATTGAAAAGTCACCAAGATAATAGACAATATCATCTTTCTTCTTTACCTTGTTATTCCAATTCCTGATTAACAGTTCATCTGACTCTTCAACAGACATTCCTCTGAATCTCTCACTCAAGTTCTTATGTCCAAAGTGAGCATCTGATATGAAATAAACTGTTGCCATTACTCTTCTACCACTTCAAATTCATCCTCATACCAGCCATTATCAGAAAGTGCCTTTACATCATTCCAGACCTCATCCTGTGCTGCATTGTAGAGGTCAGGAGTGTCATAATGCTCATTAAGTTTGACCCTTATAGTCTTATGATATGTGATGCTTACTGTAGCATCTACAAAGACATCCTTTTCATTCCAGGGAGCTCTTGGGTCTTGGTCAGCTCCCAATGGGTATCCTCCTAAACTCATAATTCAGTATCCAAATTATATTCTTTAATCAATCTTCTTGCAATGACACACTCAAGTTTCTGAGGTACAGATATATGCCTTCCTCCCTCACTTACATAGATATGATGGTCCCCATTATGTCTACTGTAAGTATATCCATTCTTTCTAAGCATCCTTAGAAACTCTCTTGATGTCCACTGTTTCATGATTTCACCACTTGACTATCTCTGTATTTTCTGAAGTCAACTGTCTTGATTTTAGTTACAAGCCTTTCTCCATTCCTTCTCAGAAGTCCTGTAGGAGTCTTAAGAACAAGACCTTCAGCATCATAATCCTTATTCTCTGCAATAGTAGACTTAAAGCCTTTCTTGACATACTCAATTGCTTCAGGGATAGTCATATATCCTATAAGAGGGACTACTTTGATGTTGAGTTCATCTGCAATATCTTCAACAGCATCCCTTTGCAGCCACCATTTACCAACTTTAACATCAAAGAGGATAAAATCTACATCAGAACTTATGTAGTTACCTCCTTTCTGAATCTTGGCTCCATATCCTTCACCATAGAGGGTAATGGATGTGGTACCTGTGATGTCAAATATCTCAAACCAATCAACATTGTCAAATAGTTCTTTAAGCTTTCTGTACAAATGTTCAGGTATATTAGCCTTATCAGTTCTTCCTCTGAAATTGACATTTACCTCTTTTACTCCATCATCATGGACATAGAAATCAAGTTCTATTCTGATGTTGGTTCCATCAATCTTCTCAGTACACTCCCATTTATTATCTTTGAGATACTCAAACTCTGGATAAGTGAACTGGTCAGGAATGATAATGTTCTTATCATCCCTGAGAAATAGTGTCTGTATTTTCTGATATTCAGCCATTGTCTTCTCCCTCCATCTTCTCAAGAAGTTCTGCTGCCTTAGTATTATACCATGCAGCCTTTCTCAAATCTTCCTGAGCCTTGCCTTTATTATTAAACCTAAACTGATATTTGAAAGCATTAAGCACACAGAAATGATATGTCCAATCTATACCAAACAGTTTTTCCATAACATCAATACATTCCATGCCACTGACATTATAATGGTCTGGATGATTAACCATTTCTTTCTCTGCCTTTTCTTCCCGATTCAATAGATATTCTCTTGTTTCCATGTTAAATCTGTCTTATTTCCATTCTATCTTTCAAGGCTTCCTTAAACCTTGCCCAATACATTGAAGTGTCACTCCAATAGTGGTCATTGCCTTCAGCTCTTCCCATAGAGCTTGCTACTTTCCACCTCATCCCATTATAAAAAGTAGTAACTGCCTGTTTCCTTGAGTTAGATATAAAACCTCTTGTAGGAGATTTCCATACCTGACCATCTATAAGAATAATCCAACCATGGAGAACTTCTTCTATTGGCTCTGTACACTGGCTTAGTATATTATCAATTATAGCATTGCTCGTTTCATTCATTTTTTCTTTCTTTATAAAAAGCCTTACTACTGCACTCCTATGGAATTACCCAATGGTCTGTCACCTGAAAGGTTCAGGGGCTCAGGTAAGGCTTAAGGTACTACAGCCCCTTTTTCCCAAACATCTTAATGTATCCAATGGTCACTTGTCTCTGCATCTGCTGGAAGTTCAAGCTTTCTACAGAAGTATCCTCCTGCTTTAGCCATACAGTCCTGCAATACTTTGGTCATTTCATCAGCAAGTTCCTCTGGAACCTCTATATTCCATTCATCATGTGCTGGAATACAGAGTTTGACTTTGAATACTAAGTCATGTTTAACAAGATAATCCCACAAGAAACATGAGGCTGTCTTGAACATGACAGCTCCTGTCAATTATGTTACCTCTGAGGCTCTTTATCCTCAGATTCAGTAGGTTCATCTTCCCCACTGTTCAGACTATATCTTAAAACATTTTTACAAAACATCTTAAGTTCTTTGTAAGAAGCAGAATTTTTCATAGAATTAGCTTTTTTAGATATAACCTGCACATTTCCCTTAATATATCCAAGAGTGTTGTCTATTCTATCTAAAGAAGGACTATACTCATAATTACCCTTGGTGCCTATTATAATGGGCACCTCCAATATAGGACATATATCTGGAATAATTATATCATCTTCAGTTATGCTAAACTCTAATCCTTTGTTTATAGCTCTTCTTTTTGCTTGAGCTATCATATTCTTCTTATATCTTCTCAAAAACTCAGCCCTTCTTTGTTCTGAATAGTTCTTCCTAAATTCTGGGAAAACTTTCATCTTAATAGTTTTTCTCTCCCAATCTGAAAGAGATTTAACACACTCATCACAAAATAACTGTTTCTTAGAAGTTAAACTATTATGGGCTCTTACAAAGAACTCTTTACCACAATTTAAGCATTGTCTTGTTTCTTTTCTCATTTTCTTTTGATACATTAACAGTTCAATGCAAATATAGGTATTTTAATTGATATTTCCAAATGTTTTCTCTGCTCTCTTGTCACTTTACCATCCTTCAAAGAAGGACTCCATGTGTTAGTCGTTGCACCTTCCTCATATTACTATAAGGCTTGGCTCAGTATTTCCATCTCAGGATTCACTGAGTTCACAGAGTTTATTCAGGGCACAAGTTACCCACCCTGACAAGGATAGTTAATTGCCTGCTTTTCAGAAGCAGCCTTTCTTTTGAAGAAATGTTTGACAGGATGTACATAGGCATCTTCCAGAGTAACTACTGCTGTACAATGCTCTTCCTTCTGTCCTACCTTCTTTGTATAAGGATATTGCCCTGTAACCTGCCTTATATCAGTACATTCAGCAAACCTCTTATAGAGCTCCTGCTTCACCACTTTTGGCAGATTCTTGGTCTCTTTACCCTTACACAGTCTATAATTAGACCAAAAGTCTGATGTAAACTTGGACTTAAGTTTCATCAGAAGGTCATAGTCATAGATATATGCCTTATGTTGGCTTATTGGATTAAGAATGATAAAGCCATTTTCCATGACAAACTTTCTCTGTCTGTCCTGATATGCCTTCATACCCTTGAAACCTTTCATATAACTGTCATATATCTTCTGAGCCTCTTGTATAGGCAGACCTTTATTTGACTTGATAGTGTTGGCATCTCCACCATAATTTATGGCAAACTCAACACCCTTTGCCTCACTTCTCCAGTGCTTGAACTTGTGTTTGATTTCCTCAATAGGGCAATCTCCAATAATTTCTGGATATGCCATCTTTGCTACCAGAGAATGAATGTCTCCACAACCATTGTTAAACAGGTCAAGCATAGCAGCATCATTGGTTATGTCTGCTATAATCCTTGACTCCTGTCCACTATAGTCACAGCTAATCCACTTCATTCCAGGACCAGATATAAAACAGGCTCTGGTCTCAGGGTCAGCAGGGAAGTTCTGGAAGTTCAGATACTCAAGTCCTGCCTTCTTATCCTTTCCTCCAGAACTCAATCTTCCTGTATCAGTTCCTAACTGATTGAAGTTGGTATGAAGCCTTCCACTGGTCTCATTAATCTGCCTGAGTACATTCTCTCCATAGGTAGAAGTAACCTTTGTGGCAGCCTTATACTGAAGATATAGATAAGCCAAAGTAGACCTCTCTTTCTGAGGCTCTATCACTTTTGACTCAATACTATCCTTCATTTCACCAGTCTCAGGGTCTTGAACCAACAGATTGAATCCAAGGAACTTGAAAAGTCTTATCACCTGCATAGGACTGTTCCAGTTTATATTGCACTGGACAGCATTGTCCCAACCAGAAAACAGGTCTCCTTGAGGGTCATCAATGACAAAATCTTCAGGAACCTTAACTCCTATAGGAACTTTATATGCTTCATAATAGCCTCTCTTTGCTCCTTTTATATCAGCCTCTGGTGCTCTCTCCCCTTCCATTTTAGACCTCATCTTATTAAGGTCATCTTCTGGGATACCTTCTATCTGAAGATAGTGATAGGAGTACTCTTCTCCTTTATAAGAACTTATTACCCACTTATTGAGAGCATCTTCAAACACTTGGACATTCATTCTGTCCAAGTCCATCTTTCTCCTCCATCTTTCTCTACTAAGAAGCACTCCACAATACTCAGTATAGGCAAGCCAGATAACAGACTTGTTCTCATAAACAAGAGCATTTGCCAGACCTTGTTTCTCAAGTTCTATAGCCTGCTTCTCCATAATCATAGACAGCCACTTTACATCATTTGCAGCGTAGTCAATGACTGCATCTGAAAGTCCTGCCCACATAATCTGGCCTCTGACTGTCTTGTCAAGTTCAACCCCACAATATCTCTCTCCTGCTGCCTTAAGACTCATAGAATGAGTACCAGCAGGATAACCCAACCACATGAGTTTCTCTGCAAGGAACCCATCATAGACATTCTTAAGTACTATTCTCTGATGGAACAGGAATTTCAAGTCAAACTTTATATTCCATCCAATGAACAGCCTATCAGATTCAAGATAACTTCTGTAGAGTTCAAGACTTACTGTGGTACAGTCTATGACTACTTGAAAGTTATAACAGCCCAACTGAAGCATAAGGAGTTGTTTTGTATATGGGTCAAAGCCCATAGTCTCAGTATCAAGACCCACAACAGAGATAGTTTCAAGCAACTGTAGAGACTCCTCAACACTTATCCTTTTGTAAGTATCTGAGGGAGGCAATATCTGCTGTGATACAAGATATATCATTTTGTATATGCAATTAAATCAACATAGTCAAGTACATATCTGTACTTTCTAAGGAAGGTACCACCAAGAACACCATGCAACTGTATTCCTGTATCTTCTCTTAGGACCTCAAAGGAATCATGCAAGTCCAAAGGCATGAAATCCTCAATAAAGCTTTGTTTATTATAGTTCAGAGGAACTCTAATCCAGTTGTTGTTACCTTCAACTGAACCATTTGCAGTAGTAACAGTAAGATTATCACCTTCAATTTCCTCTGTATCAGATAGAGAATCCTTAATATTAGAGTCTATATGAGATATATCACTTCCAGTATCAAGAATGAAGTTAAATTCTTTTTCCCCGTTCTTCAGGGTAACTATGGGAACACCTATATCAGTCATAGTCTCCTTAAGAGAAAACCCTGCCTTTTTAGATAGCCATAGGTTAAGTGCATCTCTACTGAATGCTATTATTACTGCAACTAAGAAACAAATTATTAAAGTCAATACCATTTTCTTTTTTTTTATCTTCTGTTCAACAATAGCACAGGTTATTTCTTTCCTGTGCTTCCAACCCCACCTCTGTTAATGGTATTCAATCTTTCTACTTTTTCAATCTCTATTCCATTGCTTAGGAACCATTTAATCTTCTGCCAAACCGTTGCCTTCTGTGACAATTGTATTCTAAACTGGCATATTCTGTCTTGAGCCAGTATTAAACTTCCCTTAGGAGAGAATGCTGGAAATTTCCACTCATCCATATCTCCATTGTAACTGTAGTCTATCACACCAAAGGAGTTGGCACATAGGATGCCATAATTCCTGAATGCAGAACTTCTTGGAACTACTATAGCTTCAAAACCTTCAGGAAGTTCCATTGCTACGCCCAAATTGAGAAGTCTGTATTCTCCTGGATTAAGATTGTAGTCTGCTGTTGCTCTCAAATCTATCCAGTCTCCCTTGTCTATGATTTTAGGAAGTACCTGACCTGCAAATGTTTTTACTTTTATCTTCAGTTTCATAATGATTTAAGAAGTTCTTCTTTAGATGCAAACACCTGACCTTCTGTTTTTGTACAACTTAAGGAAGGACCAACAACCACATTATAGAGTGTCTCATTTTCTCTAATTAGAGATTTACATTTGAAGGTAATCTCATTAATGTAACCTTCTTTCACCTGATTATTAGAGATAACCCAGACTCTATCATCAATATTAAACCTTGTTTCTATTTTCATAACACTACATAATAAAAGCCCTCATTTCTGAGGGCTTGTTCTACTCTTCTCTTTTATGAAATCCAATATGCCATTTACCACATATAGGACATTTGTAAGCCTCATAATTCTCTAACTTTCTCTCTTCAATAAAGAGTTCAGCTGCTTGCATAGAGACATAAGGAACTTTAGGCTTCCATCTGTACTTCTTTCTTGTATAATGGCACCTTGGGAATGTCTTCTCCCCAATTACTTTTCTGAGGAATCTTTTTTCCAAAATAGATGTGTTTGGTCTACTAACAGTGTAGAAGGTACAGAAGTATGTATTATCTTATAGAATCTCTGATTAGTGGTAGGGCTATTCAAAGGACCTTTATCTTTTATATAAGGTCCCAACTTAACATAGTCAAAGTTTTCCAAGTTAATATCTTTACTTAGTTCTTGCCTCCCACTATACCAAGCTATCTTTAACTCTGGATAATATTCTTTAATGTCCTGTGCAATATCATCTACTTCACTTGGATTAGCATCACCTCCCATAATACAAACACAAGAGATACCTCTATTAGAGTCTATCAAATCAGTCAAGTGTTGTAAATCAAGAGGTTCTCCTATATCATCTGCAAGGTAAGGGGAGTGACATCCTTCACAATGACAAGGACAATTAGATATATCAATAGCAAGAGTTATTTCATTGGGCACTTCTTGAAAGACTACCTTAGTATCAACATACTTCAACATATCATAGTTTCAATCCATCAGCAGTTGGTGCTACATAATCTCCAGACTCAGGGTCTTTACTTCCAGGATAGGGGTCAGGACTATTAAGGAACTTTAAGTGCATACCTAACCACATAATACCTTCTTGTAACTTAGTTACTGCAAGGCTCGTCTCTCTTGTACAAGAAAGCTCTTTTACTTTTTGAAGCACCTCATCAATATCCTTTCTGAGCTGTTTTGTTTTAACTATTTCTGATTCCATATTACTTAATACTTTTACTATAAACTCTTTTACTTGCTTCTATTTGTCTATCCTTACCAAAGGACTTAATAGGTCTTAAATATCCAATAACCCTTGTATATTGAGTAATGTTATGACTATGACACTTAGGGCACTCTGTGATTGGGTGCTTAGTGATATACCCACAATCATCACACTTACTATTAGGAATATTGAATGTGAAGTAGTTAGTACCATTGGCTATTGCAAAGTCTATCAACTTGAGATACTGCTCCTTACTCAGATGGTCTTCAAGATTGATATGAGCTGCTGAACCACCATCAGTGAATTGATAAGTCTGCCTTCCATGAAGAATAAACTTATCAAACACTGAAGTATCATCATGGGCATCATAGAAATATGAGTTATACAGGTTCTCATCATCAGGAACCCAATACCCATCTTCCTTATCCCAATTATAGTTCTTACCACCAAGACCTTCAGCAGGTACTACCTCAGAATTAAACAAGAAAGGTCTCTTCTTATCATGAATAGAATGCTTCTTATTCTCCTCTTTGATAGTTCCAAGTATGAGTTGCAGAAATTCAATATACTCAGGATTATTACCCACTTTAAGACCCAAGAACCTTGCAGCCTCATTCAAGCCATTAATACCAACAGTGCTATACAACTTGCTGATGTGAATATATCCACCATTTGAAGCTGCAAACATTCCTTTATCTTCGAGCTCATAGAGCATTGTCTTGAATGCAATATGATACTTGTAGACTCTTTCAAGAATATCAATTAGTTCATTCTTGATACAAGATTCCCATTTGTCTTTTCCAAATCTCTTTTTTATTATAGAATATTTCTTGGCACAATCTTGAATAATTCTATTAATATTAAGAGTAATAACATTACAAGAACCAGTCATAACACCAGTAAGACCTGATGTAGGATTAAATGTATTCTCTGTAAATTCATTTCTCAATCTACAGCATGATGCAAGACTATCAGCACTATCTGAAATATAAGTAAAGAATGAGTGTCCTTCTGCATACATTTCTGCACAGAAATCTTTATATTCCTTATCTATAATATCTTTGCCATCATGTACCATTGCTAATGTTTCAACAGGGAAGGTCAAAATCTTCTTGGTTCTGAGTTTATTGAAGAATTTCATAAACATCTTCTGAAGAACATTAATTGCAGTCCACTCAGGCTTAGTTCCATCAGGATAGCAAAATTCTCCAAATAATGAACTAAA